ACCATCGGTAAACTCAGATCTAATTCTATTATAATACTTTCTAATACCAGATTCATTTTTGAATGATTCTACTTTGTTCCATTCTGATTCTCCTTGCTTCTTATACCATAAGAATTCGTCATGATACTCAGTAGATATCCAATTAAAACATCTAGTAGCATTAGGAGCAGTTGCCTGAATACCAAAAGTACATGTAATATAGTTCGGTTTAGTAGTATCTAGTTTGGTTTTATTATAGAATATATTTTTATGCTCATAAGTAGCCTTAGGAGTATAAGATTCTATCATAGGAATAATATCTTTAGTCAAATCTACGAAATACCAATCATTAGCATTATTTCTCTTATCCAACGATTTAGTAGCTTGACTTACTGGGTCCATACTATAATACTTAGTAAATAATCTGTTGGAATTAAGATAAGCATATGGATTATTTTCTTTAGCATCAATAGTATCTGCATCACCGGCATTTTCTTTATTTAATCCCACTAAATCTATATATCCTTTACTTACTTTATAACTTCCTCCAACATTACTATATGGAGATGCTACACTAGAAGGAGTATCACCCCAAGTAAGATAAAACTTTGCTTTAGTATTATCAAACTTAATTAACTGTCCGTCTTTAGCATACCATTCCATATCATAACTGTTTACTTTGATACGAGTAGTATTTGCATCCATTACTGAGCATTGCGCTCCTCTAATAAGAAATGTTTCTCCTTTTTTAATTAGCCCTTCAAGGGGAAGAACTTCCCAATTAGTACCACCACTAGAGTACTATAACGATAGTCCATTTAGATTAATATCCGCATCAGTTAGATTGGATAATTCTACAAAATTATGTGAACAGTAATTATAACTATGTTCATCTGCAGTTAGTCCTCCACAGTATAAACTATTGATATATAATTTCTGTAAATACAAAGAAGTTACATACACCCAACCTGTAGAAGGATCAGTCTGTCCCCCTGTTGGTTCTGCTTGTGGTGTATCAAGTTCTTTCATGTATATAATAAGCTTACCGTCATTACTTACTTTAACACGGTAAGTTTGTCCACTAGGTGCTACAAATCCAATGTAGTCTAGTTTATCTAAATCGTCTTTAGTCATGCCTTCTTCTCCTGGGTCTGGGTCTTCACCTCCACCACCACCAGATTTATTAATCCAGACTAGACTTCCTTCACTCTTGATATAAAGTCTTTGGGTATCGGTACACCACAATAGTTCATTATTTAAAAATTTATCTTGGTTCTCTAATAGATCCGTATACTTACCAGCCTTAATACATAAGTGTTTAAGGTTAGGTATCATCTCCTCTGAGTATGCTGGATACTCTGGATCTCTAGCTGTATTAGTTCCTATATACTTTAGATTAGATTCCTAATACTCTACAGGCTATTCTGGAGTTACTTTAGTAATCTCGTCAGCTGCATTATTAGTAAAGTCACCAGAACTTAACTAGTTATTGAATGCATATTCATACTTCTTTATAGTCTTTTGAATAGCATTAACAGCTTGTATAAGACTCTGTAAATCTTCATTTACATACTCTGGTATAGATTTCTCTGAATCATCTGCCCATATGTCATTAGTATCTAAAGGTGGAGTATCTGATATAACAATGTTCGTACCACTATCACCACTCCCACCTTGTACTATTGACCAACCTCTGTTATTATTTCTGTTTTCCCAACTAGTTAATCGGTAATAAGCCTACTTATCTTGTACGTACCATTCCTAACCTATAGCATCATTATTACTGTTATCTTTACTTTCACTAAGTATAGCATCAGCAATAGAGAATAGATCATTCGTAGTAGGTACTTGTCTATGCCCAGAAACCTATGTCGCATTAACTGCTCCATAGGCTTTAGGGTTATTACTACCAATCTTCGACGGGAATGTGATTATACTCTCTGTCATTTAAAGTTCAGTTTAGCACTAGTAAATGCTCCTGGGTTATCAGAAGTATATACTCTCATTGTTAGTTTAAGTCCAGTATCTGTTACAAATTCTTCCTCGCTATAGTTGAAAGCTTGTGTAACATTATACGCATCATTCTAAGTAATAGTAGTTAGTTTAGGGAAGTTACTAGGATACTTATATACAAAGTATTCATCTCCATCAGTAGTAACATTACTTATAGTTATATTCTAACTAGATACTAACTGTTTCTTCATGTTGCCTTCTACTCCATAATAAGCTGGATATAAGAAAGTAATACTACTTGTAGTAGTTTCTTCATCATCACCTGTTGCAGGTACTAATGAACCATCAATTACTTCATAGCCAGTCTTAGGAGCTTTAAGAGTAATATAGTAATTTGCATTAGTTAATGTTTCCATTTCTACTAGCGGAGACAATTCTCCATCATCAGTTAACTCACTAAATACGTTACTTTCAATCTCTTCTGGGTTCTTATAATCCTCTTTAGATGTCCACATATAACTACCACTCCATTTATATTTATCACCTATCTCACTAGTTATAGATAATGAGTTACTACTGTTACCTGTTCTAGTATTGATCCATGTAGCTATGAGAGTTGGTTTAACTAATGGTAAGTTAGTTTCCATCTCACCACCACCTCCGCCTTTAACTTCGCTCCATTGAGCATTCTGTCTAGCGTATTGTTTACCATCAATAGGTGCTTCTTCTATACCACCACCTTGCTGATATATATTGTAGATAACTCTACCAGTATAACATTCAGGTTCTGTATATGGAGTAAATAGATTGCAAACAGTAGCTAAACCTAGAGGTATATCAGTACCTATCTATCTCTAGCAATGACATATCATTGCCTTTAACATCTACCTATCTTGAACAAAGTCTACCTTATCTAGTAGACTTGTTAGTTCATTGATGCAGATAGATGCTAGAACATCTCTGTAGTTTATTTTAACAGAGTATCTTAATTGTTTATCTACTTTAGTAATCATTAGAACTACATCATTTTATAAGTTACATTACCAACTTTCCAATCTACAGCTTGACCTATTTTGTTAGTATTAGGACTTATTAGTACTAACTCTGATACATATCCTCCCGCAGAAATACCATCAAAATCTACTGCCATGTCTGGTACTTTAATTTTAGTTAGAGTAACAGAACTATATTTAGAACTAAGTATTACTCCATAGTATAACTAGTCATTATAACAAAAAGCTCTAAAACATCCGGAAAAATAATTAGATACTACACATTTAGTGTCAGCTACATTAGTAATAACATATCTAGTCCAATACTTCTCAGGACTAAGTGTATCATATATCCATCCTCCACCTACTCCAATAGCCTGAGCCGTACCAGCACCCATCACATCGTCTACACTTCTATTCACACTTATAATACCTCCTCCAAGAGAAAGATATGCATATTCGCTATCGTCTACAAGTTTAACTTGTTCCTTATAAGATCCAGTCATATAAGCGTTTCCAGCCACAAGTCTACCAGTGAGTCCATTTACATAGAAATTAGGTATGAATGATCCGGTATCTGGTTTAGAAGGATTAAAATCTTCGTAGTTATTAGAAGAACTTCCAGAACTAGTTTTACCCTGTTGACTAAACATATAGTCCCCTTTGAATACGAATTTACCTAGAGTACCATTATCAGCTATGAGAATCTTAGCATATACTGCATCAAATTGTTCCATAGGTATCCAAGTAGCATTGTCTCCAAATTCTTCATAGTTATCCTAAGGAGTTTTATTCTCATTTGCAGTACCTAACCAACTAGTAGTCTTATTCATTACCCAGTAACCTTCTCCATGTAATACGTATGGAGCTTTAGTATCTGTAGCTGTATAAGTTACAGTAGCATCATATATACCCGCTGGGTATACTATTCTACCATCTCTACCGTCTTTACCATTAGTACCGTCAGATCCGTCAATACCATCCTTTCCTCTGAATAAACTCCATGTGTATACCATAGGATCTGTACTTTCAGTAGCTGTACTATTATTCACTGATATACCTATATACTTAGTATTATCATTAGGTATGTCATATATAGTACTACTAGATGAAGTAGGCAGAGTATCAGCATACTTAATCCATGTATACAATGTTTCACCATCGTCACCCTTTGGACCAGCTACACCTTCTTCGCCTTTTATCTTAGACCAAGTATAATCATCAGGATCATTAGACTCTATAGCTGTATCTTTATTGTACGCTAAACCGATATAGTCTTTACCATCTGGGAAGTTACTTATACCACCACCACTAGCAGTATCAGCATATCTAATCCAAGTATAGTAAGTTCTACCATCTTCACCTGGATCACCTTTAACTCCTTGTGGTCCTTGTTTACCAGTATCACCCGTATCGCCTTTGTCTCCTTTATTCTTCTACCATTTGTATACTAATGGATCTTGAGGGTCAGCTACATTATGGTCTGCACAAGTACCTATATAAGCTTTATTGACAGAACCAGATACTGTAAATCCTATTACTTCTGTTACTTCACCAGATTCATTAGTAACTACTCCATCTGCGAATGCTATATGTACATAAGCTGAATCTCCAGCAGGACCTTTGATACCACCTACATTGTTCCATGTTAATCCATCCCATACGTATAGATCTCCATTTACTACATATGCATCACCTATGTTAGCTGATTCAGGAAGTTCTTCTACTGAAGATACACTACCTTTAATATTGATAGAAGTACCATCAGCACCATCCTTACCGGGTTCTCCTTTCTCTCCCCATTTAGCCCATAAAGCAGGAGTACTAAATTCACCCCATGTATTGTTTTGGTACTTTCTCTGACATACCCATTCATACATATTATCTGCATTTACTCCACTAGGATTATCAGTCCATCCGCTTGGTACAAAATCATCTTCCTGTGATACATCGGTAGGTCTATCAGGTGCTTGATTAGTAATAGTTCTCTTATAAATATACTCTACACCATCACCGTCTCTACCATCTGATCCCCATTTAGCCCATATTGTTGGAGTACTCCAATCTGACCAGATATCATCTGTCTTAGTTCTAACACACATCCATTCGTATTGCATAGTAGAACTAATACCTGATGGATGATCTGTCCAACCAGCTGGTACATCTCCATCTACATTAGGACTAGTAGGTTTATCAGCTTCATTAGGTTGCCTGTTAGAAGTACAATATATGAACTCTATAGATTTACCATCTTTACCATTCTCCCCATCTTCTCCAGTTAGTCTTACTGGGGGAGCCCATACACCATTAATTGAACCTGTTGGTAGGAATTGTGCCCACGACATCCATATAGTACCTACTAGATTAGAGTCTGTAGTATACCAACCAGTAGGTGGTGTAAATACATTGTTATCTGGATCCCAGCTACCTCCTGTAGGAGTAGTAGGAGTTATTTCACTAGATGTAAATATAAATGCGGTAAAGTTAGCTGATATACTTTGTCCAGCATCTCCTTTATCACCTTTATCTCCCTTGTCACCTTTTTCGCCTTTCCACTCACGCCATTTACCTAGAGTCTCATCTGCTGAGTTACTAGAGTTAAATTTGTAGTGTTTATTAGTTGCAACACAATAAGATATATGTCCTTCATCTATATCACTATCTGGACAAGATCTCATCTTTTGCAGCGTAGCAAATGAATCTCTTGCGAAATTAGGCAATTTACTTCTGTGATCAAAATTATCTATAATCTGTATCATATATCTTTAATTAAATGTTATCTTGTAGTTAGTTACAGTAGATGGAGTCTTAAGTACATATACATAGTACATCTCATTGTTTACAGCTACTTCAGTATGTTCATAGGAATCATTAAGATTCTGATTGTTATAATCCCTAATATTAGTTAATATACCAAATGATTTAGGGTATGCGTAACAGTTCTTCTGAGCATTCTGTGTAAATGCAGGAGTAGTATAAGTCTTAGTATCTTTAATGATATCACCACTAGACAGGTTTTTAATAGCATCTTCTGTAGGTGTAAAGTTACTTATTACTACACCAAAGTATGAAGGATTAACAAATACTGCCTTTGCTGTACCAGTATATTCTACTCCAGCTTTAGTAACTACTACAGTATAAGTAGTGTCTGTAGATACATCTAAGTACGTCTTACTAGTCTAATTAGTAGCAATAGACTCGCCATTGATCTTAATATCATCAGGAGTATCTTCAGTAGATCCTTGAGTAAATGTCCACTTAACTGTTACTGAAGTAGTCGTACCTTCTTTGTATACTCCACCTCCTGTTACAGTTAACTTATATGGGAACATAGCTTGTTCTAGTCTATCTACTCTAGCTTCTAACTCTGATAGATCCCCACTGCCAGAACCAGATTCTAACCATGTACCATCAAAGGTAGCATCACCTTTACGCGTAACAGTACCATATGCAATAGTATCTGTACCAGTTAATGTACCTCCATTAATAGTACCACCTTTGAAGTATATTGCACAGTCCTCTGGCATAATTATAGTTTCACCTCCCAAGTAGAAGTCATATTCAACTACATACAATGTATGAGCTTCGAAATCATCTTGAGTAAGTACATTATTCTTTCTCTTGCGCAGTATCTTATAACCCATGCCACTATTCTCTAGTGGTTCATACTCCTTATCAGCGAACTTAATACGCAGATTTTCATCAACCATTAAGTCCTCATTATCAGCTGTAATTATACTTAAAGGCTGCCAATATGATCTATTATCAATACTAACATTAGCAGGTACGTCCTTAATAGATATAAAAGATCTGTATGCTGAGTCGTATACTAAGCATAGTCTATCGTAGGATCTAGCACTATCGTGTAATCCATCTGCTGTTAAGGTTACTTTACCAAGTAATTTTGTGTACTCCATTGTAGAATAGTTTAGTATCAGGTTTATTGAAGTCTGTTACATTATCATCATGAAAGGTAATCTATTGATCTGTCATATCTACTTCTACAGTAGGGTAATCAACATAATCGGATATCAATACTAAATTACCTTTATAGTCTACAGTAACGAAAAAGAATTGATCTAGAGGACGGATACATTCATTGTTACGCTTGCAACATTTACAACGAGCACACCCCGTTAATACATTTCTAGCATCCATTACCTTCGTTTGTTTTACTAACATTAACGCCCATTAGACGTGTCAAATCTAAATAATACTGCATTGCTTCTTTATTATGAGAAGTAGCAATAGCCTATTCTAACAGTTGTCTTTTGAACACTAATATCATTATTTTCTACATCTACTTATCATCTAAGCAAGTGTTACAGTAACAATGTAACATCTTTATCTCAGCATTATATAACGTATTAGGATCGTATACGATTCCGTCTATGTAATCACTTACATAATTCTCGGTAGTACAATACATCTTGATATACTTCATGTTACCATCGAAGCTACTAATCTTATTAGATGTAATACTAATTTCATAGTTATATACAGTAGTTACCAATTCTGGCTCGCCTTCTTTAACTATCTATCTTACTGTAATAGTACTATTAGTGCTGTCAAACACGTAGTCTTGGAGCTCAGGATCGTCACTATACAAATTGTCGATGTTACTACATTCGTTTACATAAATAGTATGATCTATCTAATCTCCAACGATAGATACATCTGATACTACTTCGAACTTAAGTATATCGTCTTTTATATTTGCGTTTACTATTTTATTCATATTATCAAAATAAAAAAAGTGGAGTGGGAAGGAATAATCCAACCCGCCCCACTTCGTTATTACAGTAATTTATTATTAGGCTGCTTTACCAGAAATAAATGCTTCGATACCTTTAGCAACGATAGAATTAGCAAAACCACTTGAATGCTTAACGTACAATTCAGTAGTAAGCGGAGTAGTTTTGATATACTGGTTATCATTACTTAAGTACAGGTTATCGTTTTCGATAGTAATGTAATCGTAAGTAGCACCTTCTTCTACCATTCTAGCCTGTTCTACTTCAGGATATGCACCAGTAAATACATGACCTTGGTAACCCATGAAGCGTACTTCAGCGTCACGTACTTGTTTCCAGTAACCTTTACCCGGTGTACCAGGAGTTTTAACAATAGTAGCACCCGGAATAGCCATCGGCTGATTGCTCAACAGAGCACCAGGAATAGTAGTATAAAGAGTAGCTTCCATGCTAACTACTGAGTATTCACTCAAAGAGTAAACGCCTTCGTTATCATCTTTTTCCATTGCAGTCAAAGTAATAACAGCAGCAGCAGCTTGAGCCTGGATTCTACGATTTTTGTGTTTGTTGATTTTCTTAACGATAGCAGCAGCTAAATCCTCAGCATCAGCAGAGTTAGCGTATACTTCATAAGTATGAGTAAACTGACCCGGTGCTTCATAGATATCTTTGTATACCATTCTCAGTACATATCTGTGACCAGCAACGATCTCAGCATCAGTAAGAGTGATAACAATTTTATCTTGAACAGGAGCTACATATTCGCCAATTACAGCAGATGGTTTAGAAGCCTTCTGGATTTCATTACCGAATTTAATGTTAGCTTTCTGTGCAACTGTACCATCCGGCATAGTTACATTGATCTTATTCTGAGCTACACCTACATACAAAGAAGTAGCGTTTACTGCATCAGCAGCTGTTTTAATGATAGCTCTATTCTGGTCGAACAAAGCAACATCACCTGCTGAAAGAGCATCAGCTGTGGTATATGATGCAGGCAGGTTTTTACCGATTAGAATATAATCTACGTGTTGAATCATTGTATTAAAGTTTTTTGCGTATTAAGTATTGCTTGACAGAATTGAATCAATTCCTCTATAGTTAACATACCTTTCATCATATTGACGCAGGAACATACTAACTATGTGTTTTCTTTAGTATAACCTTTATTAGGATCTATTCGATCAATACTTAGATTTGTACTAACTTTTCCAGAGTAGATCTAATGTGTCATTGGTATACCTGATAACGCACATAGACCATTTTGTCTAGACCACATATTTAACATATCCTAATATGTTAAATCAAAATATACATTATGTTTTCTAGATCTCTATTTTGCGTCATTTAATCTAGCTTTCATAACGTATTCTAATGAATTTTCTTTAGAAGTTTCTATTCTCTTCTTATGCGTATACATAATACATATTAGACAATTTGCGCGCCGTCTAACATATTCGTTTTTCTACTTTCCTTATTTCAGATTTCCACGTCAAACGAACGCTAAAATTAAAAATTAATTGTCAGAATTGTCTGACTGTTTAGTTGAAGCAGCTTCTGATAGATATAGTCTAACCGCAGCATCAACAATTTCTTGGTGAGTTACTTCAGGTAACTCTGTGTATTCTTCTTTCAGATTACTACCTAAATCTTTAGGATTTCTTAAGTAAGTTACAATATACTTAGTAATACCATACTTACCATCGGTTATCAAGACTATTTTGTTCTCCGTATATAAGCGAACAGGTCTGGCTTGATTATGGTGCAAGTGGTATTCTGACAGACTGTTTTCTAGAATTCTATCTACTGTTTCTATGGTAGCTTCTAATACGTCTCTTGTCCTAACTACTAAGAGTGGGCAAGCATTAGAATAAATATCAATATAAACTTCTTCACCTACTGTAAACACATAATCTTCAGGGTAGTCTATTAACCATCTATTATCTTCTGTACTAAAGTCAGACTTAGTGTATATCTTCTTACTTACTAAAGTACGTAGTTTATCTGTTATCTCTTGGTTCTGTTGAAAAACTCTATATAATGACTTAACATATTCGTCTTTACCTCTGTTGATATAATGGAATATCATATCTGAAGTAAGCTTAATAGTAGTATTATATCCCGGAACTATACTCTACAACTATCTCTCGAATGCTATTTGGAATTGTCTTTCGGTCATAATTATTCAGATAATTGGTTCAACTATAGTTTGGTTGATGTTCTTTGAGACTCAATATTCTCTAATGCTAACACTACAGCTCTGTTAATTATCTCATTCATTACATCATCTGGTAAGTCTAATTCACTATCAGGCTTAGTATAATCAAATGGTGTAGGTTTCTTGATATAAGTAATATCAACTGCATATTTACCATCAGTAGGTTTATACTGATTCTCTTGCATCATGATAGGATCTACATATATGAGTAAATCATTATCTTCTAACACGGCAACTGGGAATTCCACCCATGGTATATTATTATAGGTCTACTTAAATAAACCAGCTGTATTATGATCCACTAGTAAGCAATTAGTAGGGTAATTACCATACTTCAATTGAATACCCCATATAGTGAATCTCTCTCCGTTATTATGCACATTCTCTAATAAGAATTCATTATACTCTGTATTAGTAGCAGATATATTCTTATCTGTACGTACTAAAGCATCTAGTTCTGAGATTCTCTATTGAGATCCTTCAAAGCCTATCTTAAGTATATTGTTGCCGCTTATCTTATTACTTAAGATCTCAATCTAAGCTTGATTAAGAAATAAGTCTGTTTCCTAAGGTAGGAATGCAGGAGCACCACCGAAGGCAACTCCCTAAGCATTCTTATCTAGGATAACTTTAAACTAAATATGTGCAGTACGGTTATTCATTATTTAGACTTAATTTCATTAAGTATCGCCATCTTAATGTCACTGTTCTTCTTGTCTTTCAAGTAAGCAATAACATCTTCAAGACCATTACCAATCAAGTCAGTACCAAAGTAATAATTAGCTCTGTTCTTTCTGATAATGTTTTTAGAGATAGCTTCTTCAATTACGAAGTTAATTTCTTTATTAGGATTATCAACCCACTTCAACATGAAGTTCTTAGGTGACTCTTCAATCTTCTCTGCCATCTTAGCTTCTACAAGCTCATTAGACATAGTATCAGATTTAATACCATAGAGTCTCAAACACTTACGCATATCTTCAATAGACATCTTATCCATTTCTCTATATGCTTCACGTTTAGCTTTGTTGATTCTGTTGGTTTCTTCTGCCTCATTGTCACTGTTAGTCATCACATAATCAGTAGAAGGTTTAATCTTATTAATACCATCTGCTACTCTTTTATGACTCTTCAGGAACAGATATTGAAGTTCATCATAAGGGTTTTCTGTATGCAGTATAATACCGTCTCTACCTATCTTGCAACCGAAAGTTTTCCAAAACTCACTAGTTGATGACAGCTGTCCTTCTGCATAACCAATTTCTTTTTCTAGACGTCTAGCGTCTTCTTCTGTAAGACCTGTGTAACGGTTACCTGATCTTGTCCAATAAGATCCAACCCAATCAAAACACGTAGGCCATTTAGTAATACCAGTCCAAGGATTACTTTTAATAATTTTAACGATTACTTCCATAATATAAATATTAGAATATCCAGTTATAAGGGTTTGGGGCCCGAAGGCCCCTTTGTTCACAGAGAGATTAACTCTTATTCTGCTTCCATGATAAGTTCACCGCAAGCTCTTGGATCTCTCAACATAATACCCATTTCACCAAGGAAGTATACGGTATAACCGTCCTTACCATTAGATCTCAGAGTATTCTTAGAGTTAGCATAACCAGACGGAGCAACAGCACCACCAGTATACCAAGTTACGAACTCACGACCTTTACGAACTACTTTTACGATGTTAGCTTCACCATCACGTCTACCAAGATCCAGGAATGTTATACGATAAGATTCCAGAGGTTTCTTAGTAACCGGATGTAACTTACGATTGTAAGTCAAGTCATCATAAAGTGGGAAATATTTCAGAGTCAATTCGATTCCATTGGTCATCTTGTAAGTCTTGAATTGACCACCGAAAGTCAAGTTATCACCAGAACCAGTTACGAATACTGTATCAATCAAGTTCATGTTAACAACTTTTTCTTTCAAGATTCTGTCGAATTCTCTCATACCCATTTCACCAGTCAAACCAACAAACTTACGTTCGTTAGTACCCAGTACATTGTAAGAAAGATCGAACAAGAAATCTTCCAACAGTTCTGCTGTCAATTCAGTGTAATAACGTCTATTTGATGGAGCAATTTGTTCCAGCAAACCAGCACCAATAAATACTGGACGACCGTTAGTACCTTTCAGGTTACAAGAACCATCTTTGTTTACATTGTTTTTCATGTAAACCAACATTCTTTCACATCTCTTATACCACTCACGCATAGCAACCCATTCCTGATAGTCTGCCCACAAGTAAGAAGATTTACCTGTTTTAGGATCTTTCAGGGCGATAGCCATAACTGTAGAATAAGCTGAACCAGTAATATCATAGTTAATACGAATTGTCGTCAGATAATTACGCATTTTGAAATGAGTATTATAGTTCAGGATATCACCTTCTTCACTGTATTCTTCTACAGCAGAAGCAAGACGTGATACTTGGCTACCCGGAGTCAGCAAGTCAGCAGGGATATAAGATGAAGGTTGTCCGTCTGCTACGAAGCAAGTGTAAACCCAAAGGTTACCATCTTGGTAAGGAGCACCAGCTACACGTACTTGGTATTCTTTATCGTCGAATTCCAAGATAGCTGTAGGACCGAACCAGTTATCTTCAAGCCACAATTGGATAGGAGTATTACCCAGACCCGGAGTAGAATCAGAAGTAATAGCAGCACCATTCCATTTTGCATCTCTAATTGTAACTGCTCTATCAGCATCAATCATTACACTCCACTCCCAACTCGGTTGGTCAATCGTCATAACGTTACCAAGACCACCTGTCAACATATCCAAGGAAGTGTTGTAACCGCTATCCTTAGTTCCGAATACATAAGACAATACGGTAGCAACCTGATATGGGTTCTATTGCGAAGCTGCACTGATTTTGGCAGTGTCAATCAAGTCTGAAAACCATTTACCTTTGTATAAAACTAAGTTATTTAGAATATTATTATCCATAAAATACTAGTAATTTTAATTTATTTAGTTTATTATTAATTTACACGCAACTGCTGCGCAAAAGACTTCCACATATCTATATCGCTAGTGTTGTCCGTTTTCTTCGTCTTTCTACTTACTCCAGTTTTATTCAAACTATTTTTGAACTTACTGATAGCGTCACTAGAACCTTCGTTCTTTGCAGCTTTAAGTAGTGTATCGCCTTTCATTGTAAAGTAAGCAGACTCGAGTAAATTCTTTACGCTCTTGGACCAGTCTTTCTGGTACTGTGTCTTACCATCAGCGTCGGGTTTAAAGATATACTCTAACAGTTGTTTCTTATCCTTTTCCGGAATTTTGATACCGCGTATATCTTGCATACCTTTTATTTCGTTGACAACGCTATTAAAATACTCCTGTTGACGTCTAGCAGCTTCCTTAGCTTGGTTTTCTTGATCTTTCAATAGCTGTTGTTTCTTATTCTCTCTGATCTCTTTCAGAGCTTCTAAAGCATCTTCTGCTTCATCTTCAAGTAATCCAGCATCTTCATACTTAGTAAGTTTCTTATCAATCTGCTTATTACTATAACCTTTTTCTTTAAGGAACTCTTTAAGTATGATCTTCTGGTTTACTTCATTGTCTTCAATGCTAAAGTCTTCTAGATCAAGTTCACCATCAATCTCAAAGTAATCTCTCAAGTTACCGCCATTCTTTACGAAATTATCCAGTGCTTCTACTTCTTCACTAGCATACTGTGGTACTGAATTCTCTTCAATTACTGCTTGGAAATAGTCTACCAACTCTTCAGGTGTACTAGGTACTTCATCATCGTCACCCATTTCCCATCCGAATTTCTCTGCCATTACACCAAAGAATGCACTCACTGCATTACTATCTGGTTCATTAGTAGGTTCTTCAACTACTTCTTCTTCGATCTCTTCTTCAGATTCTGGTTTCTTATCCTCTTTTTTACTTTCTTTTTTAGGCTCTTTAACAGGTTCTTCAACTACTTCTTCCTGTTTATCATCCTTTGTATCCTCTTCTTTCTTAGGATTACGCAATGCTTCCAGCTCCTCGTCTGTCATTGATTCACCTACACCATCTAGGATATCTTCATTGTTATCATCATTGCCAGCGGGCTGTGTTTCTTTCTTAGGTACATTAGCTCCTGGCAGGAAGTCTTCAAATACTTCAAAACCGTTTAATGTAATTTCGTCCATAATTATATATAATTAGATTATTTTTTCTTTCTTCCTTTGTGTTTCCATTTCTTAGCATTCTGTGCAAAGATAGCACGTTTGCGTGTCAATGGATTCTTACTATGAGTAAGTTCTTCGGTACTCTTACCTGTTCTCTTCTTTAAAGCATTGAACTTACCTCTGTTCTTCTTTTTGATATGTATACCACCATCCTTATAACTAGGTATCGGATACTGAGGTAGTATCAGTGCTGTGTCTATCAGGTCGCTCATATTGTTCTACTATTTGATAATTCTCAATAATGAGAGTGTTTATTATATTGATTAGTTTATCTTTAGGAAGTTCTTCAATAGCTTCTAGCATCATTTTTTGATACTTACCTATCTCTGGATATAATTCTGGATGTTTACTTGAATCAAATAATGGTTTATCACTTGGTTCACATAAGTCAGTTGAAAAGTAGTAAGTAGCTTCCGCAAAGCCTTCCTAATACTTGTATTGCTTTAGTACAGCCTCCATATAATACTAGAAGTCTAAACTGTGTATATCTTCCGTAGTTATTTTCATTCCTAATCATTTGCGTACACAGCGGCTGCACCTACTCCTAGTAGAGGTATAGAGTTGAACCATTTCGTGTACTTATTAATGTTACCGAACTATTTACTAGCTCTAGCTACCTCTTTCATAGAGTCAGTTCTAGACATCTAGTCTAAAACTTTCTTCATCATTTTAGCATCAACCGTTTCACCTCTGGTGCTAATCATTCCATTGCGGAACATGTATTCTCTAAGTTGATTCATGTGAGCTTTTTGCTCAGTTGGTTTAGAGTAGTACCAATCCCAACTATCAACCTTGCCGTTCAGATCCTTGCTCATTTGATAGAACATATTGCTATCACCATGAGGATCGGGTCTGTTCATATTTCTTTTATAGTCTACGTAATGACTTAATTCATGTTCAGTTACAGGCATACCAAGGTTAGCCGAAGGATCTATCCTATAACTATACATTCCATTTCCTAACCAGCTTATTTGAGCTCTACTCTTGCCTCCATCAAATGTCTCTACTTTAGGAAGACGCGAAGGATTTTCATTATAGTCATTTATGATATCTGCGTATACAGAGGTATAATCATCGCCAAACTACTGTTTTACTTGATTAGCTCTAGCCATATACTCCGGATCGTCCATCAATCTTTCAGCAACATTGAAGGTTTGATTTCTAGCTTCACTAACCTTTCTTCTATTCGCTGCATCACGATTGATTGCTTCGTTTATTCGGTTCTGAGTATAGTTTTTATTTACAGTTGTATTATAACTATTTTGTTTAACACGAGCTGGTTTCTACTTAGGTGTTATACCTTGATATTTACTTCTAAACTGCTTAACAGTCATAGGCATAAATGGTATCAACCCCATTGCAGCTAATCCAGCACCTTCCCAGTCTGACTACTTAATAGAACTGTATATATCATATGCTGATATTGCATCTCCAACTGGAGTCATATTAGCAGCATCTTCAATATCACCTACAGGTTTCAATCCTCTGACGAATGGTTTCCCAGTGAATCTATCAATTTCATCAGTACTATTGTCATAATAATCATCCAACTGACTTTCAGTATACTTACGACCATACCTATCCTTATATAATTTACCCTTATATGGTTGAGGCTCTTCAGGAATTATTGGTTTGTTATTAGGTGGTATTTCTCCTCCATCTGCAAATGTATTATTTGCGTTCTACACCTATTGTGCAAGTTCAGCAACTTGACGCGTAGTCTTCGAAAAATCTCTTTCCTTACCTAAAAGTATACCTCCAATAATTTCTGCGCCAGTTTCAGTATTAGGCTCTTCAACAAACGCAGCAATGTCAGCTGCTGTGTCTATAGTGTTACTTGGTAGTACATATTTAGATAATGTTTGACCAATTGTGCTACTCTTGTTTCCGTTTAGTAACCTCGTTAGTGACCATCCGCCACCATAGATAAGACTAGCTAATGACGCTGCAGTTCCGAATGTACTATTAATACCGTGCAGTAAAGATTTCCAATCTTGGAGAGTGCGTTCTTTCTTACCACGTTTATAACGTTCCTCGTATGTAATGTCTTCTGAAGGAGATCCCCCGAGATCTATTAAACGATCCTAAATAATCGTTTTTGGTACTGGGTAACTTGGCTTACTTATGGGATGATCTGTTCTCTGGTCAGTACTTCCTCCATCTGCATAGGCTTTGAAGTCAAAATAAGTCTTACCGGGATTCTACTCCCGATAAGTCTTAAATGCTTTCATTCTTTGTTTAAATGCGTTTCTGTCCATCTTTCCTTAAAGCTACCGATTTTAAGATACTTTAACCAAGAGTAATGCTTCCTAGTTTCAGGATACTCGTAATTATCCTAGTTATTATATGCTTCTTCTTCAAAAGATACATCATGATAAACAGTATTTTGTTTAGAGAAGAGTCTACATAATCTTATAAGAACATACTCAATACCATACCATAAATAGAATGGTATCCATAACATTTCCTACATCTACTTAAGATGAATCTTTTCATGATTGTAGGACTTAGCTGATATCTTACTTTTATCTCTAGTAAATATCAAACCAAACAGGTTAATGTATGAGTAACCTTTAAATGGTATCAATTTATTCTGTATTACTTTCATTACTTTTTATAGTTTCTAACAATTTCTTACATATTTCTACTAACTCCTCTACACTCAAGTCGTTTTTCATCTAATTAGCAACCATCGTAACTAGTTGGACATTATCTTTCGTGTATCCTTTGGAAGAATCTATTCTGTCTATGGATAGATTTGTATTTACTCTTCCTTCGTAAAACTTATAAGTCATTGGAATACCTGTAAGTGCACATTTCCCATCCTACTTACTCCAAAGATATAATAGATACTCTAGGTTAAGATCATTAAACATGTTCTTATCTTTACTCCTTCGGCGCGAACCCTTCAATGCAGCATTCAATTTATATTTTAAAGCTAAATAATCGTTCTATAAAATCTTCTGTCTCTCTTTGTAATATCTAGCTCTCTAACAATCTTTACATTGAGTACACAATCCGCCTCTGTTATTGTGTAAGTTGGTATTGTCTCTATTAAACTTAGTTTCTGGCAACCATCTCTTACAGGTATTACAGAAATATAATACTTTTCCTTTTAAAATTTTAGTCGGGTTTTTCATTTCTCACCTGATACTTTGTTGCGTAGTGCTGTACGAGCCTTTAGTCTTTCACGTTCCATCGCAGAATCATCTTTCTGTTTCTGAATATCTTTCTGAGCTTGTAACTTCTGTTTTTCGAGTTCTATCTTCTTATTCTCGATATCTCTCTTAAGATCCTGTTCTCGCATCTTAGCTCTAATATCAAGCTGTTTAGAAGCTTCATCTGACATCTGTTTTCTCTCTTCTAATGCTTGCGATGCTATTTCAATAGGATCAGGTATACCATTACCATCTTGATCCATATTTTCTGCACCTCTGTATGCATTGAGTTGAGCTACAGTGATCTTAGTAGCATTATCTGAATCAATCTTGTATTTCTCAAGATCTAACTTAGCTTCTTCGATCATCAGTTCTTCTTCTCTAGTCTCATTCTGTAATTGAGCTAACTGCTGTTCGCGTTCAGCTTGAGCTTGTTCCATAGCTTGTTGCTGTTCCATACGTTTCTGCTCGATTTCCTCTAATCTATTCTTAATCATATTGACATTATCCAAAGTAATAATCTCAGCTATATCAAGTAGACTAGCACCATTCTGCATAGCAGGTTGCATCATGTTCTTCAATGCTTCAAGGTTCTGTTGATTCTTAGTAGTATCTTCTACAAATACGTCTAAATCCTCATAGAACAACTGATCTGACAGTGTTATGAATGCTCTAGTTGCATCATCAAATACATACTGTAACGATGTCTTAGTATCCTTCCAAGCGTATCTAGCAGTATTGAGTAACATTACTAATGTCTCTCTCTTTACTTGGTTATGAGTCCAGAACCATGGTTCAGTAATATGAGCAGATTGTATTACAGATCTCTCTACATTACCTACTAATTCATTAGATGAAATGGCTCCTTCTCTCTGTTTAGATACACCAGTAATCTCAGCTAGCATAGATTCAATCTTATCCATCAACTTGATGTATTGATCTATAGTATTAGCCATAGTAAGGTCTAAAGCTGTAATTTGGTTGAACTATGATGGTTTACCACCTTCTCTACCAGGTATATCCCAACCTTCTTCATAAGGGTTAATAAAGTTAACTCCTAGTGCAGACAGGTAGTGCATCCACTTAGCAACATCAATATTCATAGACTTAGGTATCTGAGTAATATCCATATTTACTACTTTACCCTTGTCTCTAGCCATTGCTAACTCTAACCTATACCACAGTACAATATACATATACTGTAATGGTTTCATCATACTTACTAATGATCTAGGTCTACTGTTAGTATTGTTATATACTACACCAGTATAAGGGAGTCTTTGTGCATTAGGATTATCAGCTGATACATGTTGATATTCAAGAGGTTCTATACCAAAGTATAAGTCTTCACCTGCTCTATATCCTTCCCATGTTTCAATAATCCATTTCCATTCTACACTAACTTCCATACCAGTCTCATTGTATGACTCGTCTACAATATATTCTACTGGTTCCCCTGTTTCAGGGTCAGCTATGGTTACAAATGCTATCTTTCTAAATGACTGCCAGCAACAGTGCCATACACTTATACTACTAGATGAATCAAATGGGTTAGTAGTGAAACCGTTAATGTTGTGCATCTTGAAGTGTGGGAAGTCCATAGACGTCTTTCTTACTTCAGGGTTAATACCACCTTTAGCACCATCTTCCATCATGTCTAACAGCTGATTTAACTGCTTCTCAGACAGTTTATCATAGTATCTATCATAGATATCTGTAGCTGATAGTTTCATCTCATATACACACCATTGTGCATCATGAATGAACTCTAGATCAGATGTATCAGTATCATAATCAAAGTAAAGAGGATTGATACGTTCAAGGCATGGATTACCATTCTGTATACCAACATAGTATATCTCTTCACCACCGATTAATGCATCCTTCCAACCTTTATAGAACTCATGAGTAATGTTCAGCTTATTTTTCAAGTAGTTAAGACTATGATAAGCAGTAATCTCTGCTATATCTTTATAGTCTTTACTCATGTATTTCTGTATCTGTTCAGGAGGCATAATCTCACCAGACTGTAAAGCTTGCTGATATCTTGCCTACTCTTCTGGTCCTAACTTACTCATGATACTAGCTTGTATATAGTCTATTAGCATCTACTTAGCTTTGTCTTGCATCTCGCTGGTAGCTATATCACTAGTACGTACCACTTTAAAGTTAAACGGTCTCTTAGTCTCCTCACCAAGTAATAGGTCAATTTTAGGCTTGATTATATTATAATCCTAAGCCATTGCAGGGAATCCATCTTCTTGCTTGAATGGGTTTGTAACATACTTTAGATCCTTCTCATTGTATATACTATTATACAGATCATAGTATGTCTACATCTCTTCCTTGCGAGTTCTGTTATTACCATTTCTAGAGCCACCCATACTCTTTCCTACTATGTAGTCTATACAAGACTCTCTCCAAGCTTGAGTCTTCTTAGACATGGGTAACTTCTAAATAGGGAACTGATTAATATTCTTCATAGTTAAAACATATATGCTTCTAAATTATCTGTGACTTCATCGTCATGAAACCACGCTTGAGTAAAGATAGGTCCTTCAAACAGCACCCTATTCTTATTCTCTTTTTTCTTTTCTTTAACCTTGAGATTATAGAGCTGTTCTCTATAGATCATTACTTGCATCAACGCCATGACCCTATCGAAGTTTCCTGTGTCATTATAGCTTATAAGTTCTTCTAATAGCGGCTCTGATAGTATGTTGTGTAAGTTCTTCTTACCGGGTGCTTGTTCTTCATCTAACCAGTCTTTGATTAAGCCTTCACCCCATTGCTTAAGCTGTTTGTTCATGTGACAACCCTTTTTTCTCTATACTTTGGAATTACCAACTATATCTGATATGATATCTGGTTGATCAGCAAGTAAGTAGTCACAATGCTTAGCTGTGAAGTATGGGAATAGACCTTTACGCTCATTCTCATACATTATTCTACCATTGTAGTATATTGCTAGTTTACGCAGGTTCTCGTAGTATTCTTCTGCCGTCTAAGGCCTTCCAGTGTATTCAGCGACTATTATATCATAATAATTCTCAAAGCTCTAGAATCGCTTGTAAACGAACGTAGAGCCCAATGAATTAGTACCTGACTAGTCATGGTCATACGGGTCTACCCCAAGTATGTATAAACCTATAGGGGCATCTGGTACTGGGTGTTCCCATATTACTATAGAACCAGTTGGGTCATCGTCTCTCTTCAATGGGTAATGAGTTATATCTCCTAACTTCTTAATAACCCATTTAAGGGACCCATCTGTATTCCATACCAAGTCACCTACCTACTTATGATTACTTAGGTGTTTATTGATCCTAATCTTGGCTAATTGCTCTTGTAACTCCTTCTTAGGGAAGATATTACCTCCGAACTCCAAACATGCCTCCTAAGGCGTTATACAGTGCTCTGCGACGTATCTATCTACTGCTACAGAGTTAGTAGCATTTTCTATTACTTTTCTACGATCTGTTAGTATATACTCTAGAGATTTCTTACGTAATGTGTTACCATCTACATCCATATATAGACGGTTACCTTTATCATCACGGAAGTCCATATTAGTATACTGTGGTATAAAGAATCCACATTTCTTATCAGATGGAGTCTCATCCCATATGTTATCAAAGCCTAGACAGTTGTAACCATCTGGGTTATAGAACATGTCTTTAAGAGTCTCAAAATGGCTGTCTTCATCACCACCAGTACCGAATGCAATCATAGTACCAAACGCCATACCATCCTGTTCTACAGACGGTCTAGCAATCTGCCATGCTGCACCTAATTCAGAGAAAGAACCAGCCTCTTCGAATATAATAAGCTTACCTGCTTTACCACGTACTACGTCTGGATTATCTTTCAAAGTAACACCAATAATCTCTGATTTGAAACCTAATTCAACCTCATTACCATACTCGTCCTTAGTATAGAAACCAGCACGTTTACGCATCTAAGTATTCACAGATCTCTTCTTACCCCAAGCTGTATTCTTGTCTATAAAGTCCATATAGTCCCAAGCCTTAGTAAGTATACCATCCTCAGTAAGGTACTGCTTATTACTAGCATAGATATATGTCTTACTACCTGCAAACAGATAGTAATTACGACATGCCATAGCTGCATTCTTGTATGAGTAACCTTTACGTCTACTCTTTAACGCACATAAGTGTTTACCTTCTGTTTCAGCTTGTTCTACTGCCTAGAAGAAGTAATAGTCATAGTCATAGAAGTCAGGGAACTGTAGATCACGTGTTTTCTTTATCGTAGTAGAACCATCTGAATTAGTAATAGTGTTATAGATAATTCTCTGAATAGGACAGAAGTTTAAATAAAAATAGTTATACCCACTGATAAAGTCTCCATCATCAGCAGTATAACCATACTTACATCTATCCATCTATTCATCCCAGTACGCAAAAAACTCTGAAGTTCCTTCTGGGTACTAACAATAATGCCCAGTAGCTAAATACTATAGCGCTGGGCCTCTAAACTTGTCACTATTTTTGATCTATTTCTCGAAATCTACTGTCATGTCTTCTTAAAAATTGGTCGCCCTAGTCTCGATTCGAACGGACATCCCTCGGGTTAGAGCCGAGAATAATAACCATTATACTATAGGGCAATATGTGCCGGGGAATACTTATTGTCCGTCCCCGTCGGACCTTTTGGTTATTAGAACCAAGATTTAATTCTTTGCCACAATGAAGGCTTACTTGCCTTCATTATTGCTTCATGTGCTTCATTAATATCCGCCCAAGCTTTTTCTGAACCCTGCGTAGCGTCTATTGTAATAATCAATTGCTTTTTCATATTTAGTTCTATTTATAACACCTATAACGTGTTGTTTAATTCTGGTTATTTTTTACTGTATTATTTTGCCAACTCATAAGGATTGATCTTAGAATCACCTTTAACCTTAGATGTTGTAAGCTCTTCTGTCTTAACCGCTTTCTCCAAGAAATCTAAAGTAATATAAGATCCTTTTACCTTCTCGAATCCAGCTAAGTACTTCTCGATCTTCTTTTCATCTAGTTCCTCACCTAAAGATTGTTCATAGTAATCGCTAAAACTGTCTAGTTTACGACGCATATTACGTAACATCTTAAGTAGGTTAGTATCGCAGAATTGCTTATATTGCTCTTCACAGAGCAGTTCATCATCAGTAAGACTGTAGTTGACGTCGTTGAATAATTCTTCTTTGAGCTTAGTCTCTATAGAATCAGAGTTCATACTAAGTACATATGGACTATCCCATTTGTTCTTCAATACTATGTAACTGATTACTTTAGTAGCGTGCTCTTTGTCTGCCTTATCGGCATCCCATATCTTTTTAAAACATGGGATACCTAAGGCGTCTGAATGAATTATTACTTTACCACCAAGTATATCAAACAGCTTCATTTACTTTCTTATTTATGCTGGATCACATTTAAGGTCATTATCACATGTGACTTTCTTAAAATCTCTGACGCTTTCTCTAGTTTCAGTGTAGAACTCGTCTAGATCATGAACTGTGGCTGGATCACTAATAACAACTACTTTACTTCTAGTATACCCTGCTTCGTCATATGCATTAAATACGGTCACATAACTGTTAGATTCTACATCAATTATTTCATCATCAGTGATTACTTGCCCTCCTTTAACTACTCTCGCTACTCTATTAGTAAAGTAAAGGTCAATGGGTCTTCTTACTACGTTGGTTTCAGTATCAAATACTATAAAACCTGATTTGCTTATAATTATCTTTTCCATGTTATTATATTCTATAACCTAAATAATCTTCCTTAACCAATCTCTGGAGTATCTCCTCTGCTCTCTTCAGAGGCACATTCGGATTCACATACTCCCGATTCGTCCTGTATCTGTGAATTATCTGTTGAAAGTTCCGGATCTCCTTCTACAAACTCTCCCTCGTTATATTTCGCTTCATACTTCTCAGTTAAACGTTTGCAAATAGTATCAACTTCAGTAGCTCTATCAAGCTCTTTTCCCTCTTTACCAGCCTCAACCATTAAAGTAGTCAATTCATCTATCATATCCTTAGTAAAATCCTCGTAAGTAATAGTACCAGCTGTAATTACCTTATCAAGTACTTCATATAGTTTCTTAATATCTTTGGAAGCTTTGTCCGTACCTAACTTATTAAAGTTGTCAAGCTCTATCTTCCACATCATCAGACTCTCTTCGTGTGTCATATTGTTTTAATTTTATTATTGTTTTACTAATGCAACCAGCTATCCATCCAACTAAGTAAGCGTATTGCTCATTGTGATTAGCGAAAGACTGTGTATACATGCCTAATTCATCAAATATATAATCTGCTGCATGTACAGCCTCGTGTGCTTCATCTCCACCTTGTAATGCATCCCAATCTAGTATTATTACTAGAGCTCCTTTAGTTCTGTCAGATTTCTTAGTAACTGGAACTGTAACTAATACTCCTGTTCCATGATCTGATTCGTAGAGTAAGCTCTTATAACCATCTGGATCCTCTTCTGAAGTATCTTCCGTCTTATTAAAGATGAACATCTTATCTAGTCCTTCTACTTGTCCAGCTACCCATAACATTCTAGGATATATTACTGGGTCATACGTATCTACTTTTGGCATCTTCTTCATAACGTTTCTTTATCTTTATTTTACCTAAGTAAGCAAACATGACGGGTTTAGGGTCTAAATTACTTATAGATTGATTCGCGAACTTAAATGGACTGTTGCATATTACTTCTATTACTTGATATGGTATATTATACTTATTACTTAATTTAGTATATATACTCGTCTAGTTTCTCATTCCAGTCAACTTTCTTGTAGTATTTACATTTCTCAACACTACTGTCAATATTTAGAGTATTTGGTCTAATCAGGTTAATCACAGTAACTACTTCATTCCAATCCTTAGTAGAAGCTAAATTATATGATATACATCTTAGTTTGTTACTCTCTGATTTACTATACTTTTTGATGGGTTCATATACTATAACATCAGTAAGTGCATCTGAAGTAAGGAGCTCGGTTCTCTGCCCTACTACAGAGAACCTGTTGAATGCCAATGCTTTACCCCTTAATTTGTGCCATAATCTGTTTAGTATGTTATAGTCTTTCCAAAGTATGATTGAACCTGCATCAATTAGCAGTGATCTCATCTTCATCTTTCTTTACTTTTAGTATTATTGTTACTTGTACTCTATCTCCGATTATCTCTGGAATCAAAGCTTTATTAACATGTACTTCATTCTCTCCTCTACCTTTCTGTAGTATACCCTAAGCCTTAAACTTAGCTATGTACCTACTTAAATTATCCGGAGTAATGCCTAAAGTACGATTAACATACTTTCTATTCTCAGTAGATATTACATTCCTATCAATGTTAGGGAGTCTAGGAGTGTTAACATCTAACTCTATTAAGCAGGCTAACAACTCCATTTCCCTATTAGTTAAGTCAAGTATACCATTAAGACTTTTTAAGAATTCCATTAGTAATTCGGATTTAGATACCGCTTTTACTAATTTATTCATTGGTCAATTCGTCTTTGATTCTAGTTAATACCTTAGTAAGATTATAATAAACGGTTTCAGCTTCAACCTTAACACACGGTTGAACTTCACCTTTATCAGCCTTTTTCTTCATCTCTTCGTAGTCCTTAGCATAAGTATCAAGAAGAGTGTCGATAAACTCAACAGTTTTATCAATCTTATTATCTCTTGGTTCGATACCAACTGACAAAATACCTTCACTGTACATGTCTTCAGCTGTTCTTTCATCGAGCATTGCAGATCTAAAACCATTCTCGTCTTTTACATCCATAGTAAAAGCGCCGAGTTCTTCATCCCAAGTAAGGCTATCGTTTGCTTTGAAAAAGCCAAAATCTCTATTAAAAGTGTACTTCATATTAATCTCTATTTTTATTACCGAGTCCCCATATGGCAAGCCATATCATGGAAAAGCAGAGACCCACAACTATTAATTTTTCCATATGCCTAATAAACGCTAGAATGTTAAAATTGTTAATAGCTTTTAACATTTGTTAACAATTAATTAATATATAAAAAGAAAGCCCGACTTTCGTCGAGCTCTCTCAATATGTTAAACATATTTAATAGACATATTACTTAACGGCAATAAGATCATAAGGTTTCACTAACTGAGTATCTTTTACTAGGTCAAAATACATTGCAAATTTCTTATTATAAGCAACTGTATCACCTACTTTGAACTCAACATCCTTTAGATGTGAAGGAATCTTTAGTACGATACCAGTAGCCCAATCAGATTCTACCTCTTTTATCTCTGTCTTAGTATCATACTCGTTAAATCCTTCTTCATCTACTTTACCGTTAGGTACTTGTTCTGTAAACTCCTTAGTAACCATAATTGCAGGCAGTGGTTTAACCAACACATCCTTTAACATATTCCACTTAATGCCGTCAACTACTGTTTCTAGTACTTTATCTTCCATAATATTTTAACTTAGTTTATTCCCTTATAACGTATTATTTACTCTGTGGTTCCGCTTTAATCAGTATATTTCCACCATTAGAAGTGCAAAAAGTAATAGCTCTCTAAGGGCACTTCTTACCATTAAACTCACAACCATCACAAGAACCCCCTCTAGCCGGTTCTATGTAGTAAGATGTTCCAGCTATATCAACTGGAGTACGCTCTTTAATTATCTCTGCTAGTTCTGGATCGTATATTGTCATAATCTTTCTTCTCTAAAACTATTCTATCCTTGGCGTCTATTACAAAGTCATCATTTACTTCCCAGAATAGATTATTGTCATAAATCATTATTTCTGTATCATCATCCATGTGATACTTACTACACAATTCTAATAGTTCTTTCAGTGTCATTTTACTTCTACTAATATGTAACCCTGAGTACAGTAATCGGTTACTTTCTTAGTACATTTACCTTTGCCTACTAAGGAACAACCACTACAACCTAAAGTACTTCTCTCAGGTGCTAAGAAATACTTCTTATTATCATAATCTATATACTTACCAGAGTAAGCTGTATTGTTATTTATCTTATGCATATTACCAGAATTTATACCATGGTTTCTTTGTTACTATAGTAATCACATATCTATAGAAATCATTGAAACGTGTTTCTAACTTATTTAATTTACTTTCTAATTCTTCTACTCTAGAAAGCAAATAATCTTTATCTTCCATATAGTTATACTTTAAAGTAATAATCTAAAGTAAGAGTAGTTGTATGTTAAACTAACTATATACTACTTACTTAGTAACCCCCTTACCCCCATATAAACGTCTAATACCTGTGTTTGGTTACCTATTTGTTAACAATTATTAACAATGTTTAGAGCTATTTAACAGTGATTATTTAACATTATTTAACAAAAAATTATATAAAAATTTTTAGGGGAGGTAAAATTTTGAGAGAGGGGTTGCGTGTGTGAAGCTGCACCCAAATCACTCCCCGATATATGGATACGGAGGAGATACCCCCACACGTGCCACGTTGGTACGGCTGTGTTTTCGGTATCTAAAATATCAAAAATGAAGTGTCAAATTACATCAATGACGGAGTACGAAATTAAAGACGGTTTTAACGATGTTGAATACTGTTTTTTAATAACTGCAAATCCTATTGATACGGAAAGTAATGCAATGAGTGAGGAGGAACTAAACAAACTAATTCTTGAGGGTGGTGATATTAGTGATATTGCTAATAAATCTAATATATCGCCCTTTAGGACTATTTTGTTTCCAAACACTTCGCAAATTTGTAACGCTTTTTTATCTTTGTTGTATACAAACGAAGAAAGGGAAAAGAAAGGAGAAAAACCTATTTTTCCTACTATTAACCTTAATAGGTTTGAACAAGAAACGCCCGAGCCGTATTTTAGACGTTATACAAAAGACGGTGACGGAGTTAAGGAGGGGGATTGGATTATAGCGCAAGCAGGTGATGAAACTTTTCCTAGCGACCCTATTAAACGTAAGGTTTTCCGTTCAATCTGGGTGACATCTATATGCAAAACAGATGCAAACGGAGTGGACACGCCTACGGAAAATGTAGTGCGCAAAGCGGCTAGAGCCTACACAAACGGGCTAGAAACTCAAGCAGGTAGCGGTAAAATGATAGTGCCGTGTGCAATGCAACTGAAACTTGAAGCTAAGAAAGCCGCCGCAAATGCACCTAAAGAGAATGACCAAACCGGAGGAGATGCGTTGTTAACTAATGAGTTCGAAGAACAAACTCAACCACGTCGTAGACGTCTAAGGTTATGAGGGAGAAATCCCTCATTCCGACCTTAACATTGGAAGCAATAGATTAAGATAGTCGAATTTTTAACCATAATATATATCAAGTATGAAAGAAATAGAAGTTAATGGAAAAACTATTAAAGTGAACGAAATAGTTAACACCGTTGAAGGTAGAGCAAGATTAGATTACATAGGTAGACAGACTTTTACTAGCTGGACACTTATAGATCAAACTGATCTATTTATATTTGGTAGACCTATTAATGTAGAAGACAACGATCTTCATAAGTTTATCTTATAAAAAAACTTTACCTAGTAGTCCTAAGCAAGACTTTAAAAGGCTTAATTTGCATTTCATTTGAAACTCCATATTGGCAGGCTAGTCCGCGCCCTAAAAGGACATCGTGGCAATATTATGTATGCGCAGATAAATACATAATTACGAGCCGAACCGAGCTCACGTCATGTACTATCTGCGTAGTTGCTTAATAAAGCATGATAAGTAATAACATTAATCAATAATTTATTATAAAATGAATAGAATTATACTCTATGTTGGCATGGTTTATAACTTTTTCTGTGCCGGTATTACTGCAAATCTAATTGCAAGTAATCACAAAATCGGAACTTTCGGTAAATATTTACTGATCTTCTCGTTGATGATATCCATTTGGTATATCATACTAATATTAATGAAAAATGCAGACGAAAAATAAAGAGGCATATTCACTCTAGTTGGCTAGTCTTCGGACTAGCTTTCTTTTGTTTATTCAAACTTAAGTATAATAACAAACACTAAAAAACTATAAGACAGTCTGGTTCTTCTTAGGATAGGACGTCTTGCAACACCAGTTTCTTATAATAAGTCTAAGATGGAAATGCCGGTTACGGTTAATAGCACCATTGGCTCATCCTTATAAGTTTTAGACGGTTGACAGACGGGAAAGACCGTTCTTGTGCTTTTCGCGTTTCGGGTATTGAAATATAAAATGCGACGTAATTGCTCCGTTCAATTCAAAGAGCGTTAGAGAAAAGGCTCATAGCTGAGTGAGAATCTATTCCCGGCATTTTTAAAAAACTCAATAACTTCGGAGTAGCGTAAGCTACGGAGTTGTGTAACAATCCCAAGACATTGAGGGCACCAGTTTCTCTATTATAAAATGCACGCAAACTATCTATTAGATGTGAGTTGCCGCTTATAGAGTTTTAGGTGTAAAATGCATCTCTAGCGAGAGATCTTTCATAATATTATTTTTGATTTAATTACACGGTCTGTGAAGATAGTGTAATTTCACATGTATTATTACTTTAATGCAACCAATGAAGGCCGTGACAAGTCGGTGGACAATGCAGAGTCAAAGTAATTAATTATTATTTATCTTTAATTTATATGCACAGTAAATTATTGATATTTAATAGTTAAATAATCCACGTGGAAAGGGGTCACAGTTAGGTTCACTGTGATGTGCAACCCTTATAATGAGCAACCAATCCTAAGCAAGTAGGGAGAAACATTCTTAACCATAAGGAGTAGCAACATGGTGCTTGACAGTATAATACTAACTGACAATAAGTATTATTTAAAGTAAGAGAATAGCATAGTTATTATTGCGCATGACTGCAAATCATGAGGGCGAATATAATGCGCTTACTTTATTTCTATTTGACTACTAATTGAAAACTATATAAGGATGTCACGTATCCTAACTACTACATGTAAAATCCGAGTCTAATAAGGTATTGTAGTAGTATTCTCTATCAATAAATACAACCTCATCGTGGTGATAGAGTCTAGTAACATGTTAAAAACAAACCTTCCTAGTTTGCATGTGAAGCTAATGTATTTGAATTATTTAACAGTATTAACAAATTAAATAACAATGACAACATTTTTCAATTTACTTCTATTTATAGGAGCAATTGTTGTTGTTTTCCTAATAATACACGAAGGAATTGAATTGTGGAAGGAAATCAACAAGTAATATGACAGTTAGAATTAAAAGTAGTAATATTCTAAATGGAATAAGCAAGTTATTAGTATTGTCAATAACAATTATTGTTATAGTACATATGCTAAAAGACTGGGAGCCTAAAGATCCATATGGTTTTGTGGATTTGCAAATGAGGTTTAAACATTATGTAGTATCTGATAAATATCAAGAAGATGAAGATACATATGTAATACGTTTAGTAAATCCTGTTACTGGAAATGAATACAAAGCATATATTACAGATTATTTATATATGAATGTATACTTTGTAGGTGATACTATTAAATAATTATTAATTTTAAAAACATTATCAAAATGGAAAAAAAAAGATCTGCTACAGTCCATACAGTGGACGGAGAAGAGTTAACATTCACATCAGTATCATTAGATTACTGCTGTGGAAATAGTGACGGAAGTTTAGTATCAATATGCGGTGAGAAGTTCGATATCATCGAGACTCCGTCCGTAGTATCTAAACTACTAGATGAACTGGAGGATTGAGTATGGAAGATAATCAATATCCTGTAGTAAAAAAATCGTCTAATGGATGCTTTTGGACGATATTAGTAGTCATTGCATTAGTAGTCGCTACTGGAGTAATAGTGTTTCTGTGTCATGAACCTATTGCTAAAATTGTTACGTCGGAAGACGAATCAGTTTGCATTGACACTGCAAAAGCTAGTGAGCCTGTACTAACAATACAGGAAGTTCTCAAATTTAGAGAGGATGTGAAAGAAGGTATGCGCATAGATAGTATATTTTTAGCAATGCCTGAAGCGATTCTTGTTGATATTCTTATGACGCATGGGACATCTTTGTCTAATAGCGACATAGTTTATATATACGAATCGAACAAAGAGCATTTCAAAGATATAAAAACTGGCGCAGATATCCAGAAAAACATTCTTACCGTAGATTCTGTGAAGAATCCAAGAGACTCTCTAAGGCGTTAGAGATCAGCGTTTTGCATAATAATCGAATAGTATTTGAAGAAAAACAGATTTGGTTAGCTTGCTTGTGAAAGTAGGCTAGTCTTCAGTAAATGACAAGCCTGTGGGGCGTAAGTAACATTCCATATCTATAACCCATTCTGCTTCAGTTATAGATGTAAGTAGCAGAAAAAGAATGTTATGATCGTGCGGACGTAAAAATCAGGTGGGTTGATAAGATTAGCTTAGCCGCTATTTCTGCTATTCCCTAGTATTGCTCTCACCAATACTTAAAACTTAGTGATTGCTATAATTGATTTCTTTTAATAACCTCGTTGAAAATGAGATTAATAAGATTAATATGTAGTATTAGTCAGGATATATAGTGCTGTATATCTTTTCTCCGTTAACAAATTTGCCTATAGCACTGTAGGCACGTCGTCAAATTACTAACAATAAAATTTTAAGTATATGTAGAAATGAAAACTAAAAAACAGGAATCCAAAAGGCACATAACTAGTATGATATTACATACTGGTCATCTCTATGCTAATATCCTAGCGTTAACTAAGATATTAGGTATAACATTTAGTGATGCTAAACGGCTAGCTAGAAGTAAACCAAGTGAAGAAATTCAATTCGTTCCATACTTAGAAATTAATTCTAATCTCTCTACTGATGAGATTAAGAAGGAATTAGAAGAGTATGAGATCGAAATAAAAGTAATTAATCAATAATTATGAAAGCAATTGTAATTCTATTAAGCAGAGATTTTGATCCAAACAGCGAATCTAAAGCTGTAGAAGAGATAGCTAAAACTATCTCTAAGTATACCACTGGAGATGTAGATTGTTCATTAGACATTTTATGTCTTGATGAAGACAGTATCGCTAAAGCTTTAATAGCTGGTACATTGAACAGATCCAAAGTAAATCCTATTGATGATGGCATACTTAAATTATGCAATGACATCACAGCAACAATAGGTGATCCTGTGAACTTCAGTAATGAAAGCACATTTAAGGTAGAATTCATTAAGAGATTCCTCAATGATGCCGACCTTAGACAGCACAATACAGAAGTATTAAAGTATTTGATCAGTACTGGAAAGCTCAAGCCGGCTCATTCTAAAATCCTTGATTCGTATCATTTATCGAACATTCCTCTTTACTTAAGAGAAATCAACGGTATCTGTAAATTCTTTTGATTATGGCAAATAAGGAGAAAGAAGTAAAGCAGGACTATAAGAAACGTCCTAAGCATAAGAAAATGGAACCTTACAATCGCAAAAAGTCATGGAAATAAGTAAAGAACATCCGTATGAAGATGCTTGTAAATTACTTGGCATCCGTCCTGTAGCTAATTATAAGAGCTACAAATTGTCAGATGAAACTAGGAATTTCATCAAGTTAGAAACTGTTGCAAAAGCTTTGAACGGAGACTGGAAACCCAAAGTAATGGATCCCAAAGAAATACGATATTGCGTATGGGGATGGAATTACACAGATAACAGAAAACCTGCTGGGTTGCTCGATGTTTATTCTTACGGTGGGCTTGGCGATGCTCGTGCTGATGTCGGCTCGTGCCTGGAACTCAAAGACGAAGAAACAGTACAAGAATTTGCAAAGTTATGCAAACCATTGATTGTCAAACACTTATTTGGTCGAGATGATCATGAAAACTTCAAATTCAATTTCTAACGACTGTCCTACACAAGATAATATTATCAACTGTAGTGAATGTGATCTTGAGTGTAAACTCAGAATGGCAACGAATAACAAAGAAGAGGTTCCGCCAGAGCCTCTACCCGCTGTTATATATTTCTAACTTAAATTGTTAGTATGGTGGATTCCAATCAACCCAAAGAACTGCAAATATACCAAAACCCTAATACATGTTAAATGTAACGGCTATTCAACGGCAATCTATATATCTATAGATAAAGGGAGAGAAGGATAGGGGTTATCTGTGAAATAAGAGATATGAATACACAGAGCAGTTCTTTTTAATTAGTAACCAATTTATCAAAAATATGGGACAAGCAAGAATTAGAGAAAATCTTTACAAACGATACGGAAAAGAAAAGGCAAGAGAACGTATCGCAGCTTATGAAGCTAGAGTAAAAACTAATCTAGCTAAAGAAGCTATCTATTTGCAGATTATTCAAGAGAATAAATTGCGAAGAGAACAATCTTACGAAAATCGTACAGCAATAAAAGCTGGTACACGTGAGTCTTACAGACAGCGCAAGAGACGTTTAAACAAAGAACGTAGACTTGCAATGAAAAGTAAATAACTCAGAGATTATTAACATAAGTTCAACTTCTAAACATTATCAAAAAATGGCAGGAAAAGAAACAACGGTAGCAGATGTTACCAAAATTTCAGTAGAAAACATTGAAGAAGTCATCAACACCGGTTCTACAGTAACTGAAGAAGCAGCTAAAGAAGCAGCTGAACAGATTGCGAAGAAGCGTAAAGAAGAACTGACAGAACGTCTGGTTGAAACTACTCTACGTAGTGAATATACTCGTAAGTCTACTTACTTGAGTATGAAGAAAACAGACAAAGAGCGTGAAATCAAGCTCAACTATCTGAAGAAGTTCTCCGAAAAGGATGACAAATTACGAAACGGCGGTATCGCTATTGAAGACTACGAAAAGGATTGTCAAGAACTCTATAAAGAGGCTAACAAACTGATTCGTGAAGTCGGTCAATGGTATGATGAACAGTTGAAGAAACTGTATAATCAGTATCCGAGTGCCCGCTATGATTGGAAATACAGTAGTATGTCCATGTAATTTCCACGCATCGTCCAAAATCATAGTACTCTAGCAGTAGAAATACTGACTACATAGTCTAGATTAGAGAAAGTAGCAAATCTTGGATCATCGTTTAGGATTGGATCTTCATATAAGCAACTCTAGTGTGAATTAACACACATGCAAACAAGTGTAAGGCGTAGCAATACGACCGATGCCGGAGCAGGACAGTATGACAACGTGCCACTGATCATGTGCCTAAGATCGTGAGGATGTAATTATAAATTGCGCAATATATAAATACAGATTCTATACTCGATGAGTATATTATGCAATAGCATTCTTATGATATCAAATCAGCACATTTTGGAATCGTGCGATGCTAGACATCATGCCGTATAGGGGCCGCAAGGTATCTTATACTTCCAAGTTTAAGTTATCAAAACGTTGTTACATAAAATAAAAGACCAAGAGTATGTAGGTTTGGTCGCCTACATACTCACAATTGACTGTTAGGTCTATTAATCAGTCGTTAGGACAAGGGTTCGACTCCCTTATGCTCCACAAGTCACGCATGACATTAGGTTCTAAATTTCTTTCCTTGTACAGGGCAAAAAAGAAACTAATGGGGCATTATGGTTTTGACTGCGACAACGAGAGATAGAATAGGTCAATAATGCGAATAACTGGCAATACAAGTTATGTAACAGACTACACACGCTTAGTAGCGTGATGAGTCTGAACGGCTAAGCTAATGTCGTAAAAAGCGGAAGTAAGTGACTCGGGACTGTAGGGGTTCAAATCCCCACTTACTACAATTAAATTAAGTTTAATCAATAAATTAATTTGAAATGGGATTAATTAACTTTATTAGGCAGAATCTTCCAGAGTCATGGGAGAAAGCCGCAACTGAAATGAAAATGAAGAGTGAGTTAATAACTCGACTTCATGCTAATGTTCCTCGTATCTATAAAAATAGATATCATTACAAAGAAGGAATGCGTTATATTAGGTCTGTATTTAACATATCGGCTGATAAGCTAGTTTACTACGTTGAAGCGTCAGATATCGACTTAGTAAAATGGGAAAAACTTACTAACAAAATTAAAGAAATCGAATATCAATGCGAGTAGTACCATGGTGGGTTTGGTTTGATTCCAAACAGGAAGAAAGAGAGTTCAAACAAATGTTAAACTCTTCAAAATCAGATATTGAAGCAATAGATAAAGTGTTGGATAAATATCCAAACTTAACTCTTGATCAGGCTTCTGGTATAGTAGATAACTTTAAAAAAGAAATTAATAAGTCATGAGATTAAATGGACCCGGCGTATATCAAATTGTCGGAAGTAATATAGAACTATTAGCAGTAGTTGTTGGTGAAGCTCCTTATTTGAGGATAACATCTGCAATTATCATGAATGAAGCATTTCAGAATGCAAAATTCAGAGAAGTAAAGGAAGAATCCTATGAGATCCAGAGTATATATAATCATCCAGATAGCTATGTATGTTATCCATACGAAGGATCAGAAGTATGTCAGCTACCCATTGAAAGAAGATCAATGCGTGGCAGTAAGATGCCCATCACAACAGATGATGAGTATAACGAATTTAAACGTAGATACATCAATGATACATCTATTCCTGGAAGAGGAACTATGAGTACTAAGATGTATATTATGGATAGAACTGGTTGGTCAGCTGCACAAGCACAACTAGTTATTTGCAAACTAGCCAAAGAAGTAAAGAAAGAAAATGGTAATATACAGTATTACAAATAGGGCATATACTCCATGGGGTAAAAGATATAATCTATTTCACTGGAGAGCATCATGGTGGGTATATATTAGTCTTGCAGAAAGAGAGAGGAAAACATTACCTTTTAAGGCTGATAAACCGGTAAACCACATATTATATTGGTTTGATACTAATATACTCCAGAGAATAGGAAGAGATTCTAATTTTACTCTAAATGTCCGCATTAGAATAGTATGCGGAATGATTAATAAACTCAATCCTGCAAAGATATCTATGGAGATGAAAAGAGAGTTTATGGAGTGTATTTGGGATGCTTATCAAAAGTTCTCAAAAGATTACATTGAGTATCATTGTAGATACGAACTAGGATTACCATTTTAAGGGTATAGGGCTTTGATCGGCCCTATACTCACTAACCGTTGAACGGGTCAAATAAGAGTTACTTCAATAATACATAAATTTGCGTCCTGTACTCTTATGATTATCAGTTCAGCACAATGCCCGTACATATGACAGATGAAGAAAAACAACAAGTTTTCGATCTGATCAAACAGGCGAAAGAAGGCAAACAATCTGCCTTCACAAAGCTTTATAATCGCTTTAATAGAGTTATTTACAATACTATTTATTATATTGTGAATAACAAAGATGCAGCAGATGATTTATTATCTGTTACATTTACTAAGGCTTTTAGTAAGCTAGATAGTTATGTTAATAATATATCTTTCGAGATGTGGTTAAAGACAATAGCTATCAACAGTAGTATAGACTATATTCGACATACTAAAAAGGAAAGAGCGAACTATTGGATTGACGATAATGCCAACTCTCTACAGTTGAATGACTCGGCCGGTTATTCACCTGAAGAAGATTATATCTTCGCAGAGAAAAGTGTAAATTTAGAAAATGCCTTGTCGCGACTTCGTTGGAAGTATAGGAATATAATTGAGCTACGCTCAATCCAGAATCTGTCTTACAAACAGATTTCTGAACAACTTGGGCTCTCAGAGTCTCAAGTTAAATCACGGCTTAATAAAGCACGTGAAAAGTTAAAAGAATTATTAACAGATTAAATTTACTAATTATGTCAGCATCTATGATTTTAGTGCTGCTTGTTGTAGCAGCAATTAGTGCACGTATTATGCGTTCTACTAAAATGTGGTGGATATTCTTATTCACTATTATGACTGGCTTATTAGTAGGTATGTTGAGCAAAGAGACTGTAAATCATTTCGTAAAGAAAGAAGTTACAGCCTCTATTGCTCCACTAACTAACACCGTAGACAATGTAGATCTATTGTGCATGTTACCGGTAGTCACAGTGACAGAAGGAGCTACACATGGAGTAACAGGTTACACAATAGACCTTGTTGAACCATTGTCAGACGCATTAGTTGGTAATCATACTACTAAGGGCAGAGACTCACCAGAGTTTGAGGATGATAGTTGAACCTCATTAAACAATCTATCTAAATTCACCTATTTTATTAACAATTTAAAACATTATCAAAATGTCATCTAAAAAGAAACAAGCAGCTCAAGCAGCTGCAACTGCTGCAAAACCAGCAGAAACAGCTAAAGTAGATAATACTACAAAAGCAACAACAGAGAAAGAGAACAAAGGTACTGCGAAAGCAGAAACTCCAGCAGCAGCTCCGGCTCCTCAACCTAAGAAAAAAGAGGAGAAGAAAACTGAAGCTAAGACTGAAAAGCAGCCCGCCCAGAAAGTGGCTGACACACAGCCGAAGCCGAAGAAAGACAAGACTCCGGTAGTTATTGCTGAAGAGGTAGACGAAACTACCGCTCTGGGCAATAAGATTGGTGTTCCATTATCTAACACAGGTATGGACGCAATCAAACGTTCTTCTACTGATGCTAAAGCACAGTTGGTAACCTATGGTTACAACCGCTTTATCAACAATGAAGAGTTCAAAGATAAGTGTCCTGAAGCTTGGAAACACACTGCACAGGTATGTGATGTTGTGTGGTTGCTTGCTATGGTTGATATTCGTAATGAAGTGGCTGCTCTGAAATCAGGTGGTCAGATTGTTGCGAAGATACCTGAAGATCAGCTGATGCCTTTGAACGAAGTAGCAGAAATGCTGGGTATTACTCTTGCTGCACCAAAAGCAATTGTAGGCCCGCAAGGTGAAAAACAGCTTGCTATTGATTTCACTTCACCGGATACTGTTGTTCCCGAAGAATTGAATGATAAGAAAGCTCCGGTACAAACTGTACCTGATCTCGACTATGGCAAAGTTGGTACAGATCACGAAAAGATTTGTGCAGCTTTGGACTATTTGATGCACCAGAACCGTGATATTACGGTTTGTATTGACAAAACCTTAGAATGGTATCGTGGGTTGTGTATGAACAACGCAAGTTCTGCTAATGCTAAGCTTGCACTCGATGCTAAACCACTTAACGAATGGATTGACGAAATCTTCCATCTCATTCCAATTGCAGGATTGATGAAGGGTCTTGGACGTTCCGTATATCTTTATACGAAACAGCAAGGTTCTCCAGTATCTGCTCACAGTATTCTGCATGGCAAATTGCCTAACTGGAGTGAAGAAGACATTGTCAGTCTGCTGAAAGTACTGATTCAGGAAAACTATCGCTATAGCTTGGAAGATAAGATTGACGCAAACGGCAATGTTATCAAAACCGAAAAGCCGAAACCTACAGAGGATAAGGCTATTCAATCTGTAGTTGGTAGTGTTGGATTGGAATATGTTGACAAATTGATGGCTGATTATACTCGCCCTGTACCTGAAAATGCTACAGATGAGCAGTTAATGGAAATCAAGGAATCCCGTGCTGCTGCTCGCAAGATTATCAGTCTTGTACGTGCTAACTATTATCCAGGCAAGGTTGAACCGACTAACGAACAAATTCGTTTCGCAATCGGTAAGATCATCAATGTATATCGTCAACCAATGGATCAGATAGCTGAATTCGAAGGCCCTCTGCCTACTCTCGTTGGAGAATATCCGGAAACTCCAAAGACTGAAGACAAGCCGGCTGAAGAAAAAAAAAGCTAACAGCGCCGTCTAAGTGGAATATCGTATACTACCTTAAGAAACTGTTCACTAACTCATAATCAATATGAATAGTAGAATTCTATCGACAATTGGTTTCTTTGCAATCAGCTTATTAGTTGGTTATAATTTAATCAGTACTGTCGAACCCGTGCAGGCACAACAACCTGTAGTTCCTTCATATTTAGAGTTAATGTCTATGATGAACTCTAATAAAGAAGAGAAGCAGTCTGTGAGTAAAGTAGACACTATTACTGTGTCTTATGACGTTAATACTCAGGAAGTATCCGTAAAAGGAACAGCAGACGCAATTGTGAACGTTACAACGACTGGTGAACTTAAACCGGTTGTTAAGTGGAGAACTAAAGTAAAAGAAGTCAACACAGGATTTCCAAAGGTACGCAGTATCGCGAATATGCCAGAGGATGTAAAACCACTTGCGCCTTTTACTAAAGATATCTCAAATGAATAAGAAGAATCTTATTATGCTTACTACGATGGTACGGCTATCACGTATCATTCGTAGTTGCAAAGATGCAAGGCGTAATTTAGATTCAGTGATAGACCAAACCAACTACTTTATAGTAGCTGGAGAGAATTCTAATCTCATACAGGTACAAGCGAAAGCTAGTATCAGTAATACCTTATTCGTAGAACAGTACTTACGCTCGTCTGTAAGTAAGATTTGTGCTAGTTTGGATGGATTTGATCCAGGAAGAATGGATCCTGTCGATTATATCAGTAGTAGTGATATAAAAGATGGCGTAGTTGATCTATGCCGTGGCAAGAAAGTTGTAGCTACAATATTTCTACCATCAGGAGAGATTGTTCCGGCAAGACCAGAACAAGAAATTGCAGGAGAAGATAAATCCTCAGCGGAAAAAAGTTAATAGTAATAGCCGCTATACAAATACTATAATTATACTATGGTTCGAGAGGAGTAAAACCAAAGCGTGAATCACTCCGGCGGTCACAGTAGGAAGTTTTCAAGTACTACCGCGTCAGGGAGTTTGTGTCCATTAACACATAGCCCGAAAAGATACAGAATCCGAGAATATGTCAGGAGTAGTTATGAGATGCTCCATAGCCGCAACAACGGTGAGATACTCAAAAGGTAGGATAATAGCCCATACTGGTGAAAAAGGTAGGGAAAGTGGGAGAGGGTGAATAGCCCACGCAAATAATATGAGAACCGGCTGGCGATATTAAATGTGAAGAACCCTTGATTTAGGAGCTACAAGAAGATACCCTAGTCATAAATTAATTCAAATCGGAGAGATATAGTTGGTAGAATAAACAAATAAAACTACTTAGTAACAATATCCATAATCTCCAAAATAGGAACGAAATCCTAATGCTCGTATGCACTATCAAGATGTGATTCAAAAAGGAGTATAAACACGATGCTGAAACAAGGGCAATACGGCTCTTGGACTAATCCCTTTGGAAAGGAACGTCGAAACATATATTTATATTAAGGACTGACGAACGTCCTCCAGCGGGCTCCAAACTCGCTTAACAAAAGCGCAAGTATGCGTTCAGAAAGAGAAAATACGGGTGCTAACTTCTAGTGTTCTAATGGAGAGAATCTGTCTCGTCTACTCGTAAAAGCTTGTAGATAGCCGTTATATGAAGGGAAGTAAATACTGATACTAATGAAGGATAACCGTGTTATGGTACATACTTATGCAAAGTAAGGATATGAAAGCTGGAAACGCAATGATCCAGATTGTAGAACTACGTGTAGTTTTACTCTGATTGATTATCGTGGAGCAGGAGCCAATCCTGTGCATTATCGTAAATAGTGTGCTGCAAAAGAACTTACGTATGAGGGATGAAGCTATATGAGATTGATAGCATTCTTTCAAGTCTAAAGTGACTCACGTGCTTAGTCGTTCGTGTGAGTATAAATGAATGAGGAATGACTGAACCCAGAGTGTTCAGGCGGTTTGAGGGCGCTATAACCCTGATTCTAGTTGTCACATACCTTTAGCAAGTATGATATGGCATAAAATAATAAGCAAGGAGAGTCTTGGTACTCCTATTAAAAAACAGCAGAGCTTATACCTTTCAAGATATGAAAAGGTGTACTATTAGATTATCACACTCATTCCAGAGTAGGAGATATTAGTAGTAGTCAAAAACAATAAGTTAACAAGTAAGAGCCAAGCTGCTCCAGCTTAGAACCCTGGAACCAGAGAGGTAAGATTGTGAACAGATGATGTTACTCTACTGCATCTGAAAGTTAATGCCGAATAGAACCGGCCTAGTTAAATCTGTTCTAAGAGATAGTTAATATATTATTAATCGACGCATAGTGAAGGAAGGCTATGGTCACATGTAATTAAGGAAGTTCAATGATAGTACAGAAGTGGCAAATTATCAGTTGTAAGATAGACCGCATGGAGTACGAGTCACCCTTAGACTGCCAACCGTTACGCTGACATTAGACACTCCTAAAACATTTACAGCAAATAAATGTGTAAAGAGAACGCTGAATCGTTAATAACCTACAGCCAATCACCCTGTCTCGGTAGATTAAAGGGCTAAGTACATTTTGACCCAATAGCAAGAGCAATTGGGCAGTAAGGAAACGATAAAGGGTGGAAATCCCAGTATTCGCGCAGTATAAACAACAAATCCGAGAGGTACAAGTGGGCCATGCTTCAAGCAATGGGCTTGTGAGTTTTAGTAATGTTTAGATAAAACGACCTTCAATCGCATAGATTGTCGTAATTTCCGGAAATACTAATAGGCTGAAAAGATGCCATTGACTTAGTTTTCTATATTGCATCCAATCGCGATATAGGATTACGGTGATAGGTGCGCTAAGCATCGAAAGAGTTGAATCTTAGCCGTCGACACGGGACGATAAACATTTATCAATCTTTGTCATATTTTATCAGAGATTTTATCAGATGATATTTTCAAATAAATTGACATTTATTCTAAAAGCTTAGTAGATTATGTGATTGAATTCACCACTACCATTACTGTAGTGCTAAGAAATAATCGAACGGTAGAGAGCATTAAAACGAATATTAACTTAAAAAAACATTAAAATGATCCGTATGGTATATCAAGTACGGAATCAAGAAGGGAAACATTTTTATGGACAATATTAATCAGAACGGCAACCCCGTAGTTGGAACTATGGCTGCACAGATTCTTGCCCAGAACCGGCAAATCGCTCAGAAGTATTACGGACCTTTGTTCGGTAAGCAAGTGTTTACTATCGTAGCTGTTTGTCCTGATCCGAAATGGAAGGAAAACACTATGAACGGAATCAATGATTTCCGCAACGAAATTAAGGCTTATATTGTCAAAGCTATTGACATTATGAGTATCAGTATTATTGAAAAAGATTTGGATCAACGGCCGAAGATCGGTATCAATGTTGGTATTCCCGGCGTAGAACCGATGATGTTCGAAATCGCTGAACCGGATTTCAGTAAAGCAACTCGTGAAACAGTCACTGAAGCTATCGACCGGCTTAGTAAGCCAGGTAGCAAACCGATGTTCTTCTCTGCTGAAGACTTGCCGAACCTTGACAAGCTCGTAGAGATCGCGAACAACGGTAGTATCAATACGTACGAGGAAATGGCTCGTAAGTGTATGATGCTCGCTAAGACTGTTCGTGGATATTCAGAAAACAACCGACGGATCTACACTAACTATATGCGCGAATGCGGTATCAGCAGTGCAGAACTTGAGGTAAACGTTCACATTGAAAAGAGCGAATAAACATTATGATAGGAAGATTGTCACCTTCTCGGGTTGACTTCTTACGTATGCTAATCATATATGAACCATCTATTTTGGCTAAAGTAAAGGTATTGAATGGGAGACTTGAAGAGCAGCCGAAAAAGGTAGATATATTAGATAATGGACAGGTTATCTTGTATTATGGTTCAGGTCCGAAATGGTTGCAACGATTCTTTAATACTCATGGATCGGTGAGTATTACAGATATCGCAATCAAAGCAGCAAGCATAATGTCTGGCTCTGGAGAAGCAAAAAACGAAGAGGCTTTCTATGGTATGATGAAAGCTATACTTAAGGAAGCTGAAGATAATAATGATCTCGACTGTATAGTAGACATCTTGTTTGATAATTTACGGTGTAGTCCGAACGGGGAGTTACACTCTAAATATATCAATGAGAAGTATTTACAGAAATATGCAGACGAGAAAGGGCACAACCGAAAAGTTAAGATGACCGAAGGTCCTCGCGGCTTTATAGGTATAAGACTAGAAGATGGACGGGTATTGCCGTGTTATCTCGGTAAAACAGTTATAATTGACGAATAAGTGTTGAATTGGACACTTGTCAATTAATCTCTTTGTTATAGTACTGAATGGGGTACTACACAAAATGGAGACTGCTGAATTGGGCAGTTTCAATCCCATGCATTAGCTTAGTGATTAGAGCGCTCTTTAGAGAGACGGGAGTTTGATTCTCTCATGCATGACTAACTAGTAGACGTAATTTGGTTGAGTATTAACTTAAAAAACAAATCACTTGAATATGAAATCAATTACATCTAAATATGCAAAAGAACGTATTTACAATCTTAGTAAAGATATAACTAAGTATTGGCACATAATACAGAATGAAAACGTTATTTCTAAGGAAGCAAAGCGAAACTACGATCTTAAGGTATTACTTACTAAGATCGAAGAAATGGCAGAAGAACGTTTCCTTATGAAATTATATCTCCAGTGTATTAATATGGGGTATAAGAAGTTTTCAGAATTATCTAATGATAATAATTACATTACGATATTTTCACTTTCAGAGAAACAAGAACGATTGAATCATTTAAATCGAATTAAAACTATTGATCCGAAGCTTAAACGTGCTAAAGGTAAGAAAGCGCTTAACAATACAGAAGAACTTACTTCTGCTTTCATTGGTACGTTAAAGAATAAGCTTCAGTTAGAGATCAATAAACTGACAAAAGACCTAGAAGATTTTAACGAAAAAGCAGAGCTAGATATAGAGTCTGCACCAATTTGCTTAGCAGCGTAAAGTATGGAAAATAGAAAAACAAGAACATGCTACCTAAAGCAACGCTTATTCGAATCAAATAAGCATTATGAGAGCCGAGTAAATACGGCTCTCGCTACTATATCAGACTTAGATAACAGTGAGATTACTAGACTTATTGTTGGTAATAGATCTGTATATGTCTGTTATATTGAAGAAACTAAAGTAAGTCCTAAAATAGGATTTACAAGTAAATAACCATTAAAACATTATCAAGATGAAAAAGCAGAAAGTACAACATAAGAGAACTGGAGTAAAATTATCCAGAACTAACCGTTCTAAACTACGCCGTTCAAAGAAGACAGAAGTAGTATTTAGAAGTCCGGGTCCGTCACCCTTTATTACTAAAGGAGAAGATGGGAAAGTCAGTATTACTAATATCGTTGGAAAAGTTAGCCAGAAGAGCTACACAACAGATATAGGTAAAAATGCAAGACAAGAGAATAAAACAGCTAAACAAGCTAAGAAAGATCGTATTAAACAGATCTTAGCTAGTGCTGGCTTCGATCCTACTATTAAGTATACAAGAAAAGAGAAGAAGAAATTCACTCGTACTGTAAAAAAGAATCTATTTGCTAAGAAAGAAGTTGTAATTCCTTCCGAAGAGGAAGTGAATAAACGTAAATTTAAATACGTAATTCAACGAAAGAGATCTGAAAAGATTGTACCAGCAGTAGTACAAACTATAGAAGATCACAGAGTATACGATTTCAAGACCGACTATTTTGAAGCTACTTCTAAAGAAGACGCTTTCAAATTAGCAGTAAAAGAAGCTAAGAAATTTGAAAAGGATTCCTCTTTTACTGGTGTTACCGTTTATGATATGGAAGGAGACAATAGTATAACTTATTATACTAGGTCAAAGCTGCTTGCAGCATAGTTATTAACTATTAATATTATCAAGATATGATGGACAAGAATAATAAGCAATATAAAATAGCTCGTAGCAAAAAGAGAATTGAGTTAAGAAACATCTGGAAAGCCGACAGAAGAAGTTTGCAAGGATGCAAGATGTTAATATCTGCTGAAGAAGCTGAAGCTCGCGAAAAAGCAGGAAAGAAACCTATCGTTCCTAAGAAATGGAAAGAAGAAAGAAATGCTAGAATTCGTGAAGCTCGTGAGCGATCTGCAAAGATTGACTTTCAACCTAAAGACTTTTACTGTGATGAGCTGAAAGAACGCAGAAAAGCAAAGAAAGCTCATAGAAAGGCTCTCATACTCAAAGCGAAAGAAGCTATGCTTACTAAAGCAATTAAGCATGGATTAAAGCATAAAGACATAGATGCTATTAAGCATACTATTGTGCTTACAGCTAAGCTTGACAGAGCAATAGCTAGAAAACAGAGTAAAGAAGACAAGGCTAAGTATAAAGCTTCCCTTGTAGAGTTTAAGACCAAGTATGTTCGTACATACAAGGTAGGAAACACTAGATGTCCTGAAAAAGGAACTGGGCGTCACAAGAAGAATAGAGGTTTTGCACGCAATAGCACAGCAAAAATCTATTCAATGAAACAGGCTAAGCAGGCCGCCTAAACTTTGCCTGCGAATTAAATTTTTCATAATTAAAAAAATGTAATCATGCGGTAATACGCTGGAACCCCTGTAGTTTAAATGGCTAAAATTCCTAAATGTCGGTTCGAGTCCGACCAGGGGAACAAACTTAACACCATTAACTATGATTATACGAGATAAGATTGTTTATGTATATGATATTGAGGTATTCCCCAATGTCTTTCATTGTACTGTAAAAAATACAGAAACAGGTGAGTTACATAAATTTGAAATATCTTGCAGAAGCAATCAATTAGATGAGCTCGTAGAGTTCTTTCATACTATAAATACAAATCATACATTCGGAGATCTTTATACTACAGATATTCAGTTTAATACTGATAAACTATTCTGTGGATATAATAATCTTCATTATGATAATGCTATTATAAACTATATAATAGATTATTATAATACTATGAAATACAAAGGTTATAGAACTATATGTAGGTCTATATTTAACCTAAGTAAAGTAATCACTGATTCAAGTGAAGATGATATCAACGCTTGGAAGAAGTGGAAATATATGGTTTGTTTCGATTCTTTTGATTTACTTACTATGTTATATAGTAATAAGTTAAGAGTAGGTTTGAAAGAGATTCAAGTAACAATGCAGTACAAAAATGTACAGGAATTTGTTACAGACTGGCAGGCTGATTTGCCTGAAAGTCAAATAGACTCAATGATTGAGTATAATATTAATGATGTTAATTCTACTGAAGAGTTACTCAATAGATGCAAAAAAGATATTGATCTTAGGATCGCTATCGAAGACGAATACGGAGTAAGAGTACTTAGTAAAGATGGTGTAAACATTGGTATGAAGATCCTAACCCAGAAGTATCTGGAAAAGACAGGACAAACATGGTGGGATATTAAAGATTTAAGATCTCCTATGTCTGTAATACCGTTAAATGCTGTTATATTACCATTTATTAAGTACGATAGTCCTGTACTTCAAAAAGTACTAGCTGATATGAAAAGTCAGATAGTATCTCCTGGAAGAAAAGGATATGAAAACAAATTCGTATTTGAAGGATTACAGTATTCTGTAGGAGTTGGTGGCATTCATTCAGTGAATAAGCCAGAAATAATAATTCCGAAAGAAGACGAGTTGCTCATTGATATAGATGTTGCATCTCTATATCCAAGTATGCTAATAGAATATGAATTCTATCCTAAACACTTAGGTCCTGAATTCCTAGAAGTATATAAGCAGATTAAAGATGAGCGTATCGAAGCAAAACACAATGGCAATAAGGTTAAGAATGAAACCTTAAAGCTAGCTCTTAATGGTTTATCAGGTAACTTACAGAATGAACATAATTTCTGTTATAGTCCATTTGCTGTAATGCAAATTAGAATAAATGGACAGTTACTATTACTAATGCTAGCAGAGAAACTTACCCAACTAGGATGTCGAATCGTCCAGGCAAATACTGATGGTTTATTCGTCTTACTTAAGAAAGATGTATATTCTAAAGTAAACAAAGTTTGTCGTGATTGGGAACAACTTACTAAGCTAACACTTGAGGAAGAACGTTTCAAAGCCATGTATCAATATGCTATAAATGACTATTTCGCTATTGCTGAAGATGATTCAGTAAAAGAGAAAGGTATGTTTATTACTACTGTAAAATTAGGAAAAGGTCTAACTCCGAAGATCATACCGAAAGCAGTAATAAACTTTTTTAAGAACGGAGTGCCAGTAGAGGAAACTATAAAAGGTTGCCAAGATATTAGAGACTTTCTAATGTCTGAAAAGACTGGTAAACAATGGCATGTTGAGTATAATAATAAAGAACAACAGAGAACTAATCGTTTCTATGCAAGTACTAATGGTGCTTACTTATGGAAATGGAAACCAACAGGTTATAAAGAGGGTGAAATCGTTGAATACGATGTACCTTATGTAGGCACACAAAGATATACAGCCAAAGAAAGGCAGTATCAGAATATGCTTACTGCATCTGGTGTTACTTTATTAAATTACTTAGATGATAAACCAATAGAAGAGAGAAAGATTAATTATAGGTATTACATTATGGAAGCCTATAAGATAATCAGAGAACTTAAACCGTTACAAATGAGCCTATGGGATTAACAGAGGCTTTATCAGATAATTTCAGAAACCGTAAGCTCATATAATATATGAGACTATGATTTTAGAAATAGACACCTCAATCCTTGACAGGATTGAAAATTTATCTATTAATCAGCTAGTATTCCTAACACTTGTATTGAGTGATTTCAAAAACATCAATCAAGACATTCAGAAACTTCTCAGCCTAGTTAATGAAGAAGAGATACAAGAGTTAGAATCTCGTGGTTTAATCGCTACCAGCACTGTAGACGATACCACAGTCATAAAGAAGACAGCAAAACTAGAAGAACTTCTAAAAGAAGATAAATCTATGTTTGATGAATTCTATGACCTATTTCCAGTTTATGTTATAAGACCTGATGGAACTAAAGGTTTCTTGAGGGCTAATGTGAACAAATGTAGGAAGGAATATAATCGAATAGTCGGTAAAAGCAGAGCTATGCATCAGCATATAATGAATTGCTTATCTTTTGAGATAGATAATAAAATGCTAACCGGTAAAATAGGTTATATGAAGACTATGTGGAAATGGCTCACTCAGCACGAGTGGGAAACTTACGAGGAGCAAATGAAAGTAGAGGAACCTGTAATTAGTAATAGTTATGGAACAGAACTCTACTAATACACTTACTTTCCGTCATATCTCTACTGCTGCTAATGAAGCAGTAGAGTATATCAGAGAGAGAAAGAATCATCAGATTCAATCTCTTAAGACAAGATGGAATAAGTTCAATACACATTGTATGGGTGGTATTGAACCAAATACGATATATACTATAGTAGGTATATCAGGTAGTGGTAAATCATCGTTTGTTAATACGTTAGAAACTGATTTAATAGACCTAAATCCAGATCAGGATGTCGTCGTACTTAATTTCTCGTTTGAGATGTTAAGTTCAAGGCAGGTAGGTAGAAAATTAAGTAGTAAGTTAAGGCAAACTACTGCACAGCTATACAGTGCTAATGAGGATCTTGCAGATGAAACATTAGCAGAAGTTGAGGAAGCATCTCAACAAATAAAATCATACCAGATATATTATGTAGATACACCTGGGACGGTTGGAGAAATAGCTTCTACTATTGATTATTTCTATGAGAATTATGCTAAGGATAAGAAATTCATTATTATCCTAGACCATACCTTACTTGTAGAAGGTCAAGAATCTGCACTGAAAGTGATTTCGGATTTACAGAAACTGTTTATTAGGGTTAAAAAATACCCTAATACTACTATAATCCAGTTATCACAGATGAACCGAAACATTGAGGCTCCTGATAGGATTAACAATCCATCTATGCATTATCCAATGCGTAGTGATATTTCTTCTGCGGATACTATATTTCATGCGTCAGATTACGTTATCTGTATTCACAGACCGGAATTGCTCAATATACAGCAATATGGACCAAATCGTCTACTAGTTAAGAATAAAGTATATCTCCACATCTTAAAGAATAGAGATGCTGGAGAGTGCGCAATTCTAGAGTTTGACAATGATTTAAAATACAATAATTTAATTGAAACGCTAAAGAATACGGAACCTGCAAAGAAGATTTCGTTTTAGTAATAACAATTAAAGGCTGAAAATTATGATTACAAAATATTCATTTACATTACCGAAGAAAAACAATACTAGTGCTTTTAACAACAAGAATATTCTTGCTGATAAAATATTGAACGCTTATCCTTGGCTGGGTAAAAAGAAAGAAGACAAAGAAATCTTTGATTACTATTATCTGGATACAATTTCTTGCCCTGCTGGAACAAAATGTCCGTTTAATATTAGCGACTTAGAGGATGAGTTCTTTAAATTCATGAGTGCTCTTAGTACAACAGCTAAGGACTATGACTTTGAAGACGAGTTCGGTACTCCGATTCGTATCTTCGATAATTTTGTTCAGATTGGCTACGATGTAATTCCTATTACACCAGGTTCTCTGAATCACCTAAAACCGAAAACAAAGAAAACCATTATCGACATCACAATTAAGTTGAAAAATAGTGGTTTGTTCTAAATAAGATATTAAGATTCCGTACTTATCAGAATTTGTCAGAGTTTACCAGAAAACACGGAATACAAGAAATAAATTAGCTTTATGATTGTATTACCAAAAGAAAAAACCGAAGCAAAGGTATGTAATCCTAAGTTTGCCGTTTTCTATGGAAAGCCTAAGGCAGGTAAATCCTGTCTTATGGCAGCCCTAGAGAACAATCTGATTATCGACCTGGAAAACGGTTACCAGGCTTTATCTGCTTTAGTTATTCAAGCAAGATCTGTAAAGGATTTTGGAGATATTGTTACAGCAATTAAAGAAGAGATTAGTCGTACGGGTAAGAAGCCGTATAAGTATATTACTATAGATAATGCAACTCGACTAGAGGAGATATGTATGGGTTATGCTATACAGCTTTATAAAAGCACGAATCAAGGAAAAAATTATCAAGGAACAGACATTCGTACTCTACCTAATGGTAGTGGCTATATGTGGCTTAGAATGGCTGTGAAAAAGGTAATCGACTTGTTCAGAGATCTAAGTGATCATCTTATATTGATTGCTCATACGAGAGATAAACAGATAAATGTAGAAGGACAAGAAATGTCAGAAATGACACTTGACCTTACTGGTAGATTAGGAGACATTATCTGTGGTGAAGCAGATGCTATTGGATATGTTTATCGTAAGAAAAACGAAACTATCATTTCATTTGAAGGTGGTAGTAACATAGTAAGAGAAGCAAGAGCACCACATCTAAGAGGTAAGAATATTGTCGTTGCAGAAAGTGATGAAAATAATAATATTACGTTCCATATGGATCGTATTTTCTTACCTGAAGAATAACATACAAAACAAAGAAATTATGATTTACAGTACAGAATTAGCAAGCAAGATAGTAATAACAGATAGTAACAAGAATAGCAAGTTTCTCGAAGCTGGTATACACGATAATGTGAAATTTACTGGTGCGAGAGCAGCAACCTCTCCTACTGGTAAGAACTTTATGGAGCTCCGTTTTGAAAAAGACGGGAAAGAATTGTTACATACTGAATGGGAACCAAACATTAAACCTGAAGAGACTGAAGAACAAAGTCAGAGTAAGATTACTAATCAAGTAACACGTATTATGCGTGTACTGAAATGTTTCTATCCAAAAGAATTGATTAACTTCAATGGTAGTAGCTATAAGGAGTTCTCCGATTGGGCTATTGCTATGCTAAATGCTGCTAATAAGAATATCTTGTTGAAATTGAAGGTTACTTATAATGATAAAGGTTACACAACCTTGCCTTCATATGTTTCTTATGCAGTAATTGAACCTATGGATATTCCAGAAGGGTTCTATGATAAAGAGACAAATCCAGAAAATAAAAGTATGATTACAAAACTCTCTATCGACATGTTTACTAAACCAGTAATTGCCGATAAAGAGACTAAAGTAGATGAACTGTCTGTAGGTAATGATCCAGCAGACGATCTGCCATTCTAATCGTACTTAAAACAGCTGCCACCTAGGGCGTAAGCTAGGAATACGTAGGTTAGCATACCGCATTATGAAAAATGAGTGATTCGAAATAGTATGCAACCTACGTTTTATATGGCAGTCCCGGAGTATCAGGGATATGGTTTAATTAGAAGAAGGATACATCTTTTAGTTAATGTAGAGTTCGAATCTCTACACTGCCGCTAAATAATATATATATCATGGTTTACGATACAAGTAAAGTAAAAGACAATTTTGGTATTACTCTAGAATGGATATTAGCTAGAGTAACAGAATATGATATATATGCTGCGTATATAGGTAATTTTAAAGTAGGCATGATCTATAACTCTCCTTTAAGGAAAGATAAAACACCATCATTTGGTTGTTTTTATAGTAGAAAGACTAAGCAATTACTCTTCAAGGATCATGGCACTGGAGAATGTGGTAATGTAATAAAGTTTATAGAGCTTTACACAGGCATTACTAACTATTCAGATATACTTAAAGATATAGTAAGTAGACTTAAGATTACTAATGATACGCAATTGGTTAGCTCTAAGCAATACATACCGTCAACTGAAACAGTAATTGGTGTTGTACGTCAGGAATTCACTGAAACTGACATCAATTACTGGAAGCAGTTTAATATATCGGTAGAAACTCTAAAGAAATTCGGAGTAAGTAGTATAAAGTACTACCTATGTAATGGCATAGTAAAAAGCATTTACAAAGAAGATAATCCAATGTATGCTTATAAAGTTTATAATCACTTTAAGATATATAAGCCTTTAGCAGATAAATATACAAAGTGGCGTAATAACCTTACTGAATATGATATTCAAGGTTATAAGCAACTACCAAAGAAAGGTGATATCCTAATAATTACTAAGAGTATGAAGGATGTCATGTGTCTATATGAAATGGGAATACCTGCCATTTCGCCTTCATCTGAATCAACATTTATTCCGAATGACGTCTTAGAGCACTTAAAGAAGCGTTTTAAACGTATTATTATAATGTTTGATAGAGATGAAGCTGGAGTGAAATATCTCCGTAAAATAAGCCAAAAAACAGGCTTAGAAGGTATGTTAGTCCACAAAAGATTTAAAGCAAAAGATATATCCGATGCTATTAAAGCTAATGGATTTGAAAAGGTAAAGAACTGGTTAACAAAACAACTATGAGTAAGAAAATAAAGAGAAGCATCTCAAACTTTTTACAGTTCCCGTTTACATGTATTATCATACTTAGTGGAGCAATATGTATAGGTATTGACCGGTTACTAGGAGTATATGATGTAACTTTGAAAATTAATTCAATTAACGAATTTGAATACGATGATTCAGAGAAAGAAGAAATAGGGACGAGTAAGGAATGCAACTCCTAATGAATACGACGGAATAAAATTCCGAAGTAAATTAGAAACTTATACATATAAAAAGCTGAAAGAAGCAAAGATCTAGGCAGACTATGAGCAGCACAGATACGAACTTCTTCCAGCTTTTACTTTTGGAAACAAAAGATACAGACCAATGACCTATTTACCAGACTTTGTCGGTAAAGGTTTCGTAATTGAATGCAAAGGCTTTCCAAATGAAGCCTGGCCTTTGCGTGAAAAGTTGTTTAACTATTATTTGTACACACATGAACCTAAAACAGCGTTCTATGTTGTACACACGTAGAAACAAGTCGATGAGTTAATCGACAAACTAAAAACATAAAAACAGAAGTTATGGCAGAATTTATTAAAGTAGGTAATGAGATCACAGTTAAACCGAAGTTAGAAGGATTAGCATATGAACTTATTAAAGGTAAAGTATACGATTTGAAATTCAATCGTATGGAAGGAAAATCTTATCTAGTAGAAAATGGTGATTTGAATATGCCAAAGAAACTGTATAAGCTAGATGAGGATAATAACTTTATCAACCGTGTGCTTACTTATTTCAATTCTGAAAGTTCTAACCAAACAACAGGTGTATTACTTGCTGGTACTAAAGGTACAGGCAAAACAATGCTCTCTAAACGTATTGCCTTAGAAAGTAATCTACCTATTATTGTTGTTGCAACTGACTATCCTGCTGATAAACTAAATGCATTCTTCAAAAACTTTACTACTCCTGTAGCAATTATGTTTGACGAAATTGAGAAGAACGATTATTGGTGGGAAACTAAGGATCTATTAGGATTCTTGGATGGAGTAGAGTCAACAGCAAAGAAACTTGTATTAATGACTTGTAATAGAGCAGAAAAGATAGATGAAAACTTCTTTGACAGATGCTCACGTGTTCGTTATTTCAAACAGTATGAAGCTAATTCTAACTCTGTATTTGTACGCTATATGGCAGAAGATAAAGGAGTTAAGAATATAGATGAAGTTGTGAACTTCATTAACGAATATATGAAAGTAAAATCATTTGATAATATTTCTGCATTCTTAGATGAAGTTGTTCTCTTTGAAGACATGCCTTTAACTCAAATAGCTAAAGATATGAATATTTCTACTAAGGAAATAAAAGAGGAAAACAAAGTATCCTTTCAAGATACCGGATCAGTATCTAACGAAATACAGATATCTGATGAGGATGAAGAATATACCGATAACGATGAAGAAGATGATTCTGAATTCGTTACAAATGAATCTATATTCTAAATCATGATTTTATTTCTAATGATAGTCATATACAAGATGTCTAAACATATCCGTCAGGATATAGAAGACGAGATCCCATGGAATACAAACATGGAAGTTGAAACCGATTTATATTTAGCAGCATGAAAATAGAAATTCCGTATTATGAAGATAACACGCGAATATCAAATTCAGCAATCGGGTGGTTCTTAAAGAAAGGACCGCGATACCTCAAGGATATGCTTGATGGTAAAGAAGAAGGTATTAGTGGTAAGTATCTTGATAAAGGAACTATGATTCACATGTACCTACTTCAACCTGAAGAGTTTTGGGAGAATTATATGATAATTGATTATGAGAAACCCAAGACAACTCAACAGTTAGCTTTCTGTGAAGCTTACTTCAATTCTACTGAAATACTAGAAGAAGATAAACTTATAAATGCGTACAAAGCATCTTACTCTGGCAATAATATGTCAAAAGATGCTATGTTAAAAAAAGCAAAAGAATTACAGCTCAAATTTGCTGAATACATTGAGTTCTTAAATAAGAATCAAACGTATAAGATTATATCATTCGCAGATCTTACAATGCTAAAACGCATTAAAGAGAATATATATAATCACATTAAAGCAAAAGAGTTGCTTGAAAACCAGCCTGGTATTGAATGCCATAATGAATTTCATATCAACTGGGAAGCCGAGAAACAACAGGTCATGTGTAAATCACTGCTAGATAGAGTTAAAATTGATCATGCAGAACGTAAAATTGTACTCATTGACCTGAAAACAACTGCTGATGTCTATAACTTCAAACACTCTGTAGAAGAGTATGATTATTATAGACAAATAGCCTTCTATATACTTGCTCTTACTTGGTATATGAAAGAGGAAGGTTACGATATAGAAGACTATGATCTTGAAGCGTATATCATTGCTATCCAAAGTAATGGTAATAATGAGATACGCGTATTTAACATGTTAAACGAACAAGAGTTATTGGCCCGTAAAGACCTAATATCAGAAGCGTTGACAGAAATATCATATCATTATCAGACAGGAAATTGGGACCATACTCGTGAATATTACGAGAATAATGGAACTGAAGAACTTAAATGAAGCAACAGCTTGTTTGTTGCACTTAGTGATAGACAATAAGAAGTTAGTAAACGAAAATCTTGTAAATGTATATACAGATTATCCAGATGAACCTTATTTCTGTGATAACTTATTTGTAATGTATAGAGAAACAACAATAAAAGCATTGTTGAATCTTCAATACGAGCTAAGAAAGAATAAGTATTTTCATAGTCTACGTCAGATTCGAATAAATGACCAATGGTATGAAATAGCTGTATTTACTTTACCTAAAGAAATTAAAACTCGTAGAGATATACTAATCAGCGGTGGACCTGCAGAACTAAGTAAATCTGAAATGAGTAAAACACTTGAGTTATTCAATGGTATTCATACTAACCTACCAAATGTGCTGTTTACTAATGAATTTCATGAAGTAAAATCCGTCATACCTTTTGGTGATGTTATCGAAGATCCCTTCGAAGACATGCCAGAAGAGTGCTAACCTCCAAGGCACTTCAAATGATAAAGGCTACTAGAAATAGTAGCCTTTATTTTTATTTGTATAATTGTTCGTAATATTTTCGTTTGATTGCAGGATCTTGAATTTCTTTGACATTCTTAAATGGAGTCATTTTCCATAACCATCTTTCTAATTTTGTGTCGCCCTTATAAGCTCCATACTTAATCTTTTTATTATTAACTAAAACTTCCCACATTTCACTAAACGATATAAGATTAGTGAATGGATTCATTATATCAAATATAGAACTTACTGAAGTAATAGTATTAAGTAAGTCTAGAGGGTTATATTGATTACCATACTCAAATCCAGTTCTAGTAACTAGAAGAGCTAAGAAATTTTTAACCCAACTGTCTTTATCATCATCAGCAGCTTCAACTAATAGAGGTTTAACTACAAATGATAATAGAGCAATCATAGTCATTTCATAACTAAATTGTCTAATATTACCTATATCAGATGCATCTAGTTGTTTGCGGCTATTCCAATCCTTTATTAACATAGGTACTACTCTACTTATTGTTCTTAATAAAGCTTCACGTTCCATACCTAAGTTATAATCATACTATTTTTTCATAGTGATTCTTTCACTAATAATATTCGGTATATAATTACGAAACATCATTATAAGAGAACCAAAAGCGTTAGAAGCAAATTGTGCTTTCTGTTCTTCTGTTAATTGCCCATCAGCTGTAGCAGAAAGAGATCTAGCACTATTACTAATTTCATTCTATACTTCAGCAAAAGCTTTAGCCTATGCTTTATCTCTAATTACAATATTTCCATTTTCTATTTCAATTATATCATAAGTACTCTACAGAGTTCTCCAGATGTTTTTTGCATCTTCTTTGTTAGAGAATAACTAATTGAACTATTGACTATTATAGAATCTTCCATTGTAGTATCTATAGTTATTCATAATCGAATTTAGTATAGTACCCTTTATTACAAAATCAGAAAACGAAAAAAGTCCAAATGCCCAGTTTCTACTTATAGTATTTATTATACCCACTCTATTAGAATTTCTAAATGCATTCTGGAATTCTGTACCTATTTCGAATCTCTACATTAATGCTACGTACTTATTGTTAGTGGTAGTATCCTTTGCATACTATACTATACCAAATAAGTTACTCACCATATTGAAATATGCCTTGGAAAAAGAAGAAAAATCAAAATATCTACCATTAGCAGCCATACCTAGCTGAGCCAGAAAAGCTGTAGCCATACCTGTAGCTCCAACAGCTAAGTTGAGACCCAATCCAAGTAATTGACCATAGTTCTTAATGCTATGGATTACTTTAGAGAAGTTTACTTCCTTGCCTGCTAATCCGAAGAACTTACCTATCTTGCTATCTTCTGCAAACTTCTTAAGTATGGATTTGGATTCTTCCCCATACAGTTGCATATCCATAAACCTACTTATGAACTTATAAGTATTGGTATCTGCACCAACCTTCTTATCGCTCTGTTTAAATATCTTTCTTTTAAGAGCATCTAATCCTATAGGCTTTCCAGTATATGCACGATTAGCCATCTGCATCTTTATTACTTCTAGATCTGGTTGTATCTCTGTCTTATTCTTGAAGTTTTCAGCCATCTTGAAGTAAGCTATAACAGAACCAACTAAATCATTTGTAATCTTATTAGGATCGTCTAACTTGTTTATATAATAAGTAGGAATCATTCTCTAAGCAGATCCATCTGGTCTACTTGTAGGAGCATCAACATAACCTACATCATCCACATCTTTTACTATACCTTGTCTGGTATACTGTAAGAATCCTTTTATAACACCATCACCTTTAGCATATTGATACATACTACCACTCATTTGTGGTAGCTTATATGGGTTATTTCTGGTCAAGAAGGTAAGCTTATCATTAGATGTTTCCATACCATTGAGTAACTCTTTATATAAGTTCCACAGAGGTATGTTTCTAGTAGCCACTTCATTGCCATTCTTATCCTTCTTTACTTTAAATAAATTATCGTACTCCTTATTTTTGTAAAGAGATTCTTTAGGTTGATAATACTCGTCAATATTTACATCAAACTTACTATTGAAGTACTCTGAATTAGGGTCTATTTCGCTAAATTCTCTAGTAGGTGCTTCGTAGTTTATAAGTCTCTCGTCCTTTGGAACTATCTTAGTATAATACCATTTCGGAACTATCACTTCTTTCTCACCTATATAGTACTTAATATGGTGTTGATTCTCCCATAGTTCATAGAACTCTATACCTCTGTTTATAGCTGCCTACTTATCTCTTTTATATTGTTCAGTAGGCACTGATTCCGCAATATCTTCGAATTTAAGTCCTTCTACAGACTATTCTTCTTTCTTAGATTTGGATTTACGAGCGTTCTTTCTCTCTTTACGCATTTCTCTATCCAAACTATTTAAAGTATGCAGTAGAGTAGATGACATATACTGGACATCAATCCCTCCAGTATACTCGTTTCTATACGGTTTAGTAAGTTCTTCTCTTATTTTCTTTAACTCAATGTACCTATCCCCGTATTCTTTCTTTTCTATCTAAGATAGTTGTTTATAGAATTCATCACTGATCTATACTCTGGTATATCTCTTTTTCCAAGCTTCATACTGTTCTGGAGTAAGGTTTTCCTTTGCTTCGCGTTTAGCTTCATTGAACTTCTATTCATTGGTAACATAATGCATTCCCTCATGAAGCATCTTGTTTAATTCAGTAAGTTCTTCTGCTATCTGCTTATCTAAATCAGTTTTAGGAGTACCGTCTTCATAGTACATGGACATCAACTGCTTCTTCTATATGTTATAGTTCTCATACTGTGCCCATTGTTTAGCGTCTAGATTCTCAAGATGTACTTTTCCTCTACTATCTCTTACATCATCTAGTAGTTTGTATATCTTAAATTGTATTGCGTCTCGAGCATCTCTAGCTTCCTGACTAAGTGAATTAAATGCATCATAATATTTCTTAGTATATCTACGTTCGCAATGTTTACTCAACCAGTCATTCATCTCCTTATTGAAAGCAGTTCTAGCTTCTTTCTCCAAAGGCATATTCTATCCTTCTGGAACATTATACTTAGTCTTTAAGCGTTTACGTTCTTTTTCAAGATTATTAAGAAACTCTCCATACTTTCTATCTCTAATGAAGTAACCAGTCTTTTTACCATCCGAATCATACTCGAACAATTTCATTTGATCTCCCAGAGATATCTGTTTCTGTAAACGTAATAGTTTATTACCGAACTTATGAGTAGCGAAACGAGTCTTATTATTAGTGTTTGCTATCATATCGAACATAACTCTAGCAGCCTTATCATTCATCTTATCTCCAGACCCTATCCATCTCATTAGAGAACTAACATCATTTTCAGTAGTAATAAGATCCTCTCCTACATACTATTCCAATTCTGTTCTACTTTGTTCATCCTTAATACCATACTTTAACATAGTCTTCTATGCTAAATCCGTAGTAAGTTCGATAAGTCCTTGTCTAGCTGCTGCAAATTGAGTACGCATATTGGATATCATAGTTTTCATCTGATCGAAACTCTATGCTCCAAGTATGTCTTTATAAATATCAGAATCAAATACGTTTCTAGCAATTTCCTCTAGTACATTATTATACATACCGAAGTAATCCTATTGAAGCTGTATTAATGCTAGATTACTAAATCCACTATCCCTACCTTCTCTAAGATTCTTTTGAGCAGTAAGTATGGCATTAACCGGACGAGTCATAGTTCTCTTTATATCTGATAAACAGTATACTATGGTCTGTAATGAATCAATATTTGGATTCTTAAGGGCAGATAGCTATTGCTCTAATGGAACCAGTAAAGCAGTCTTATTAGCTATCTTACGATTCTAAATAGACTTAATACGTGCTTGTACAGCATTAGTTATTAGTTGTCTTAACGTATCTAATGTCTTATCAAAATCGTAGCGTTCGGCTCTAAACCTCTTCATAGCTTCATCTATTTGAGACATAGACTGTTGTTGGAGCGGAGAGTCTTGTTTATCAAATATGTTTAAGGATTCCTTACTAACAATAGGTTCTCCTTCTACATAAGAGAATTTGTCAGACTTCTCTCCTTCTATCCAATTACCATATCTCTCTATAAATGAATTGGTGTATATTTTAGCCTTATCTTGTATTGCAGCTTGTCTATTATCATTATTATATTCTAATAGTCTAGCGAATAGTACAGAAGGCTCCCCATTCGGAGCCTTATCTAAACTATAACCATTATTCATGTCCCAGATAGCATATGCTTGTTTTTCTCCAAGAGCAGCTACCATTTCATCAAACTCCGCTTTAATCTGCGGATCACTTAAGTTTGGGCATATTCCTTTTGCCATAATTATTTACCTTTACAGTTATTATAAGCATCGTCTGAGAAATTATCCTCATTAAGATCATCTTCAGAAGTAAACATATCTGATATATCTTCACCAGATGATTCTACTCCAGCATTAGGATCTTCATAAGGAACTGCTTCCATCATTGCTTCTGTCATTAGTAATTGTTGATTTACTTTAGTCATTAAATTACCTTTATCTAACAAACCTGCTTCTGCTGCTATATCTCTATCTAACTCTTTAGTTTCCATTGCTTTAGATTTAGGTTTCTCACTCTGTTGAGTAGGCTTCTCGTCATTTACTTCTTGACTGATAGTGTTATCAGCAGAATTCTCTGATAGATCTACATCTTCTGTTAATCTGTCTAATCCATGAGCATTGAACTGTTCGTTGAAATATTGGCTTGGTATAAGTGATATATCTATATTTTTGCTGTCTACTCCTTTAACCCACATCTTATACTTAGATTGATCATTAAAGAAGTCATTTAAATACTTGTAGGATAACACACTTATATTATTTTCATCAAAGTCAGATAGAGAATAAGCGTCTTTATAATACTCATTTACTGTATTTGATCCGGACTGTATTCCTAATCTTGGTACAGCAGCATATATTGTCTGTCCAGCCTATCCTAGTTTTTTACCTTTCTCCTTGTCGTATACTTCAAGTCTACCTATTTTAACATATAATACAGTATTTCTCTTTCCGTAAACGGGATAATCAATAGATAAGAAATCTCTTTCATCTTTTCTAGGTTTAGTACTGAATGACATAAGATATGTACCTGTACCATCAGTCCATGGAGATGGAGCGTATATAAACGACTTACTATTATATCTATTAGATTTAGGTTTAACTACATTCTTAACTACTTCAGAATCCTGAGCATTGTTTCTAGCAATATTTAATGCGATAGAAGGGTATGAGCTTAACGTAGGTTCGTCTATAGTTTCATTAAACACATTTCCTAACCATTGTCCAGTATTCATATCACCTATAGCTTGTCTTATATTATCTGCATAACCTGAATCAACTCTAAACTGACTAGATATCAAATGTGAGAACGTATTTGGAGCCTTATTGTCATAAGATGTATAGTAAGCATACAATGCTAATCTATTTGCAAATTGTCTTACAGCTGCATCTTCACTGGACATCAAGTCACTAAAGTATGCAATTAATCTATTCTCAAAATTAGAGCTGTTAGCCATAGAACTATTAAGTAAAGACATTGCGTCAATACCACCTTCTGTACTGTCTGTAGCTAGAGTTGGAATTAGGTAATTTAAGAAAGCATTACTTATTGATCCATCTCCATTAAGCAAGTTATCGTATCTACCATTTATATTTCTATATATAGCATACTTAAGTTGATGCAATCTCTTAGGAACAGTTCTATTACCCATTACCATTTCCTTTAATTCTCCCTATTCTAGATGCATAGTTGGAGTACTGTTAGCGATTCTAGCTCTAATTACACTATCTACAATAGAATCCAACTTCATAGCTAATTGTTTGTTTATTCCACTTCGTTCTCCTATCATAGAGTTTATCATATTATTGAACAAACCACCATACATATCAGTAGCTTGAATAAAATCTTGATGTAATATGAATCTAGGAATATCTACCGCATTTTTTAGTTTCTTCATCAAGAAGCTATTAGAGTAATAGTTAAGCAGAGCGTTTTGATTTTCATCTTCTATTTTCACACCTTTATCATCAGTTTGATAGAATAATTCACCATCATTCCTTATAAAATCAAATACTGATTTACTATAGTTAGCCTACTGAGCTAGAGTATTACCATATTTCTTAGTATCAATTTGCGATAATCTAACTAATTTTGTTAGTCTTTCTGCATATGGTAACATGTCTTGATAGGCTGTAGCAACTAATACTTGTTGTAGATAGAAGTTTAAATCTCTATTTCCCTCTATATTAGAAGTAAGTGCTTTTTTAAGTAACTCTACATCTACTGCTCGTCTAGGAGTATCTGGACTATTTTCAAAATCTAACAGACCTGCCCATTCTTGATTTAATTTCTTTTTAACATTTTCATCAGATTGTGAGTCAACAAAGTTGGCAAACTCTCTCATATACTGTCTCTTTAAACCAGATAACGTATCATCTATTAACTGGCTATAAGAAACGTCTTGAGGATCTACACCATATTGACCGTTCAATTTGATAATCATGTTAGCAAAATCTTTCAAAATAGGCTGTGATAAGAAGTAGAATGTAGCTTCTCCCTTACCTGTTCTAAGCAAGAATTCAGTCATACTGTAAGTAACAGAGTTAACATTCAAGTTAATGATGTAAGGATCTTTAGCAACGTCTACGTGAGCGTTAATCATGGCAGATAGCCAGTCAAGTATTCTTTCACCATCCTGAGAAGTTATATCATTTATATTACCTAAGTCGTATAAATCGGCTACTTCACCTAAATCCATTCTAAGATTCAGTGCTTGAGTAAGTGCATGATTAGTAGAAGCTAGAGCAAACGGAGCAATACCGTCTTTACCACCAGTATATTCAAACTTTTTAAATAACTGATAAGAAGGAAGTAACTCGTACATTGGTTTAGCTTCATTCTTGGCAGTACCCATTACTAGTGGAAGAATGTTTGATTTTACTTTTTCAGTAAGATTATCGAGAGGAGCTTTAGTTTGATCTATGTTAGTATCGTCAGATATAGCAATACGATACATATCAATTAATCCGTTTACTAATTGCTGTTCAGAGTTACTATCTATATCATCCCAATTACATTCTAAGTAATTACCATCTTTATCATAGTAACCAGTAACTATATACAACTTGTCAATATCAAAGTCAGAACCAGTCATTGCAGTAAAGTCATTAGGAACTACAATAACATCACCCATAGACTCTGGAAGTACATCTGTTACTTTAAGAGATGCAGTAGATGATAAACCCTGCGTTGGAATACGATAACCTAATGCATATGGCTTAGCATTCTGACCAATTATATTCTTCTCTATTAACCATTCTCTGATAGCTGTATAACCCTGTTTTCTTACTGAAGCAGGTACTACATGTCTGAAGAAGTTAGTGCTAAGCATACAGTCCATACTACCATCTTCATTCAAAGGACTCAGATCTTTACCATCGTTGAATGCTCTACCCACAGATTCTTGATCTGTTATAGTTGTATTCTTAAATCCAAAGAACGCGTGTTGGATAGCAGAACCACCCGGAGTATTAATATCAATAGCTCTCTTTCCTACTTGTGATATAATTCTACTTTCGATAAATCTTCTATTACTCTGTGCTGACAGAGGAACACGCATTTGACCAGTAGATTCATCTATCTCAAAGGAAGATATTACATCTCTGGATAATCCACTATCTTTAGCTTGACGTATTAAGAAGTTAGACAACTTTCTAGTAGATAATGTTCCATCATCAGTAAATTCATCATAAATTTTCTGTGCTCCTAGATCAGATAGTCTATTAATAGAATTAAATACATTATCTATAATCTATCTACCAGTATATTCTACTCCTTTATTTAATCCATACGGTCTACTCTTAACCAAGTTACTTAGTGCTACTTTAGCAAACTGAGTACCTAACGATCTATCAGTATGTTCGTGTGGATCTGTATTCATCTGTAATCTAAGATTACGCAAATCTTGAATATACGTAGGCAATTTAGAATTGTCAGAATCTAAACCTTCGAAGTTAGTCTCACCATTTACTATAGAAGTGGACGGTTTATTCAGATCTTCTAAGTTAAATCTACTGTTCTATGCATCTTTATATGGTTTGAATTTCTTTCTACCACCTACTTTAACCGCAGATTCAAAAGTAAGCATATCAATAGCACCTAGTTCTTCATTGTTCATACGATTGTACAGATGATAGTTATCTGCTTTTGCCATCACTCTGAACATCGGGAAGATAGCCATCTTGTCAAATACCGGTACATTCAATCCTAACTTAGTGAGTTCATGATTACCAAAGTATACCATCTTTAATGGTTTGATAAGAGTCTCTATAGCTTGTGCGTATAGTTTAGGATCTGACAACCATGATTCATCAGGACTCTCTAATAGATCAAACGCTCTTTCTACTTCTGGTGACCATTCTCCTACTGCTTGGACAATTCTCTTATACAATGCAGGTCTAATGTACACAGCAGCATCGGCTTGGTTTATCCTACCCCTACCGTTTTCATCAATACCATATGCAGCAATCTGTCTAGCTACTGAATCCTCTATAGCTTTCTTTACTTTAGCATTAAGAGTTTTCATAGTGTTGTTAATATTCTCTTTACTAACCATATTAACCAGTCGTTTCTGGTCTATATTTGGGTTAGTTCTTTGAATATGTTTCATCACTTCAGCAGCGGTAAACATCTTTTTGTACTCGTCAAACTTGATAGATCCTACCTCATTATCACTCATATGTAATACTGTAAACTTAGAGTTATTTCTAGGATCTCCGTCTCCCCAATAAGTTCTAAGGTTATCTCCAGTAGACAATACAGAACCAAGACGTTTAATTTTGTCTACAGATCTTTCTACTATTATCCATGGTTGTTTCTTATCGCGTTTCCATTTATAGTAAGCTGGATCCCCAACAAATGCTTTCTCTACTTCTATAATAGAAACCATCTAGTTAGCTACATGGTTTGCAATTAATGAATAAAGTGCAGCAGGCTTACTTCTCTTAGAAGAATCTCCATTAGGAAGTGAACGAGAACGTTCATGATAATCGTCTAGCATGTTAGATGGTATTAACAAGTTCTCATATTCACCATTGGCATACTTTTTGATTATACCTTTATCCACTAAGAAATCAAGTTCTTCCTATACCTTATCTTGTAGAGTTGCATTTATCATATCAAATAATACTTCTCTATTACTAAACAAAGTATTTTTAAGTTGTTTAAGTCTGGTTGGCATTTGATTTTGATTATTATCATAATCAAATTTTGACCAAGCATAAATCATCTGGTTCAAAGGCATGTATTTATAGTTTCCATCTTCTCCTCTCATTCTGATGGAAGAGAAGTATCTGAAATACCCTCCATTACCCATATTATCCATCTTACCATTCTTTATTTTACCGTGGTAATTATCAATAGCAAGATTAGGATTCTATTCTACTTGTGATTTATCTGCGTAATACTGTTCTATAGCATTAAATTCATCAAGGAAATAATCTGCAAATGTCTGTAGTGTATCATCAGAATAATGATACATCTGATCATCAACATATTGAACCTGTATACCCGTATCTGTCTGTCTTTCAGTTAATCTAGATTTAGACAACATATCGTGGAACAGTTTAACTCCACTAATAGAATACCATGTCTTCTTATCTGCCATAGTAGGTAATAGTATTCTATCGTTATGAGCAAGCACCATTTTAGATATATAGTCCTCTACTGGAGATATCTAGAAGTAATCTCTACTAGTTCTATTATCTTCGTTACGAACTGCAATAAAGGTACTTAAACTTAATTTAGATCCGTCTTCTAGTGCCTGCAACAGTATAGAGTGACGATTATACACAGCCTTCCTAGTTTTTGATACTTCTGAAGGATCTGTATTAAACCATCTAATTCTATCAGACATATAGTTATTCTAGGTTATTGGGTATACTGTAGTATTATTAGGACCAGTTACACTAAATTCTGATGGATTTGGGTGAGACTTACCATGAGCAATAGCCAGTTTCTATATAAAACTGTCTTCTGTTACCGGGAATGGATTATTTAGCTTTAATAGTTTTGTTTCTCCCTTAGATAATGTATCTAAGTTGCCTAATATCTGGTTACGAATATTTCCTTTACTAGAGTCATTAAGTAAAGTGTACATTTTATCGAATCCTTCAATAGTAGGTAGTTTAGGATTCATTGACTTCATACCGTATAATAAGTAGTCTATAGACTTAATATCTATGTCTATACCTATTCCGTTCAACCAGTTCACTAATTCCTCTTTTGCTGTAACACTAGCCTTGCGGATATCATCTTCTGTGAATGTAATGGCTTTGGGTCTCTTAGAAGTAAATGGAGCAGCTATTTCGTCTATCTTCTCTTTTATTAGCATAAAGTCGACATTCAAATCCTCAAGTTTGTCCTAGTCTATTTCAAACTTATTAGGATTACTCTTGTCTATCATACCGGACACATAGAATAGTTTACCCCATTGTCTAGGATATTTATTCTATAATCTAAGTAAAGAGGAATCCAGGATTCGCCATTTACCAGCTTTAGCTCTCATTGATGTTTTTACATCCAATACTAAATCCTCATCTTGTATTCTACTGTTTGCTTTTTCGAACGCTTCCTTAAATTCTATAGAAGTCATCTCGTTTTTAGCACTTTTAATAGTAGTAAGTATTTGAGTACAAGTGTTTTCATCTGGTTTATTATCTCCACTAATGTAGTTATATAGAGATTTAAAGAAAGGATCGGCATTACCAAGTCTTAAACATCTAGATTCTAGATCTTCCCATCTTTCGATATCCCATAGGTTTTCCATTATTTTATTCCAAGACACATCAAAGGATTCAGTCATATTGAGTCCAAAGATAGGATCTACTACAGGCACTAGTTCTTTATTCTTATCATATTCCATTTTAGGAATAGAGTAAAAGAATAGCTTAGCGTTGAAAGACATATTGAGCTTCTTTGAGAATTCAAAAGCAACTCTATCATATCTCTCATTATTATTCTGTCCTTCTGTATCACCATTTTTATCTACCTCTACTTCCTCAGCTTTGATATTCAGAGTAGATAGTTGCTCTGCCATTTCTTTTCTGAAGATATCCCAGTTATCAAGTACTTCTTCAATAAGTTGTTCATTCTCTTCAGGAGTAAGACCAGCCATCATATTTCCCTCTATAATAGAAGGAATATAATCTAGATTCTCTGTTAACTTAGATATATCAGATGCTTGTCTAACATTAAACACAGATAACAATGTACTAGTAAGTGAGTCTAATACATTATAAAATACATCTGGATTAATGATAGAAGGCATGTTCTTCAATCTGTCTTGAGGTACTCCCGGTATAGAGAAGAATGTACCATTGTCTGTAAATGCCTTATGGAATTCCTCCATAGATACAGAGTTCAGTTCATATTGAGAATATCTTCCCTTGTTTATACCTTTATATATAGTAGTATAGAGACTATCAGATATATTGAACATAGACTTAACAAAGTCTTTTATGGCTCTAAATAGCTTAATAGTCTAGTAACCAAGATTATACCACTTAGCATTCTGAACAATAGCCCAGCTACGGAAGTCTTCTGCCATAGCTTCCTCTACTTCATTTATAGAAGCATTCTTATATTCAGGATGATGTTTTACATAATCATCGTATACGATCTGTCTTTCTCTAGGAGAATGTACAAGTAGGTTTATATAATGCCAAGCTTCATGATACTGAATACCTTTCCCAGCACCTTGTCCAAGGATAATATTACCTATTCCGTTAGCAGCTAATCTAGTAACACCATATACTCTAGGACCATTAGAAGCAGATCTCATTACTCCGTTGAATACCATTACTTGGTCTACAGATAGACCTAGTTTATCCATCAACCAAGATTTAGCTTCACGTAAGTCTTGAGATATTCTATTTACTTCATTTTCCTCAGTAGAATACATACCAGTAACATAGAAAGTAGGTTCTAACCCAACTTCTTTGAATACCTTTTCTAACATAGATTTTATGAACATCTGAGGTTTACCATCCAAATCATATAGATATACGAAGTTTTCCTTAGATACCTTCTAACCAAGAGAAGCAGCAAATTGTTCACGTTCCTCACTAGTCATATATCTAGCTACTTTAGGTGCACTAGCATCAGGTTGGTTAAGAGATTTTACTAGCTCTTGAGCCTTAGCTCTTCTACTTTGACGATTTTCAGAAGTAGGTTTTACTTTAGGTTGTTCTTCTACCTTTTCCTCTACTGGTTTCTCAGGCTGTACTTCTGGTTCTTTTACTGGCTCTGGTTTAGTCTCAACAGGTTGTGCTACACTAATCGGTTCAGTAGATACTGATACTGGAGTTTGAGCTTCATTCACAGTTATGTCTTCTGCGTATATAAAACCGTCTCTAAAGGCATAGTCTCCCATATCGGTTAACAATTTACCACTATTAACCGCCCAAGCTATTGCCGGTGGAGCAACTTTGTCTTTTACTAGTTTGCCTTCTTTCTCTGAAATACCTAATTCAGCTAAAGTAAATTCAAGCTCTCCGGGATACAGCACTAATTTTTCATCTCCCGGTTCAAGTACGCGAATTGCAAGATCTCTAAGTCTTTCTGGTAAAGATTGACTAAGAACATTCTTATCCATGTTCCAGTGATAGTTCTACATCATATACCACAAGATAGCCTTCCTAGCCATTGGGTTAGTCTTTACTTCGCTTAATGGTACATCAGTTCTAAAGTATAGACCATTTCTATCACTTCTAGGACTAGCAAAGTAGAACAATTCTGTTTCGGGATCAAAGCCTAATTGCTTTTTAGCTAGGAACTGTACTTCTTCCTGTTTTTTAGCTGATAGACGTGTTTTCTCACCTTGGTTAACTATCAACGGTAGTACTCCATACGGATCACCATCTGTAATCAAATCAAGTACATATTCCATAAAGTTAGAATATGATCCATTAGGAGTAGGATTTCCAGCTTCATCGTGACTTCTCAACTTAATGTCAGAAGGTTTCTTAATACTTTCGTCTCTAAAGAATTTTTCACTCAAGTATACTGGAACAGTATATCTACCTCTTGGAGTAGCAGAAGGCTTTGGAAATATAACCATCTTGCCAGCAAATCCTCCACTACTAGCTAATACTTCATCAGTACCTAACTGTTTGATAGCAAACGGATCCGCCTTATAACCTACTTGAATACCACCAACTCCATAACCAAATGTACATTCAGTCAGTATCTTATTAGGATCCAAAGGAATCTGGAATGTTTTACATTCAGATAACTTTCTGAAGATAGGTTTATTACCATCTTTTTGGTTATTAAATGTACCATTAGATACATTTACTTGAGTAGGTACTACATGAGTAAGCCCTTCCTCTGGTAGTATGTATTTTCCATTCTTGTCCTTCTTACATTTCTCTAAGTAGAAAGATACTATTTTTTCTTTTTGAGCAGCAAGAGTATTTAAGTCTTCAGCAGCTTTAGATTCTTTAGGTACACTACCTAGTCTGTGTTGATAGTCGATTGCAGCTTTAGCGTTGCTTCTATATGCCGCAGCATATATCTCTCCATTCTTGTCTATAATCATGTAGACAGCTGCATTTCTATATGTAGTCGGATCATTAGGATCAAAAGCAGCTTCATTTGAGGACATAGTAGGTCCCGGAACAAAGTATACCTTAGCATCAGATAAGAAATTAGGATCACCCATAGCCTCTCCTAACTCTTTTCCTGAGTGTATATTCTTTGCTCCTTTTACTTTGAATGGAAGATCCATAGGCTTAGTAGCATCTGGTCTATAAAATAATGTTCTTCCTACTAACCAACTATTCATTATGCTAGTAGAAGACGAAAGACCCGGTACTATACCCTTTTCCTTCTCCTGTTCATTAGCTTTTTCCGATAGGGTCTTAGTAGAATCATCAGAGTATTGTTCAGCTAGATTCTCTTTCTCAATCTGTTCTTTAGTAACCTCTTTACCATTCAAGAACATTCTACCTTGATTATCTATAAAGTAGTCCTCTGCATCAGGAAATGCTTTATTTGCTGATCTTTCTAGAGCTACAGGATCAATGAAAGGAAGTTCTTCTGGTTGATCTTCTATCATAGTAGCTTTTATAGCATCTGGAATCTCGGGTTCTGTTTGAGGATCTAAGAAAGGATTATCATCAGATGTTAAACCAAAGTCATCGTCAGGATCTCTAAAGTTAGATGCATCCATAAGATTTTCCATATCTATCTTATCTTGTGTATCGTCTTTAGTATCTCTAGTTATCTCCTCTTCAGTTATATCATCAACAGTTCTTTCGTTTGATACATCTTCAGCATCATCTGCTACAGTAACTAGATCACTTATATCCATCTCTTCTATGTCTCCAGTCTCTTCATCCTTAGCAATTAACTTATCTTCTTCAGATTCAGTGTATACATCCTCTACCAGACTAGTTTCTTCTTCTCTCTGCTTAACATCTAAGTCAGTTGATGCTATTTGAGATCCAGAGTTATCTCCTTCTCCAGTTGGAGTAAAGTCAGGCTCTTCTTCTGATATCATCTGAGTATCTTGTGTATCCTCATTCTGAGCATCTTCTATTTCGCTTACTTCACTATAAGATCTGTCATTCTAAGTATATCTATCAAGATCTGCCTTAATAATATCATTAGCATACTTTCTAGCAGCATTTACAGACTCGTCTATAATATCATTTTGCTGTACATCTCTATTGTATCTAGCAATTATAGATCTATCGCTAGGAGCTTCTTGACCGTTGTCTTGTGCTTCTTTTGTATATCTATCACGTACTTCTTGTTGTTCTTGTTCTGATAATTGTGACCAGTTACGAATGTTGAAGTCAGCACGTCTGTTCATATCAGTTCTGAGTACTACTCCGTTCTAATATGCAGCACGTCGGTTTACAGCCTTACTAAGTAATCCAACAAGTATATTTTCATCTGCTATTAATTGCTCTAGTTCTGGATCAGTATTGATTCCAAATATATCTTTAAGCTATTTGAACATCTTCTTATCCTTCTTAGTAGCATCTTCTAACTATTTCTGTTTACGATTAATGTGATATACTACAGAAGCTATATTCTCGTCACTAACATCCAGACCGTTCTTCTTTGCTTGAGCAATAAAGGATTGCATGTCTTTGAGCTGTCTCTTCAGCTTATTCAGAACATTAAGAGTAGTGAATGTCTACTGAGCATCTCTTACTATACTAATTAGGTTCTCTTTAACTCCCCATGCTTCTCTTTCTGCATCAGACAAATTATCCCAATACTCATCCACTGAGTTTCTAAACTCATCAGAACTATATATTTGATTTACTTTTTCAGCAAGTTTCTTGTTGGCTTCCTTAGCTTGAGAGTTAAACACGCGTTCTAAGTCATACGCTTTCATTGCATTCTTAGCAAACGTCTTATGCTCCTCACTGCCTACTTTAATTCCTAATTGTTCTAAGTTCTCAGATACATTAGGATTATAGTATATACTCTCTAACTGTCTAGCTTTTTTAATATCTTCATCTATATCTTCTTGAGTAAGACCTTCTGGAGTAAATCTATCTCTAATGTCTTGAAGATTCTGAATCACATCTTGGGTATAACCCTTCTTTACTGCATTATACCATCTGTCTACTTTAATATCTTCTTCTTTATTACTAATGTCATAAGCAGCCATGTTACGTAACATCTTATTAGATTTCACATCTCTAATAAGTTGATGACCATCAGATATAGTAGTACCAGCACCACCCATTAACAAACCTATAAGAGCACCAACTTTCATGTTCTGCTCTAGTTCTTTGTCATTGTTCAAAGCTTCATCAGGATGTAAACCCATCAGAGCCATGTTGGCTTCTGCACCATATTGGAAGTTCTTAAAGAATGCATCCAGCAATGTCATCTTCTTAGGATCATACTTAGAACTTAATTCGTAATCTCTTTGAATTAAGTACTGCTGTCCTTCTTCTGTACCCTCTCCGAATGCGGTTACTCCAAGTTTAGTACCTAAACCTACCACAGTATTAAGTACATCTCTATACTTATTGGCTTTAAATACGTCTTTAGAAGCCATTCTGTATAGAGCTTTGTTTATTCTGTTATCTATAAACTTATCGGCTATATCCGCAACCTTAGTAAGTCCAGTGGCTTTAGCTAAACCTTTACCTCCCTGCTTGAGTAACTCTTTTGCTGATTTCACAGCAAGCTTACCTCCATAAGAGTATAAAGCCATATCCATGGCATCCCATACTCCTAAAGCCATGTTAGAAGTAAAGATATTATCCAGACCATTGTATGCACTAAGTTTTATATTCTCAAAGTTAGGATCATCTGTTTTGATATTGTACAGAAGCATATCTTCAAGAATCTATGGCATGGTCATTTCATCTGTATTAATCCCTCTAGCCTGTAGTTTCTCGATACCTTGATCTAATATTCTATCTACATCCAGATTACCTGAATCCATTTGATTTACTATGTTATTCAAGTAAGCATCAAATACTTCAGCATTGGTTTCTTGAGTACGCTGATAATAACTGTTAGCTGCATTTAAACCAAACTCCCCGATAGCTAACAAAGCAGCTGAATAGGGATTTCCTCTCTTAGCGGCAGTTTTTGCAGCCATACTTACTAGTCTACCAAGAGTAGCAGTTTCTACAGTAGAAGCAATTTCTCCTAAAGAAGAACCTAACTGCGGTATTGCGTAAGGATAAGATTCTAGATCTCCCCAAGCAAACTCATTATTGTTTACTCTTTCTCTAAACTCTGGAGATATTTGATTAGGATCAAAGAACCAGCTACCTTCTTTTAAGATACCTTGTCTGTCTTTAATCTTTTGTACCTTAAGTTCTTGAGATGTTATACTATCATCATATAACTTCTACAAACTGTTTATAATACCAGTTCTATCAGGATTATTCCATACACTTTCTTTAGGCTTGATATTTAATACAGCATCACCATAACCAGTTTTAACGTACTCCTCGTATGCCTCAGCTTTGTTATCAAACATAGTAGATATACTAAGCATAAGTCTATCCCATAATGGTACTTTCTTAGGATCTACTTGCAATCCTATGGAAGTTGTTTTCTCTCCAGTAATACTGTTTGTTTCAAATCCATCGTAGTACAGAGGAGCTAACTTACTGTTACCTCTTATCAGTAACTCATAAGTCTAAGCATTCTGATCCAAATACGTCTATAACTGAGTTGCTTCCTATGGATCACCTTCTCCTGTACTTTGTATCTGATTTAATCTTTGTAGTTTCTCTTCATAGTCTTTCAAGAACTCTATACTTTGCATAGTACGTAGTTCTTTTCTGGCTAAATCACCTTCTAAGGATCTGATATTTGTTTCTACTGCTTTCTCTACAACAGATTGACCTAACTGGCTATTATATATATCGTAACCTCCTTTTATTGCAATACCCGCATTAGGAGTAAAGGCAATACCTGTAGCAACGTTAAGTATCTTAGACCAGTTATAGTCGTTGCTTTTCTCTTCTGGAGTCTCAGTACTGCCTTTTCTAGTATATATATCTGCTAAGTTAGAAGGTATATCATAATCATACTCCTATACCTACTATTTCCTCTCAGAAGTAGTAGGTATATTTTGTACGGTATCCATAGAACCATAAGTCATGGCGTTCATTTTGGGAGCGCCTACCATGAATTTGTTATCTTCCATATTATCTTAGATATCTGTTAGCTGAATCTTCTGCCTATGAATATTTTTCTTTAGTTCCAAGTGTTCTGACTTGTCGTTCGTAATTGGCATTTCTGGTAATAGTAGCTTCATTATTACCTATCTGTAGAGGATAAGTAGCATCAAACTCTACATACAGATCGGAATCATCTAGTTTCTTTCTAGTTAACTTCTTAGTAGTTTCTCCTTTTAGTACCTCTCCAGTTTTTGGATCATATTCTTGTGTGATCTCTATCTATTGTTTATCTATAATATCTCCCAGAGATACTACTTTACTACCTATTAACTTAGAGAAGTCTCCTTTACTAATTGATTCGAAACCAATGTTTCTTAACTGATCTATAGGTATATATACTTTACGTTTGTGATATACTTCATTATTATCACTAAGTACTTGACCAGATCCTTTAACAATAACATCTCTGAATTGATCGTTGTACCAAGCTTGTTGAATAGTAGCCATTGCCACAGATCTATCTTTCCATGCTTTTTTTTGTTTTTCATCTGAAGCATTCTGCATATTACTCATTGCATAACCTAGAGCTCCATTCTCATATCCAAGTAATCCAAACGTCATATCTGCGCCAAGTGTCATATTAGCTGTACTATTAGTAAGCTTTGCATCTTTACCCAGAGCTTCTCCACCACCTTCTACAAGTAGGCTAGTGTCTACTTCTTTAGATAAAGGCTGACTGATCATGTCTAATAGTTTTCTAGAAGCACTGTTTATTCCAGAAGCTTTACTCAAGCTATTCCATGCTGTCTTGAGATTGTTGCTCATATTTCTACTTGCTTTCTGATATACTTCAGAATTAGCTTGTCCACTAGCAACTGCGGATCTCTCTTCAGGAGTTAAACCTCCAAGAGTAGCTAAGTTATTTTGTACAGTAGTAGTAGCCAGTATTCTAGATAAGTCTGGCAATACTTGACTTGCTTCTGAAGCTCCAGCAGCCTTTGCCTTTAAACTATATCTCAACTGTTCTATGAAAGCAGGATCTACATCATACTTAGGTCTACGAGTTCTATCAATTTGTGATTGAGCTACTGCATTAATGAATTGAGATTTGGCAGCATTTGCATCACCGTTATTCATAGCTAAATACTCTTCAAAGTACTTCTGACCTTGTGGAGTATCAATTAAATCATTGAACTTAGCTGTAGCTACTGCCATAAGATCTTCCATATTATTACCAGTTACTACATATCTAGTACCATTCACATAATCCGTACCTAAGAAACCCGGTTTCAGATCATTAAAGTAAGGAGTACTGAGTTCATTCAGATTCATATAAGCTACTGGAGTAATATCATCAAATATTTTACCAGTACCTAGAGTATCATAGTTAGCTATATCTGACTTGTCCCAGCTGTCTTTGAGTCTACCTTCTGCTTTCATCTTAGCTCTCGTCTGTAGACCCATTCTCTAATAGTCTGCGCTTTCCTTTAACTGAGACAGAGCAGCATAATCTACACTATTTATTAATGATTGTAGTTGAGCTCTATTACTAGCGTCCTTCATATAGTCAGGATTAGATACCATTTGATTAATGGCATTCTGAAAGTCTTCTCTGCCAATAGTCATATTATAATAATTTTCTGTATCTACTCTGGAAGGTGATCTAAATTCTCCAAACTTCTGTAACTGTGTAGTAAATTGTTCTGCTGCTTGATCTACTGCTTGTTTTTGTGCCGCACCTATTCTGTATAACTCACCAAAATTGATAGGCACATAAGTATTAATAAACTAAGCCTATGCGGCTTGATCGTACATATTTGCTGCCATATTATCCTTTCTTAAATTTTTTCATGAATGATGCGAAATCACTTGCTTTATAACCAGCTTCCAAGAATGGTCCATACATTTCTAACATAGCCATATCTCTAGACTTCTGATTCTTCATAAGTTGTTTGTTCTGTGCGTACTGACTCAATTGACTCAAAGCTGTTCTTTGAATGTTTCTAGCAGCAGCTCTGCTTCTAGCATTCATATCTACTGCCATATTAGTAGCATTAACTCTCTGCTGTCCTAAACTATTCAAAGTACTAGCATAATCTGCTTTATACTGATTATTAACATTGCTAGCTGTAGAATATAAATCGGATATAGCTTTGTTAGCTGCAACCTGACTCTGAATTCTGTACGCTAGATTAGCTCCAGTATTAGGATTGTAATTAGCCGCATTGTAGTTACTGATCGCTCTGTTCTCACGAATAGCTCTCTTAGCTGGACTAATGTCGAATCTACGATTAGCCATTGTCTAATTTATCTGTGCTTCGTATGGATTATATACTGCATTGAAAGACTCAGGTTTTGCATACATATTAGATATAGTAGGGGCTAAAGCTGCAACATCTGTGAATAGATTCACTATCCCAGAACCCCAATCATTACTAGGAGTACTAGTGACTATAGGATTAGATGTAGCAGGAGTAGAAGTACTAGAGGTAGAAGATATGTACGGAGCTGTTTCATACGGTACTCTTGCTTGTGTTTCTCCACTAAGGTCCAATGTGTTCTACACTGGTTCTATTGTTCTAGTGTTAGTAGTAGGTCTACTAGCAACAGATGCTTTGCTACGTTGTTTAGTACCTTGACTACTGGCAGTAGTAGTCGGTTTAGCGGCAGGCACTACGGTTCTAGTGTTAGTAGGTTGTACAGTAGAAGGACCTGTAGCAGATAACAACCAGTACGGTAAGCCGCCTTTACGCCAATTTCCTGAGTTCACTGCATCATCTGCCACTCTAACTATATCCTTCATAGAGAAGTAGTAGTCCTATTTTGCATAAGGATCATTAGAATTACTAGTGTTAGGAGTTTCGGCATAAGTTGATGCTGGTACACTCGGTTGAGTTTTAGATGCTGGTTGTTGCGTAGCTCCTGGTACATATTGGTTACTTTCATATACATCTTCCCAATAGTTCCAAGGTCTGTATAATCTATCTGCAACCTATACCATTCTTCCTTTATTATTAGCGGTAACTATACCTCCACCATCGAACTTCTATACCTTGCTATTACTCTTTTTAGTTCCCTCTTGTATAGCAAACAGTCTATCGTATATCATCTAGTCATGCATCTAGTTTAACATAGCTGCATTCTCTGCATACTTATCTTTAGACTTACTTGTTTTCTTAGACATTAATCTTTTACCCATCTGTGCAAACGTTTCTTTACTTCCCGGTACTTTTCTCTTATCACTAAGTATTCTAGTACCTTCTGGTAAGTTAACCAAATTACTATCTGTTGGTTTACCTTCTTCTGGTACATTAACTATATTTCCTTGTGGAGTATTGAGTACCTCTCCATCATCTACATACGCCAAACTACTAGCTGTACCTCCGTAAGCCATTGTCTGTATATCTGTATCGTAGTCTTGATAGAATTCCTATTCATTCTAATAACCCATAGCCAAACTAGCCTGATTACTTCTAGCATTAGCTATAGCTTGGTCTCTTTGTCTCTCTATCTTTCTTCTATTCTTTTTTCCACCTCTGATGCCAGTACCGTAATTAACAGTAATATTATCATCGTATGGGTTAGATTGTAGATTTACTTTACCTTTATTACCTGTTATACCAGATGCTAAACCAGCAACTCCACCAACTATTGCTCCTACTGGTCCACCAACTGCAAACCCAGCTGCTGCTCCCTTAGCTGCTCCACCGATTGTATTAGTTACAGTTTGCATATTAGCTTCTCCTTTAGTAGTAGCTGTAGCAGGAGCAGTTACATTACCTATCATAGAGTTAATAGCATCTCCAGCTTGACCTATACCTCCTATTCCTTGACTACCTGCACTAGCTCCACCAAACAAGTTCTATACTTTAGAACCAAACAATGGATTAGCAGAACTACCCGGATTATAGTTACCAGGTGCATATTGCTATACAGATGTTGGAGCTGTTAATTGTGTAGGTAACTGCTTACTGAAATCCGTCTATAGATACGGGGATTGTAGTGTCTGTGGGTTATAAGAAGTACCACCTCCTGAAAAACAATTCTTTTTATTTACTTTTCTCATACTAATGAATATCTATATGTTGTGTTAATATTAGGGAGTTTGAAGTTACGCTGATTGTCACAGTTAATTAAGTAATCACATATCATGTATTTACCTTTCATTCTACCAGGTAATGACATATCATCTTTACTTTCTTTCTCTCTACCCACAGCAAATCTATATGTATCTTCTCTTTGTTCTATTGGATTACTTACCTCAGTATTATCTCTAAATATGGTTCCTTCTTGAGTCTTAGTAGTAAATTTAATATCCTACATCATCTCTTGAACATCATCAAACTCTCCACTAAAGAATACATTATCATAAGTTTTAGTAAGTAATGGATCCTTATTAATTATAATCTATAACTTAGAACGCATTTTATTTAACGGAAAATCTGCGTTTTCTTGTATCATCTAGTTCTTGATATACAAGAGTCTATCCGGAAAAGATAAGCAATTGTCAGGATTAAAAGTATAAAATGATGAGAACTATTGCAGCTACTCATTATAAACTAAATCCTTTCCTTCAAATCCCATTTGTACTTCATTGAATTTAGGATCATATATACTTACTTTTGCTTTCCTACTATTATCATTAAACCATGATTGCACACTCTTAGCCTTAGATAATTTCTATACTTGATTAGTATATGAACATACTTCATTCTTACTATCATCATACCAATACAAACCACTAGGAGTACCAATAATACTCTTATCATTAGGTGTATCAGAACCATTAGAAGTAGTTACATAATCATATCTATCTAGTACTCCACCAGTACCTAATACTAGTGATGCTTGATCATTATCCGTAATCAAAGATCTATCTCTAACAGCAGCTATACCTACAGCATCCTTCTGCCAGAATAATAACTGATCATTGAAGTTCTTTAGATTAGTTATATCTCCATGAGATGAATCTACATCTAAGTAATCAGCAACCTTAAAACTAGTCCAGCTATCTGTTATTTCGTTAGCTGTCTTAGTACCAGAATATCTAATTCTATTACCTGACTTAAGATTACTTATGGAATAAGTAGAATCTACAGCATACATCTGAGCATCTGGTTGAACACTATAAGCGTCATTATATGCATAATAAGGTTTTTCTTGACTATGACCACCGTATGATCCTCCAGCAGCTGTTAACCCTAAATATGGATCAACGTAATCTAAACCACCACTTGCTACTCTGGATGCCGATTGACCATACATTAGAGCCATGTTGATAGTAGTTTCAAAAGGAATATAGTCAGATATAGATATTCCACAGTAAGTATCTGGTGACTGTTTGTCTCCAGTAAGCTACGGAATATAAATAACAGTCTTATTATCAAGTATGCCTAAGTAAGTATCTCCTCCAAATACATTAACGTAACTACTAGATTCATTTTCTATTATGTGGTTACTATATGTACTTATATATGTGGAATTACTACGTGCATTATAGGTATTGCCACCGTATGGTATGTTAGTAGTTTTAATATTCACTACAGGTGTAGTAAATGGAGTATAATTAAATTGCTATATAGCAGAAGCTACTCCAGAGTTAGCTTTAGTAGATAGATTATTAGAAGTAGACATATCTGTACTAATAGTATTAGGTACTCCTATATTATTATTACTTCTGTTTATAACTAAGCAATTACCAAAGTAACCTGTCTTATTAGCATTAGTTCCATTGTTCTAATCCTAATTATGTGACACGGATGCATTTAGGTATGTTTTTCCTGCTATAGATGAGTGTTTAGACACTGCGTCGTTCCATTCCAAAGTTTGCATAATAATAGGATTGGTAACTTCAATTATGTCAAAACTACCTCTCACGTTATTACTTAAACCTGTATAATGAGCGACGTAACGCTTGCCAATCATATTAGATATACCATTGAACTGATGTCCTATTTGATTAGTACCATTATCAACAGATATTATGAACATATTATTAAAGTCGTTTGAGCTTTGTACTAAGTCTCCAGCTCTAAACGGGTACATATCATTCTTCTGAGATTTCATTTCTCCACTTACTTGAGTATGTTCTACGATCAATTGAGTTCTGTCAGAAGATATATATGCTCCATAATATTTCTCGTTGTCTCTACTTGTCATTCTACTAGTTCTAGGATCTAAGTACATGCACAAATCACCTCTACATCCTTTGATATTAGCAGCCATATCATCTTTATTCATATCTATCTCTGGACTTATCAGAGTTACGATACTACTATCTACTCTTTCTCCTAGCAACCACTTATAATAGAAACCAGTAAAGGTAGCCCAGAAACCATTCTTCTAATATGAGTTGCCTAAGAAAGTATAAGGACGTCTAGTGTTTTCAGATGCTATATCATACTCAGCATCTCTAACTGAGTGATACGGGTATGAGACAGTAGCTGATACTATTGCTTGTGTTAATACTGTTCTATCTTCCTTAGTTCTCTTGCATCTTACTATCTGATAAGTATGTGCACCATCTGGGTAATTCCTAACATTGAATCTAATACCTATTGGTTTTCCTTTCAATGACTAATTGTCTACATACCAAGGACACGCTTCATAGCAATGTGGAAACTTAATATCCCCTATCCAATACACAGGAGTTGCAATGTTTTTATCATTAAAGAATACTATACCGTATCTGTATATTTCATCTCTATGATGACTTCTATATTTAGAAGCAAAGTATGGATCCGCGTAGTTTTTAAATCTACTGTCAGATGCGCTACCTAAAGTAACAGTTTCTATTAGAGAACCATCTAGCTTACTTATGTTGATCGTATTATCCTTAGTAACATTAGTAGTTATAGATAGAGTATTCTGGTACTACTCGTCTAATGTAATATCCGTAGTAATAAATTCATAATCTATATTAAGACCAGTACCACCAAGAGTATTGCTACCAAATTTATATTTGGTTACGTTAGCAGCGCTCATTGCATAGTCTGTCAAGTTATACGGATTTATACAATCGTGATCCTCTGGTATGTTTTTTAGATAAGAGTTTAGAGTAGAACTAGATAGAGTGACATCTATATCCTAATCAGAACTAGCTCCTTTAAGTATCAATCTGCCATTAGAAGTAAAACGATAAGCTCTTGCATCATAATCAGGCTTCCATGTAGCTTCAGTTATATTAGCTGCAAATAGAATATTATCTTTAGCTTCTATGGTCGCGGCTGCAAATGATGATTCCTATGTCTTGTTAAACTCCTCTATAGTTAGAGTATTGATAGCAGAACCGCCTACATCTGTAAAGCTATACTCTCTAACAGAAGTAGATATAGTAGCTTCTTGAAATACTTCGATAATAGGATCTTCTGTATAGTCTGTGTAATGTATACGTATAAGTCTAATACTATCAAATAATCCTTCGGGAATATCATTAAGTTTAACAGTAAAGTTAACACTCTTACCAGAGTTAATATCTTTATTAGCCCCCATGTACTACTGCTAACCTGTTGATACATTACTAGTGGTTAAGTGTATGGCATTACTTACTGGAGAGAAATTAGTACTAGAACCACGAGCATTAAACAATTGGTATGCGTATTGTACAACTCCGGTTTTTAACTATCCACCTCCTAGTGAAGTTACTTCAGGTTGAGTAAGTAAAGCGGATATTTGTATATCTAGTAAGCTAGGATTTTTTAAATTACCTGCACTATCTAGATACGAGTTATCTTTACCAGATGTGTATACATACTTATCATCCATTATATTAAGAGTCTTTATTATCTACTCTGGACAAGCTATGTACAGCTTTATAATGCCTTCAGATTCATAATTAGCTACTATCTTAATATTAGAGTCTTCCGTATAACCAAGTTTACCTTTTACCACTATAGTATGTTTCAGCGGAGGGTTGTTATAGTTATCTACTCTATAGATTCTATTTACATGAGCATCATCTACAGTAATGATAATACCATATTTATCTATGGTAGTAGTAGCTAATACTTTCTCATCATAGAACAGAAAGTCTCCTCCTTCTACTAATTTTACATCTTGTATATTCTACAATACACCGGTACTTCCATCAGTATCAGTTATAACACGAACATTCTCTGCATAACGATATTGGTTATCAGGAACCATAGTAATGTCAGTATCTAGGTTAAGACCTCCTGTAAATGTGTTTGTTTGTAATGTATTACTCATGGTCTATTCCAGTTATATAATATTTGTTCATCTCCTGTAGTTTCAAAGAAAGTATCATGATCTCTGAATTCAGTATATGGTTTATGCCATACGTTCTTGATAGTTTCTAATTCATCTACAGTAGGCATCATGGCTTCTGCGTATGCTTGTTTACGGTAGAAGTTCCATGAGTTTCTCATATCATAGTATATATTCTAGTTCAACTATCCTTTCAAGTATTTAGGATAAGACATCTTCATTGCTACATACCAAAATATAGCTTCAAAGTATGAGGGTATATCTGGTATCATGGGCATACTATCTTCATCAGTAGGTATGGCGTGATAAGATATTTTAACCCAACCACACGGTACATTAACAGTAATGTAACCAGGTTTAGTAGAGTACTGTAGACTGGTATTAAAAGTAGCCGGATTACCTATTATCAGTCTTCCGTTATTACTAGGTACAGTATATTGATTTACTAAAGCATCTAAGGTTTGTTTAATATTCTTATCACTATTAAGTATCTCTAAAGCTTCCTTATCATCATCTAGATTAAAGATATTCTTAACCAATGGAATCAAGGCGCTATCTTGTACTAGCATTTTGGGATTGCACCCACTACACTTCTTATATATACCAAAAGAGTTAGTAACCTTTCTCATTGGTAACCAACCACAACTATTCTCAAACGAGAACGCAACTTGATTTAATCTATACAGATCACACGGTAGTTTGGCTTGATAGTCACATATCTTCAGATTGGCTACTTTGTGTTCTAACTATTGAACAGCTCCAATCTTTTCCATGGCTTCAGATATCCACTCTCGTATGTCCGTTATTTTAATATCGTCTTCTTTTAAATCCAAATCAGCTATAATCTTAGCAATAACTGCTTTGGATGATACCATATTATTATTTATCATAATTATTATCTTTGTGATATTTCCATTTAAATCCGTACGCTGATTTGTATTTTCCCTAACAACATCTTTTTATAGATACTCTTTTGTTAATATTGCCCATATGTTTTGCAGCGTCTGCTATAGAATCATATGTGCACATATAAGTATTATCTAATGAGTACATATCTATCTTTTTTCTCTGTGATGCAACAAGGGCACTGGTTTTCATCCATTCTGATTTTTTCTATAGACTTGACTCGCTCCACTGTCTGTTTTTATTACTATTAGCAATTATCTACTTATGAGCCTCTGATATAGCGTGTCCACTATTGTGTATTCCAGTGGTTTTTCCTGCAACCTTACATATATTGTAGTCACCCAGTTCATCTATATATTTCTATTCGATAAATAGCAAAGTATCCTTCACGTCTTCGCAAGTTTCTAATATCAAAAAACCGAAATGTTTCTATCCATATTTATTGAAAGCGCGCTATAATATAGTATTAGAATGTTTATTATTACATAGTTCATTGAAATGCTAACGGTATCTTCTTCTTATAGAGCTGCTAGATCCAATATATTTTTTATTGTTCAATAGATTAACTATAGCGTATACCCCAGATACGTCATCAAATTGGTACTATCCGTCCTACTTGAATTCAAATATATTATCGAATTTCAACATAATCGTGTTCTCTATTCTTAATTATCTATGCTAGCCTTCTCTTATTAGCTCTTGAAGCTACGAACTAATACTTTGTCTTATTAGTAAGTAAACAATCCTTCTTACTCCACAGGAATCTAAATTTATAGTAATTACTGTGTTCATTAATAAAGTAAATAGGTTTACCTTGTATCTTACTTTCGTGATAATCTATTCTTAAGCTCTTGTTATCAAAGTTCTTAGGCTATCTCTTAACTATACTTAGATTACCCAGTCTACATGGAAGTTTAAACTCTCTGCTGTTATCCATAACTTCCTCTACTATATACTTAAAGTAATCTTCAACTATATGCCTGTATGTTTTGTAGTCAACATCATATACAGTATCTCTTTCGATCTAAGATAAGTAGAACTCATAGAAGTCTGTTATAGTATACGATTTCTTCATTGCTATCTAACATTAATGTTCTACATATCATCTCTAGAGTTATTAGTTTCATCACTAGGCATCTGATGCATGATATTTAACTCTTTACTAAAGATCATATCTTTAATAACCGGTATCATATGTGCAGGTACAGGGTATTCACTATCAGGATCAAAGCACTCATTTAAGTCTGCTGGATTCTCTGCTATGATTCCTATCTCTACCCATTCTAGTTGATTGTCACTACCTTCGATATATAACCTGTTGTTCTTAATATAAGCTATGTAATCACCACAGGTATACTTTCTGTATCTTTGATATTTCATTTTAGTTTCATGACCTAGCTGAATAAGGTTACCGTACATGTCTTTAACATATACTAAACCAGTCCTGAAATGGAAGTCTATCAGTTTAGGCAGTTCTATATTACTCTTGTACTCTATCTTACCAGCCACAGTATCTACTTTATCTAAGTGTATACATGGCATAGTCTGGATGTACATTGGATTAATATCTCTACCTTTATCTATATCTTGCTTTATGAGTACAGCTCGATAATTGGCTATCCATTGTTCGATCTATATCCTACTTATATGTTCTGATTCCGCTACAGAACTATTGCGCAATTCAAGTAGAATATCATCAATAATAGTATTCAGTGTATTTAATTTCATAATGCATTATTTATTAAATATCTTTATAACGTATTTAGATGCGTTCTAAGCCATTTTATAGGTGTAGTAGTACAATTGGTCAAGTAATATAATAGCGTTTGTCTAAAAGGCTTAAAAAAAAGGCTAGTATTAACTAGCCTCATTCATTGCATTCTGTATATTCTATGGTAACATCTGTTTCATCTAAGGTGGAACCATATTACTTGCCTGCTTTATTAAATCTTTAAGTTCTTTAACCTAATCTTGTAGTTCCTATATTCTAGGATCTTCCTTTTCAGGTTCTTTCTCTGTATAGTCTAACTACTTAAGTATAGCCTCACATTTTGTCATTTCTTCATCATACTTAGCAACAGCTTCTTTCTTTGCTTTGTATTCATTGTAACTAGACTTAACCATGTTGACTATATGTTGTTTATCTGTAGCTACAGTAAGACCTAATTGAGTATCATTAATCAATGATTTACCTTCTTCTACTGTTAGCTTCTTCTGTTCACCACCACAACTTATAACTATGTCAACTAATCTTTTTCTACTCTGATTAGGCATTGGAAACTACTAAGGTGGTAGCGGTTCATCATATACTTTAGATACACTTACTATATTACCAGCAAAGTAATTAGTACTCTTCTTGAATGTACCTATAATTTCTAATACGTATATAGGGTCACCTATACTTAGTTGTGAGAATGTTATCATAATAAGTATTTGTTTAAGGGCTCCTAAGAGCCCTTGTTAAAATTAAGCATTTGCAGCAGCTGGTAATACGATGTGATTTACAGTTTGAAATATTCCATTAGCTTTGTTATAATAGATTAAATATCTATTACCTGTAGAAATTTCTTCTGTAACCATCTGATCACCTGAGCCGTTGATTAGAGCTCTTGCTCCTGTAGAAGTAGTTGTAGTAGGATTTACCTGATTGGCTGTTCTAGTAGTATCAATACTTACTAGAGAAGCTGCTGTTACTGTAGTAGCTGGAGTGTTTACTATATTTAATAGGAACATTCCTTCACAAGGAAGCTGTCTCCATATTCTAGGACAGATACCGTAAGTAACAGTATTATTGGTAGTATCAGTAGTAACATAGATTGTTCTTAATGACGGTATACCAAAATTATCAATCGTTCTTACATTGCTTCTACTAAATGGATATGGATTAAAGGTAAAAAACATAATTACCTCCTTTCTTAATATCCACAGCCACAACCGTCGTTATAGCCGTAACCATTAAAACCGTAACCAGTGAAACCACCGTTGCAGCCATAAGGGTTGCATGTTAAATATGCAGGAACCGGACAAGGTCTAATCTGATTAACGATATTAGCTGTCTGAGCCTGTTGTGAAGCGGACAACTGCAATGCAGCCTTGTCTTCACGTAAGCTATCAATCTTGTTCTGCATTTCACGCATTTCAAGCTGACAGAATTTATCATTGATTATCTACGTCTGAGCGTCTATTTTTGCTCCGATTATATTGAACTTAGATGCGTTATCAGACATCAAGCTGTTGAATCCAGATGTGATAGCATTCTGCAATGTATTAGTTTGGTTGCAGTTAGCTAACTGGTTTTCATAACCCATCTTAGTAATGTTATTATTTACACCTGCGATAGATTCTCTTACATCGCAGCAGCAACTTGCCAGTTGTGAAGCCAATTGTGCATTACCAGAAGTAATTGCATTGATAACTTGACAACCAGTCAGTTTAGTATCACAAGCAATCTGACTAACACTAGTGTTGATTGTATTTAAAGCGTTCTGTACTGAATTGATATCACAGTTCAGAGTATTTGACAAAGTACTGATAGCTTCCTTATTACCATTGATAGCTTGCATCAACAGGTTAGTATTAGCGTCAGTATTCAACTGAGAAGCAAGTTGAGAAGCTTCACCGCCTCTGTTACCGAAGCCGTTGCCTCCCCAGCCACCCCAGCAGAAGAAGATCAGGATGATCCAGATCCACCACCATCCGCCGTTACCGCCGAATCCGCCATTATTATTCATCATAGCCATCAAAGCAGCAGGGTCCATACCTTTGTTTGCGTTTTGCATTAAAGCAGCCAGACCAGCGTCAAAACCGCGGTCTTGAAGGATAATTTTATCTTCTAACATAATTGTTGATTTTATTTAGGATTGATTTTATTTGATTAATATCTAATGTAGCGCACAGAACGACCACGTTTGAGTTCATCTTCGTAGGGAAACATTTTCTCCTTCTCATAGTCCCTCTCGTCGTATTCTCTGTCATATTCTCTACGTCTACCATATGAAGATCTTCCCATTCTTCCGCCTCTACGAAAGTTACCGTAGGCTTCATCATCGTCATCATCTTCATATCTGCTGTAGTTTCTGTCGAAGAGTTCATCTTCAGCTTCTCTAATCTTGTCACACATGATATAAACATAGTAATACCACATCTTACCTTCGTCGATATCTTTGTCACATAACCAAGCTTTAGCTAGTTCTACAAAGTACTTAGCGTTGTTAGAGCCAGTCATGTTAACTATCACTCTATAGTAATCAGAGTAAACCATATTCAATGCAACATACCAATCGTATTTGTTGAACTTGTCATCAAAACGAATTCCATACTGATTAGCTAAGGCCGAAGTCTCCTCTATTGACCAGTGTTGACCTCTAGAGCCATCCTCGTTCTCCATTTTACTTACAGCTTTACGTGCATGCTCGTCATCAAAATGAGGACCATGCTTAGCTTCATAAGCTTTTGTACGGATTATTCTATGCATATTATTATTGATTAATTTTAATGTTTTGTTTGATTATTCCGTAACTTCAACTATCCTAGTATCTGTTACTTTAATTAAGTCATTGCTGTTATATATCTGATACTTTCTGATACGATCTTTCTTCCAATCAAAGTGTAAGAACCTCTAGAAGCCATTCTTATACTTATTACGATATTCTTTTTTCTCTTCTACGAACAATACTTGAGAGTTCCTTAAATCTAGTATGGCGGTTAAGATTGAGTCTTTTCTTTCTACTGTGATAGTAGTTAAAGGATTTAGCTTTAAGTCTTCTTTAAAGTCTACTTCTTTAGTTATTATTTTAGTAATAGTATCCTTCATTTCTGTATTGATTACTTGTACCTACTAGAGGTTCTTGTCTTTGATCTTTAATTCTTTCTACACTTCCTTGGCAGTCTAAAGTAGACTATCATTAGAACTATTTAGATCTGTTACTTTTAACTGAAGCGTTCTATTATCGTCTCTTAATCTACTTGTCAAACTCTGGTAATATTCGTAATTATTTGTTACTTGTCCTAGACGTTCATCTAAAACCTATATCTTCTTACTCTAATAAAAACAAAAGGCAGTCAAACCAATTATGATAATGACTGCCAATTTACTGAGATAACTCTTAATCTCTGATAACATGTTATTCTGTTTTAAACTCTGGTAATATATACTAGATTGCTAGCGCACTAGATCTAGACATTTTTTCTACTAGTTCTACATCTATTTCATTCTATTTGAAATCATGAATGTAGCCTATTACTATACTTCCAATCCAATTATTCTTTTCATCTGATAATTTTCGTATAGCAGTAGTATGACAACCGTTGCTTGTCATTATAGATTTAATCTTGTTATCCAGATTAGATGATTCAATATCTTCTATGAATAAATAATCCTGGTTTGCTAACTCTGATACGAAATTAGCTACTGATTCAATCTTAATATCACATAGAGATTCCCTTACTGATGATACTCCATATTTTTTTACTTCAAGCGTAGCAGAGATAAACATCTCTCTATACAAAGGATGCGGTTGAATTAGGTATACTCTATCTGCCTTGAGGAAGTATAACAACTCCCACAATTCACCATATATAGTAGCAATACTACCTGCCTTCTTTATATTGTTTTGATGTTCTTCTTTTCTCCATTTTTCAATCTTATAGTCAGTCATTTTATTCTTAGTATACTGATTATAAGTAAACCAGAGTGCTGCGATAGAAGCTATTCCTGTAAGTATCTGTGGTAAAAACTCTATAAACATTTGAAATATATTAAAAATCCTAGAACAAACTGATGAACTAGGATATGATAATGAATCTGAAAACTATTTATAAAACGTAATAATATATATTAGGTTCTATTGCGTTTGTTTGTATTAATGTATTCCAATAGCTCTTTATACTTTGTCATCTTATTTAATAGATTCTTACCATTGCAATATTTAATCCAACCTATATAGCTACAGATTTTCTATTTGTATTCGTTCTAACTTAGATTATCTTTTTTATTTAATTTACTGATTTTCTTACAAAAGTTTTTCTTAATACTTTTTCTTAGAAGAACGTGTGTATGAAATATCTTGTACCCTACGAAATCTATTCCTCTATCGTCAACTTTAAATATTTGCCAGTTGTCTTTAAAGTTAATATTAAGTCTTTCTTCTAAGTACTACTTCATATCCTTAAATAACTATCTTAAATAGTCTTTGTCTCCATGAAGTATTACAATATCATCTGCGTATCTGAAATAGTATTTTATATGTTTTTCTTCTTTGATCCAGTGATCTAGATATGTTAAATATAGATTAGCAAAGAATTGTGATAAGTAATTACCAATTGGTACTCCCTATGCAGAATCTATTATTTCATCTAATATAATTAATAATTTCTTATCTTTTACTTTTCTTCTTATTAGCTATTTTAATATATCATGATCTATTGAAGGATAAAATTTTCTGACATCTAACTTAAGACAGTATTTTGTATTGGCTTCATCTTTCAGTGCGAACTTAACATCTTTCAACGCTTTATGTATACCACGATTCTTTATACAACTATAAGTTCCTTTAATGAAAGATGATACCCAAATAGGTTCCATAATATTCATAATAGCATGATGTACTATTCTATCTGGATAGTATGGAAGCTTGAATATTTCTCTTTCTTTAGGTTCATATATCTTGAATATATAATATTCAGAAGTCTTATATTCACCATTTATTAATTTCTTCTGTAGATCTAAAAGTAATTTTTCTCTATTCTTATCAAAATTAATTATTTCAGGTCTATGTTGTTTTTGTTTTCTAGCTCTTTTATCTGCTAGATATAAATTGTCTAAAGTTACTATTTTGTCAAATAAATTATTATATCTTTTCATCTGTAATCCATTACCGAGTTTTCACGAAAAAAAGTTACTAACACAGTTAATTAGTATGTTATCTTTTACCAAGGGGTAAGGTCTTCCTCTACAGTCTCTTAATTTCTTTATTTGTTTAATTACGGATTCAGTGTACTGACATTAGCATTAGCATTGCTAAGCTCATTGTTAGAATTAACATTGAGTAACCTAGCATTCGTGCTATTACTAGCATTACTGCTTAATGATGAGGAACAACCTATCTATATTTTTAATTAAATTACGGTATATAGATTAATCGAGTACCGACATAAGCACCAGCAAGGCCAAGCCCAACGTAAGAAGCAACACCGAGCAACCCAGCAAGCGCGCCATGACCAGCAAGACCGCCTATTAATATTAACCTATCAGTTGTACTATTGTTAGTCCAATTGTAGTCACACCAATAAGTTGTAGTATTACCACCGAATGTTTCATCTATTGGAGGCAATATATCAAATGCTGCATTGTATACTAACTTCTTCTTATAACCTTCAGTAATAGTAGTACTACATTGATAGTCATAATCTGATATATTAGTAGATCCAAATGTACTTAAGTCGGTATTTATATAAACGTCATTTTTATTAGTTTGCGCATTAAAATGTACAAGTGTGTCTATACAATTTTTCCATACATGACCAAATGGATTCTCAATACCTCTATAAGTAGGAACACTATAAGTCTTTTGAGTAGTAGTACCTTCTGCATCAGTACTAGTAACTGTAACGGGAGTTATTCCAGTAAAGTTACCATGTTCGTCTGTACTTCCGCAAGGTACACAACTCCAAGTATCTACTCCATTTACTTTAATATTACCTGTAGTAACTCCATCTCCTAAGCCTCCTTGATGATATCCTTCTGCAGTTAATTCGGCATTGAAAGCTTTCTAACTGTTGGTACATGCATATTCAACTAAGTAAAGCACAGTAAGTATTCTATGAGCTCTGTAAGTATACATGTTCCAATTCGTAGTACTGGAGTTATTAGCCCTAGCTCTAGATTGCATAGTAGTTCTATTAATGTTTACTACTGGAGTAATAGATCCATTGTTAATAGATTTTAACACATTATCTACATTAGATGCTTCATATGCAGAAATATAGAACTTCTCCACATGTTCAGCTTCTGGAATATGAGGATTTGCTGGATATAAGTTCAAATATACAGTAGTATCATCTCTCATACATTTATACCAGAACTCTGGTATTTCTACCATAGTATTTAATGTCATGTCTCTATCAGTACCATCTTCATACTTGGTTCTATCTGTAGCATTAAGATATTTAACTGTTCCATCAGAAGTAATCGTGCAAGACTTCATCTTAGAATGTATAGGAAGTTCTTTATGCCAAGGCATGTAACCAGTTCTAGTCATTAACGTATTCTGTGGTTCTATGGGAAAGCTAACTCCGTAGTAGTTAGTAAATACATTAACATCGCCAAGATATGCAGCTACAATATTTTTATCTCCTAATTTCATATTATTCGTGAATTAAATATAGTGTTTTAGAATCTTTAACAGACAAAGTGTCATATTCTGTCTAAGTCATAGATACTATAGTAGATACTTCATCAGATGTTACACAGTGACTCAAGTCTACTGTTTCAGATAACTTATCCCATTCAGCAGGACTAGCTACAATACATACATAGTTAGCACCAGTATCTGTTAGATTATATACGTCTCCAACTACAGCTGTAGCAGGTAGTGCTTCGAAATTAGCTACAGAACCTTTCACTCTATATACAGATGCTACTTTAGCATCTACTTGTTCCTTAGTATATGCATCCTAAATGCCATAACCAGACAGAGTAGTAGCTTTATTTGCTTTATTGGCTAGTTCTTTGTTAATAGATTCAATTAGATCATTATCAGTAATAGTACTCCATTCAGATCCAGTCCATGCTTTAATACATCTACCATATGGATCAGTTTGTAAGTCTATCCAATACTGTACTTCTTTGTGATTGGGAGTTGACTTACTAGGTACGAAATTTATAGTTTCTCTCATAGTTGTTCTTCTTTATTAGTCCATTTATCACTGCTTAACAATTTCTGTAATTCTTCTCCTTCATAAGTAGGATACGGATATACTACTTCCGGAGTTTCATCTTCTTCTGTTAAAGGTAATGTCATTGCTGATGGGAATAGTAATTCATAGTTAGCAACTTTCATGATTACTTCAGTTCCATCTACACTATAACGAAATACTAAATGCATTTCGTCTAGTGTATCTTGTGTTATATTAATCAGCACTTCGGCTGGTACAACAATATATTTCATTCTTGTATAAATATTGGGTTAGTTAAATCAATTATTTCGTCTTTCTCCATTCTGTATTGCCTTCTATTCCTACATACTCATTCAGCTCTTTAATCTTGTCGTCTGTTGAGATGTTGTCGAAGAGCATGAAGTCGTACAATGCCATATTAGTAAAGTAAGCATTGTGTACTCTGTTTGAACCAATAACAGGAGAAAATTTATTTACCCCTGCACTTAACTCATTTGTAATAGTTATGTTATGGGTAATAGCCCTCAATTCCGAAGCCTTAATATTACTATTCAAGATTCCATCAATGTATGTTTGTCCATTGTTTCTTCCACTATAAGCCGGAATAGGATTGCCATCACTATCTGCCGAACCGTTATAGATAGCAAACTCATTATTATAACCTCTTTGGTCATATAGTAAAGCAGAATTAGAACTATCCCAATTAACTTTCATCAACACCTGTTTACCACCAGTAACAGTAGGAATAGTAACAAAGTCGTCTACGCCATCAAATTGGTATGAACCATCTTCATTAACTCCACTTCCTTCTGCATAAGCCGAGTTATGAATAACTCCATGATTACCATGACCGGATATATCGGGAATGTAACCTAGAATCTTATAGCTAGAGTTAGGTATTCTCAATAGTCTAGGAGAAAGAATACAGTTAGGTTCATTATTATCAAATATATAAGCACTTTTAGCCTTAAATACCATTGTTTTTTCAACAATAACTTTAGAACTAGTTACTTGATTGTCATTCAATAATAATCCAAATATATTATATATATTAGGAAGTAGATTAGAATCAGCGGCAGAACCTATTATAGTAATAGTAGAGCCTACTCTAAACTTACCTCCCCAAGATACTTCATTACCGTTTTCATCGTTGAATCTCAATAGAACTGGATACGGCTGCACAATGTCCTCATATCTGATGTACTCATCAATAGTGATGTTTACTTCTTGCGGAGAATCATAATTATATATTTGGTTAATATTAAAAGCCGTATCATCAACGGAACTTCTTCTATAACCAATATTTACTCCGTTAAATGTAAATACTGTAAGTTCATCAACATTATTTTTTAGATAAAAATTGGCTCTAAGATAAGCATCTTTGGGTATATAGTCGCCTATATTAATTCTCTTTTGATAATTATTTAAATAAAAATCTAACCTAACATATTCTACATTACTTGTAATAACAGGTCTAAATTCAACCATATTAGGGTATAGTGTGCCTAACTTATGTTTCTTTAGTTGTCTTTCGATTAAGAATTCTGACATACTATAGGGGAAGGACATGAGAGAGTAGATAGCTCCGTTAAAGAATCTTTGGTCATTGCTTCTAAATGTTCCTAGCCAAAGAGTATCACTATCAACTCCTTCGCCTACTGTTAAATCAACATCTCCACATTTATATTTACTTTGATATAACAAAGCTCTTGTAAAATCATCTCTATTAAACGAAGTAACTCCTCCAAAAGAATAAGCCTGTTTACCCGGTTCAACTTCTGTATTAGCTGTCATTAAAATAAAAGCTCCTTGATTAGCTACATGAGATTTAGATACAACACCAGCTACCCATCTTTCAGATGAAGCATAACTTATACGTTCATAGTCTATAATGAAAGTATAATCCTTGTAAATCGGCATCCCTGTCACCTTACCGAAGTCATTTACTCCGTCAAGCAACAATCCTCCTTTGTAACTAGGTAATAGAGTTATCTTAACAGAACCTTTGTTACTTTTAGGATTAACCCATTCGCCAAGACTCATTATTTCTGCATCTTCCGGTATATCTGTAAACTTATCAATAGTTGCTAATGTTATTGTATTTACACCCGATTTTAAAGTTTCGTATAATGCCTTAGTTGTAACATTCTCGTCTATCTTATATTTACATTCATGAATTAATAGCATATCATCTTGGTATAGAACTATATTAATAGAATCATGAACTTTATCAAAATCAGAAGTTCTATTAATCATACTTACCCAATAAGCATTAGAAGTAGAATCTACTACTCTAGTAAACTCATCTATTTCTGTTACTGTCGAAGTTTGATAAGGAGTATTAGTCCAATCTTTAAATGTTTCATATTGTTTAGCTGCAACACCACTACCACCTTTCCAAGCCAGATTATTCATTTGAATATCTCTTCCATTACCACTATAATCAATAAGTTTATCATTAAAGTCAGCATGATTATCATTAGTAATACCTTGTTTAGTTATGTTACAAAGCATATCAGGTTTAAGCGTCTTATCCAAGTTGAAGTAGGCTATTACCTGGTTGATTTGGTCGGTAGTCAGTACCTTGTTGGCGATGATTGTCCAGTACCAAGCGACAGAACTAAAATCGCCAGTATTATTACCGTCATTATACGAATATCCTTGAACGCTAAAATTACCATTGATTATGGAGTCTCTATTGTCGCCATTAGACGTATAATCATTCTTATCACCTAATATATTATTTACAACTGACAAACCCATTAAGTCAGAAGAAGTATATCCATATATTCCAGTCTTGTCGTAGTTATTCACGATATTACGGAAATAGCCATTGGCACTACCTCTTATATAATTGGTAAAAGATACATTATTAGATGAATCTTTAACCTGATGAATCATACTCACCACCGTAATCTCATTACTTCCTCCCAGCATCTCCTGCACGGTCTTGGTGGAAGTAATCAAGTCGTCAACTCCGTCCGTGACGAAGGCACCTTGATAAGAAGGAATTTGAGTGATAGTTCCAGTGCCAGTTCCATTAATTCTACCTATTTCAAATCCAATACCTATATTACCATTATATAAGGTATTATGACTAATGGGGAGTTCAAACTCTCCACTCTCAAGAATAGATATACTACTAAGAGTTCCTTTGTCATTTATATAATAATAGTAAACAAGACAATTACTGATATTTGCTTTTATTTTAAAAGAAGGAGTATCTACGCCAATAGTGGTACTATAATATAGTAGACTACTAGATACTTTTGATTCGAAACTAAAAGAATTATCATTGTTACTAGTCACTACATTTCTTTTAGACCATGTGGTGAAGTCGACTTCATATTTCCCATACCCACTATTCAGCTTATACGCTGCGTTGCTAATGATGAACGGGTTACTAGCATCAACTAGATTTTTAACTACGGCTCTATCAGAATCATTATTAGTCTTATTACCAACTATAACTACAGCTTTAAGAGAAGCTAATACTTCTGGATCTATATAAGGAAGATCTGATTCCATATTGCCAATCTTCCACTCTCCTAAGACACATGAACCTACTTTAGTGAATAGACTAATACGTATCCACGTATTCTTAAATTCACTTAGGTCTATAGAATCTGTATTAGTATAGGTTCTTTTTAAAGTAGTATCTCCATATGCTATTACCTTTACTTCAATTGTACCTATATAGTTAGCTGGTTCTGCAGTAGACTCATTGTCTGGCTGCAGATACCTAGTTAACCTTGGAAATACATAGTATGCCTAAGGATTAATGAATATAGGATTATATAAAATTGTTTTCATCTGTATCCCCCTCTGTATTACTTAATAGTAATAGTAATTTCTTCTCCATTTTCTACTGCTTCTTGCATCTTAGTATATAATGCTTTAAATGTTGCAGTACTCTCTGTTACTTTACCAACTACATTATTTTTTCCTACTAACAGGCACCCATCTGTATCCCCCTCTGTATTACCTATGTGGATTAGAATACCATTGAAACCAGGTACATCTAACAATCTGGGTAGCTTTCCATCGCAGAATTCATACTGTTTGTACTTACTAAATTTAGGAGATACAACATCTAAAGTAACTTTATATGTACCAGTAGGTATAGCAGTCTTACCATATACTTTAGCTTTCTATATATCCTCTAACGGCATATCTTGTGTAAGTCCTCTGTCTACATCTTCAAGAACATTGCAGAACTTAACACCATCTATATACATATTACTTATAGTATATGTACTCTTTTTAGCTATTCTTTCTGATATTATATGCATAACTTCAATAATAATATTATACCTACTTGAATTGCTTGACCTATCGTACCACCAATTATAGTAGCTATCCAGTCTAACCAATCCCATTTACCACCATACGTCTTATCTTTAAACTCCATACCTGATGCTAGACCAGCTACGAATAGTATGGTGAACAGAGCACCCGGTACAATTGCGTACTTCAAGTGCTTCATTCTATTACTTTCTTTTAACCATTTAATTTGCATATCTTGTAGTTCTAGGTTGAGCGTCATAAACTATGCTGCCGAGTAAGTCAGCAGCTAAGTTCATGCCAAATTGTTTATCGTCATTATCTATTTCGTTTACCTTGACTAATACATACTACAACATAGTATATATGCCTTCTAATAACTCTCTATCAGTTAATAACTTCACATCCATATTAATCCCTCATGTTAGTTGCCCATTGTTCTGGTATACTACTACTATTAGTAATAAGACTCTTACTCATGTAAGCAAATACATTTTGTTTATTCGTATTAGTAAGATTATTTAGCCATGTCCAGAATTCTGGCACAGAACCTGTTGTGGAAGTATCTCCATAGAATAAACCTGTTACATTCGTAAGATTCTTATGTTTAGATTGAGTAAACAGATTTGATCCTATCTTCTTAGGTCCTTGTCCCATCCATCCTCCAGTAGAACTGGTACTAGCTAATGCATATGATATATTCTGTAATATATAATTATACTAGAATGTAGTATCACTTAACTGTTGAACATCATCAGCAGAGCCTTGGAATGTAGCATCATAGAATAAATAAGATATATCTGTAAGAGCTAAGTTCTTACTAAGTAAAGTAGAAGGTATAACTACTTTTGCAGGTATATATATTCCACGGAATAGTCCTGAAACGCTTTTTAATGCAGTATTGTTAGATAACATATCAGAAGGGAACATCTGTCCATTATTACTATCGTCATTCCAAGTATATGGATTAATGCAACAACAATACGCAAACACATTAGTTAAACTGGATATGTTAGTGAGAGTTTTGAATATTCTATTTGGTATTCTACCATATATACCATAATTATATCTTTGTACTCCCTTATCAGTTTTTCTACCACTGCCTGTGAGAACATCTGATATATTAATATTAGTATTATTGACGCAATACTTAAATAGATCTGATGGAACTATGTAATTCATACTATCTAATCTATTCTATCCAGCAGGACTAAGAGGATATCGCATATCGTCTTCATTGAAGAATTCTGATGGTATATTAGGATCAATATCTGTTATAACACCAGATTGTATATTCTGATACAAAGTGCTGTTCTATATCAGATCCCCTAGACCATATACGCCATCATAGTAATCAATATTCCATATTTTCTTGTAAGGACTATAGTTTGGATTCTTTATTACTCTATGTATATCCTTATTGGGATTATCAATATATTCTGGAGTAGAACCAGGATTATTAGGATCATACACTGGATTAGGTATTTGATCTCTCGGGTCATACGCAGTATTTACTATGAATTCTGAAACATTGTAATTCTCATTAGTTATTATCAAATCTCCTGCGTCTTCAACAGTATTTAATTCTACTTGCTTTCTGATGTATCCTTCCGCATTAGGGCTAGAGAAATTTGCTAATACATACCGCATATCAGTTATACTACTTCTAACAGCTTTTATTGTTTCACTGTAATCAATAGTTTGTGGAAGTACTGCACCAGGATCATGTTCTCCTTCTTCAGTTATACCAAAGTTTTCAGTTATTCCTAGTCTAAGTGCATCTGCATGACTCCAACCAGTAGAAGATCTTACTACATCTCTTTCCATATAAAACAAACCATATGGAACTCCTCCTTCTTTTGTATAACTGTTTGAATCTTCATAGAATGCATACGCAACATTTGTAAGTTTACAATTAGTAAATCCCTTACCCGTTAACTTATACTTTACTGATTGATTTCTAAAACAACCTGTTATCTGTACTAGATTTGAACAGTCCTAGAAAATGTTTCCTGGTAGTTCATATACTACACCACTGGAATTAGGAATAGTTATGTTAGCAAAGAAACATGGGCACGCAATTAGATTGACAACTCCTTTAAACACATCATAAGGATATGTTTCATCAGACTCTCTAACAAATACTCTGTTTATACCAGCACCATGAAAACATGTAGCAGCCTAATCCGGAATCTGATTAGTATCTTCTGTATTACCTATGTATTGTAAAGTAAGTTTAATCTATCTAAACATACTATTGTGTATAGGGAAATACACCTTGTCTCCATCATTAGAAGTTATATAGAAACATCCTAATAATTTAGTTATTTGCCTAGAGAATAAATTACTACTATCAAATACTGAATTACCACCAAATAGATTAATCAATGAACCTTTAGCTTTGATATTTCTGAAACTCCAAATAACTACTCTTAGTTTGTTATTATAAGCAAACAACGGACTATATGTTACACTATCGTCGGTACTTTCTGTATCGAAATTAAACCAACAACCATTGAACATATTAGCTATAGTATCTAGATTGGGAAGATCTCTTAATAATTTAGATGCTCTAGCATATGCTCTTCGTCCCTCTGCTACTTCCGCTGAAGTTAAAGTTTCATCACAGTTATCTACAAATATTATATTACTACCACCGTAATTGAACATGCTAGACAGATGTGCCAATTGTAAATATTGATTAGCACCTATCTATGCAAAGAATAAATCATCTATGTAGAAATTGCCAGCAGCAGTTTCGAACATACTGCTGCAGGATACTAACTTCTTCAAAGGGCTTAATAAACCATTGTATTCAGTAATTGTATCTCCAGTATGAGTAGGACTATACATAGGACCTGTCAGTCTAGTAGCATAGAAGGCATGCTAAGCATTAGTAACATTACCACAATATTTAAATGTGTCTCTACTTAGAGGATTACTAAAATCTGTAATTACATTTGAACAAGAATGAAATATAGAAACAATGTTTTCGACATCATCACACATGTTCAATATATAATATACATCATATATGTTTACTTTAGTTCCTACAAAGCAGCTACTTAAATTAGTAGTACCTATGGATATATTAGTCTCTAATCCTTGATTGTTATCCCACTATTCCTAACCTTCTGTAGTATCTGTATCTGGACCGTACCATTGTCCTCTAGTTGGTTTAATAGTCACGTCTTCTAGTACATCGTGTATAAAGAAGTTAGGGCAAGTATTGAATACACTTCCTGATGTTAGTTTTATGTGTCCGAATACTCTAGTTAAACTAGAACAGTTATTAAAAGTAGAACTATTAACTGCGAAAGGATTTGTTTTACTATTCTTAAATTTTACATACTTAGAACTATTATAGTGCATATACAGATTAGTAAAAGTAAATGGACTAAGATCTAGTATTCTTTCACCTGTAGATGTAGTAGCTACAGGATCATTTCCAAATTGAAATGCATTAATGTTACTTGAAGAAATATTTAATGTTTTCAATTTATTGAATCCTGGTGCAAATTCAATTACATCGGTAGTATTTGTATTATCTAAATTCAATTCTTCAAGATTAGGAGCTCCTACTAAACTAATACTTAAGTTAGCATTATTACAATTAGATAGGGTTACAGACTTGAGTGCATTAGCATTTGACACATTAAATGTGGCTAACTTATTACAGTTAGGTGTATAAATTCTTTCGAGCTTAGCACAACCAATAATATTGATACTAGTTAAGTCACTCAAATTACGTAAGTCTAATTCTATTATCTAGTTACAATTACTTACTTCTACGGATTGTAGTTTATTACATCCTGTAAAATCAATTTTACTAATAAAAGGTTGATCAGCTAGAGTTACTCTTTCTATCGCAGAATTTGTTAAAGTAAGAGCAGATAATGCGGCATTAGGTAGTGCTAATGAAGTTACACATCCATTTGATATATCTATTGTCTTTAGTTTGTTATAGTTCTATACATCTACTGGAAATGAGTTAACGCCACTGTTCCCTGACCAAAAACTAGTGTTAGACAAATTAATATGTCTAATATCTGAAACACTCTTGCCATCCTATCTCTTAACGAATATAGTAGCAAAGTCTATAGGGTTCGATGATAATGTACTAGTATTTTGTATATCTATTTCGGACATACTAGGTAGCGACATTGATGTCATGAAACCTTGAAATCTAATCTCGTCCAGTCCTTTCATATTACTTATCTCAGACATATTGTTTACTGTAATCTGAGTATTAAATGAAGATAAAGATGGCAGATATATATCTGTATCCACATTCTCTTCTATGTAATATCTAGTTTCACTACCTGCTGCATTACCTATATTCACAGTAAGTATAGCAGGACTATTCATCTTAATAGTTAACTTAGAGTTGTTGTTCTAAGCACCACCACACTTGAAAGAACCTTTTTCATTGTACGGATAGATAATATTATTATTAGCAAATAAGAATACTCCATCCATAAATGTCAATCTCTTCTTTAGCCAATCTCTTACAAAGTCATTACGTGTACCATGCAAGAATTCCACATTAGCATATGACGCAGGGCTATCTTCATCTTTCTAATATTTCGTAAGATACTTAACTCGGTAGTCATAGTTGTATAATAGTTCTCCACAGTTCTTTGTCTAAGCACTAAAGTAGTTTTCAACAAACATAGAAGAACTAGTTAATAATGAACTATTGGTTCTCCATAGATCCCATAATCCATTATAATCACTTCCTGAATACACTCCGGTGCTTATAAATCTACTATCTCTTAGAACATCCCACAATCTACTTGAATATTCATCATATCCGTTATTAGGATCATTCTATTTGATTATAAGAGAGTTTACACCTGTAGTAGTATCCGCATTGCTGAAACCATCTATATAAGCTGTCTTAGCCACATTTTCTTCACCAGTATTACTTACTCCATTTGCAGTATCCATATCATAGAAACATGGGTACCACTTATTCATATTCTAATCTGTAGTGGATCCTCCTACATTCCATGATCTTAACACCATATTCTTTCCTAATGAGTCCACAAGACCGAATACTACACATATCATAAAGTATGAATATGCATTTCTAATACTTAGTCTTAAAGTAAGATCATCAGCAAGAGCAGACCAGGATTGCTGTGCAGGATACGTAGCTCCTGTTTTTTCATATCCTTTAGTTATAGTATTCCATCTGTATTTACTTATCTCTTCACCAGTCATACCGGCTAATGTAGTAAACAGTAACTACAGTCTCTACCATATATTATTATCAGTTACAGAAGTAGCATCTTGAGTAGCTCCATTATATTTAAATTCTCCTACATGCTATAATACAGTTAAGTCATCCTGCATGAATAGAGCAGTATGCTATATACCTTCTGGAGTCTCAATAATGTTAGCGTTATCTCCAAATTCATATGAGTAAACCTACTATTGATTGATACTACCAAAGTTCTCATTTACTTTATATGCTTCATACTTAGTAATGAAAGCAGGCAATGGTTGATCTACATATTCTCCAGTTACATTTTTAATCTTAGTAGTAAAGTTCTTTAAGAACTTCATACCCATGTTGTAATAAGCAGCACGTCCTAAGTTGAAAGAATATATACCCAACATCTCTTGAGTACTAGTACCATCAAATTGTATAAGTAGGATGATAGGGAAACCTTCCAAAGTATGTTTGATAGTTACCTCATTATGTACTTCACTAGGGGTTATAGAATCCACAGGACGTCTAGATTCCAATTCCTACATTGGAGGTGTCTTATCAAATAGTACATCTGCATTGTCATTAATCCACTTACCAATAGAAGCATTATTAGCATGAGCACTATCTACAACGTCAGCCTTCAATGTGAATTGATTCTCAGGCATCCAACTAGCTTTTGGTTGAAATAACTCTGGTCCAATAGATTTACCTTCATCATCTGTAAGTATTTTATTGAGAGCGATCTCTAAGTTCTTACTTCTGTAACCAGTAGAAGATGTACCTTGAATCTATACAGATACATCTGTAGTAGATACAGCAGATCCACTAGTTGAATCTGGATCAAAGTAACTAAGTGTACAACCATTGTACATAGTTGAATTAGGTCCAATAGCTTCATACACAGCTTTAGTAAACCCAGAATTGGAACAGTTTATTAATACTACTGGAAGAGGTGGTTTTCTATTGACATCACCAATAAGACTGTTAAAATTCAATTTAGCATATGTACCAGTAGAGTCATCCCAAAGAGTTGAAGAACTACTATTCTCTGTTATACTAAAGAAGTTCTTTAACTTTAAGTTGTTATACTCTGTAAAATCTACAGAACCTGTACTAGTTAATGTAGCTCTTACTCTAGCATTAAGTGCATTAATAACTATCTGTTTATCATTAAGAGGAGATCTAAACAAGTTCATTTCATAGAACTCTACATCGCTGAAGTTACTAGGTTTGCCATTCTAGTAAGTACATCCTAGATATATCTTACTTGATGTACTCCAAGTGAAGTTATCTTTAATCTCTCTAGCTACATTCAATACACCATTAACAAATATCTTAACTTCTTTATTACTTTGGTCTACTACAAAATCAAGAGTATTTACAGTGTTTTGCTATATTTTACATGATATACTTTCCTTAATAGCTCCATCTGTGTACTTCCATATTACATCTTCTAGACTTACTATAATACCTTCTTGAAAGCTATTGTCTGATGAATAGTCTCCTATAAAGAATACAGTTCTGTCATTGTACGGATGTAAATCTGTTTTAAACGTAGTAGATATAGTAAAACCTAGTCTAGACCAGTTAGTATTATCTGCAGTAGACGCAGCGAATGGTTGTAAATCTACTACTCCGTATGCTTCTCCAGCTAATCTCAATTTACTCTATCCATTTTCATTCAAGAAACCTGATAGTATACCATTAGTATCATATACATTTAAATTGGTAGTTACAGATTGTTCTTCTTGCTAACCTGGCATAATAAAGTTAGGTACAACACTAGGCCAGATTTTAGCAGATGTTTCTTGAGGGAATGTAGCTTGTTTTATATTCCACTATGCGTACATAGTATTGTTTGGATTCTATGTAGGAATCAAACTTTGATCTGCAGCTATGACATTACATCTAAGGATAGTATCAGTTATAGGACTACCTTTTTCAGACCAACATCTTAAAGTAATAACATAGTCTCCCAAGTATGATTCTTCTTGTGGAATAGACCAACTAAATACTTGAGCTTTACCTCTTAAGACATAACTATTAGAATTGAAATTACTACTATCAGCGTCGAAGTTACCTATATCAGTTGTGATAGTACCTCTTTGTATTCTAATAGCATAATATATAATTGATACTCCTGCCAAGTACGGAGTAAATGAGAATGATATATTACCAGACTATGCGAACTCTGTTGGTTCTGTTCCTGCTTCTATATCAGCTTGTGTAGTGATTCCATCTACCAATACTACTAGTGTTTGTCCATCTTCTACTACTACTTTATTAGTAACAGTATCTGATTGAATTACCTAAGTATCTACAGAAGTAGTAGCTTGCGCAGATATAGTATATGAACTACCAGCAGTAGGAGTAGCACCATTGAATAAGTCAAAGAAGTTTACATCTAATAACTTAGGTTCTACTGAAGTAAATTTTCCTACAGAATAGCTCTTAGATATACCATTAGTTGTATTAGTAACTATAAGAGAAGTTTCAGAACCTAATACCTTATTAGTTATTTTATAAGTAATATTGTATGGTAAACCTATAGTGGCAGTTACAGAAGTTACGGAAGATTCTAGACTGATAGATGATTCTACTACAGTAAGCAAGTAAGGGCTTACTGAGATACCTTCTGTATTCTCAGCAGTAACAACAATACTGTGACTAGCTGAACTAGAAAATTCAGCAATATTAGGAATTTCTAATGTACCCTATACTGAAGAATAACCTACTTGATTACTTATAATAGTATTACCATCTAGTGATACAGATATGTTATACTTCTCATTAGGTTTAGTAGAACTAATAAGATAATGTAGTGTTAACTTAGTAGAAGTAGAATAGAGATAATGTACGCCTTCAGTAGTAACAATACTGCCGTCAGTAAGCTTGATAGAAGCAGTAGTTCCACCACCGCCTCCTCCACCACCAATAGTACCATTTAATACGACCCAACTTAGATTTCTTTTAGTCTCTTCTACTTTATCGTCCATATCCACTAATACCTGATTAACGGATTTAAAGGTCTGACCCTCTTCTAAAAAGTGAGGGTCAGTAACCATGATACCAGAAGCATTACCTGAAGAAATTATATCCCAAGTGCCGGTAGATTCATTATACTTTTTTAAATTCATTTTGTTATAACAATTATGTCATTACCACTATTAATTTCTCCGTTTCCACCAATTGCTGCAGGGGGATTACTGCTACTAGGAATATTAACATTATATTTACCAGCAGAGGTAAATAAGTAATTAATCTTTTTAGTAATACACTGAATATTACTAGCTGTTACTTTATAAATAGTATAGAAAGGATATCTTTGCCCAGCATTTACTTTAGCTGTAATATCTGTTTGACTAGTTTGAGTAATAGTAGCTGGGAAGAAGTAGTGATCCCAAGGAGTATATGGAGATGGTAACTCTTTATTAGAAGTGTGTTTATAACCTGTAGCTTGATTAGTAATATATACAGGCGCTGTTATCTTTTCTACTAACTCAAATGTACACAAGTGCTTCTAAGTCTTATATGCATCATTACCAATCCATGTAGATGGGAATAATTGACCTTCTAGTTGTGGATCTGAATTATCGGCAGCAAGAGTAGTAGTACCAAATGATTCTTGTAGCATCTCTGCTGTTACTTGAATAATAGGTTTCATAGTGCTAGCTGGATTTTCTTTTAAGGGGAATGTAGCAGCATATGTATGTTTGTGTCCACCTATAGCTAATCTAATGTCATTCTCCTGACAGAATTTACTAAACCAGTACTTATTATCAGCTGTAGTATTATAGTTCAAGTGACTACCAGATCTTTCAATCTTACTGTTTTCTGTATTATCCCAATAGAACTTACTGATCACATTCTGGGTAATAATAGTAAATGGTAACTCATGAGTAAATGCTATCTTCCATGTCTTATCAGAATTCTTATTAATATCGTTCTGACACCATGTCTTCATATTAGAGTATACTAAACCGTTTGTACTTAGTCCATATACATTCTTCTCAGTACCATCTGTAATCTCAGAATTGATAGCCATGAAGTGTACATTGCCATAATTGAATGAATATAGAGAATCAATGAATACTTCCTTACCCTCAATGTTGAAAATAGGAGGATTCTCTTCATCCATTTCAAAAGTATAGAAGAATGATAAGTTCTTAGGATTAATCTTTGAACTGTCACCTCCATTACCTAACTGATAAATGTTGGCAGGACACAGGTCATTATTTCCAATTACTGGCATTTCCTCGAAATCCTTCATAGCTTGTCTACCTGTATAGTAGTCAATCCATTCGTTAACACGATTACCATTTTGAGTCATATCGCCAGTATTTACTGTGAACTCCATATCAGCTACATTGTCTTTGATGTATTCAGCAGATGATTTCCATATCTGATATTCATCCCATCTAAATCCCTATTGGTCTGATACTTGAACAAAGGTGAATTCATCTGATCCTTCACGTACAGTAAAATGTAATACTTCACTTTCGTAATTCTCATCTCTAACTACCTTGTAATCATATACTCCAGCACTTAGATTTTTGATTATTACTTTATGAGTAGTGAATGCTGTACCA